AAGATTTATGAATGGGTTTTAAATAGGATAAAAGATTTAAATGATGTAATTGGTATTAAACTTCATGAAAATTCACATGCTATGGATGTTCGTTTATGGGGGATTAAAATTTTAGAAGGTGTAAGAATGGTACGTTCACATATACAAAACATTCAAAGAAATTTATTGGATATGGCTTATAAAAGTATGGAAAAAGAAGGCATTCAAGGAATACCAGAATTTAAACAAGCAATGGACAAAGAACAGCGATCTTATTCCGACAATCCTCCAGATGAGTATTATGCAAAAATATTAAATATATTAAATTCAAGCGGTCAAAGAAATGCTTTCAAAGACTATCTGCCTCCCTATGTAAGATCTGATCTAGATAGGTCAATTCTTACTCAGACACCGGAAAACAAACGTTTTGATAAAGCTAAAGAACTAGAAAATATGCATTATCAAAAATATTTTACTGTAGCTAAAAAACTTCATCGACGGTTTAATGAAATGGCCAATAAGGTTCAGCCCCATCATCTTTCCCAACTAACGATTCCCGGAGCAAGTGAGCATTTTGAATTCGAAGAACCGGAGCCCAAAACAGAAGAGTTTGAGATTCCGCAAAACGAATTTGACCAATTAAATAGATCGGAAAGTATAGAATTTGAAGGCTGGGAGAAATAAAATGTCAACACCCTTAAAACCAAAAAAACTTAAGAAAGCCGACGAAAACAAGCCTTTTCATTACGCAGGGGCAGCCGATAAAGCAAATCAAGATAACGAGGGCGTCCTACAGGACGCTTACGGTCAAATTTCTAATGTAACTTCGGACGGACAAGCTCCCGCCGACCCTAAGAAAGCACTAGATAATCAAAATTTTAAAAATAAGCAATCCGGCCAAACTCACAGAGAAAGTATAAATAAACTTATGGGTGCCGTAGAAGCAAACAGAGACACGCATTTAGCTTCTGGAAGCCATCACATAGATTATCGAAATGAACCTGCTGCTGGAACTCCTGTTGCAGATGGTCCAGAAGATGATCCAGACACGGATTGGGTAGATCCAGAAAGAGCTTATTGGCACGGCATTGACAATGAGGTGAATGAAGTTGATCCACAAAATGGACAACCAATGCCAGATAATTGGGATGGTAAAAAGGAAATTATCTCTTGGCAAAAAAAGCCACTAATAGTTCCTTCTGTACAAAACAATAGATACTTAACAACAACAACTTCCGGTCAGTTAGATCCTAATAATTCTAGAGACTTTGGCGATCTTCCTTTAAGATTGGGTCCAAAAGCGGCAGGCCAGTTAAGTCGAAATCTCTATAGTTTTATCCCGGAAGAAGGTAAGCTCGGCGCAGAAAAATTCCACCAATATAATAGCGGCTATTCTCGTAATGGCGCTGAAACTCCACATAACTGGGAACATAACAGGCTTTCTTCAATAATCGACTATCTTAAAATGCCAGAAGAAGAACAATCAGAGTTTCACAATCAAATGGGGCATACTCCAGAACAAGCTGCGAAGTTCGATGGAGATATGGAAAACGCTTTTAGGCATTTACAATACGCTAGTAATAAAGCTACCAACTCTTGGATTAATAGAGACATAGATAGCATTAAAAAACACGAAGTCGAACAGTTGATGAAGTGGGAGCCAACCCCAGAAGACCAAAAACGAGCGTTTGTTATGGGAGTTAATTCAATCGTATTAACCCCAGAATATAATGCTGCTCGTTTTATGGCCGAAGGCTACGATCCCAATGAAGACGATATAATTAATGCAACTCAAGACTATGAAGGCGACTATGCTGCCGTCGCCTTAGCTTGTTACCGTATTCCAGTAAACTCAGAAAACCGTTCAATTCTTGACAAGTTCCTTATGATTCAAGAATTCGGTAAATTTGAGTTCGATGTAGCTATTATGCCCAGAATGGTAAAGCCAGTATTTAAAGAATATGCCAAAATAGCCAAGAAAATCCAAGAAGGCTACAAGGATAATAAGATACACGCTGTTGAGTTAAATGGCAAGCACTGTAAAGGTGCCGCGCTATTCAAAGACTTATCGACCGATACTGTTTGGTTCATTAAGCCTGGAAACGGCAAACCAAGCAAGGCTTGGGGCGTTCAAGAAGAAAAAACTTCCGCAAGTCGCAGGGAAGTAGCATTTAATGAAGCCGCTAAGATATTCGGCCTTGAAAGATATGTCCCAGAATCAGCTTTAGTCACCCTAGACGGAGAAGAAGTAGCTATTCTTCAATTCTTTGATAAAGAGTTTAAGTCGGTCGAAGATGTGAAGAAGAGTAAAGAGCTAAATCTACAACAAGAGTTCAGTAAATTCGTTAACAACGGATTACTTTACAAATGGGCCATTCTTGATTATGTTTTGGGTAATCCTGACCGTCACGGTGGCAATATAATGATTGATAAGTTCGGTAATCTTCGATTAATAGACGCAGGAAGCGCCTTCGCCGGTCCAAGCTTTAATCCGGGGAAAGACCCAAGGTCATGGGTTCCGTTTTATTTACGTGTATTTTCAGGAAGGAAGTGGAAAGAGCTCACTCCTGAATCAAAAATGGATGTTTTACCTCGCTTAAGCCATGGAGTTGAAGACGCTTTAGCTCACTGGGTTTATTTAATCTCAGTGCATAAGTTAACGGAATTATTGAATAAGTTTGGAATTAACCCAACCCCAACTATTGATCGATTAATGGAGTTAAAGAACTACTTTGGACCAAAATCAGAGTTTATTCGTAAATTCTATAGCAATCTTATTCATCAGGAAGCACAAGAGAAACAAGAAGCACCTGAAGGAGCCGAACAATGAAACTAGCTATTACAGCAGACCAGTTAGATCCTAAGAAGCCACCGAAGAAGATCGGTATGCACAAGGGTAAGCCAGTATTTGAGTTTGTTACCAGAGGCGGCTTTAATGTCGTAGCTAAGCATGGCGACGAAACCGGCGTAGAGATACTAGGCTCAGGTCCGCATCGGGGATTTGCTCGTCAATTGGCTGTCCAGAAGTTTCCCGATACCATTCTAGATGAATTATCAAAGTCAGAACAATTCGATCCAGTTATGTTTAATCACTTATTCCCAGTTTGGAATAAGGTAACCGATTTAATCAATGTTATGCTAAGGGAGCAAGAGTAATATGAAACACAGAGAACTAGACGGGGGCTTTAAGAGTAGAAAATTATTAGTCGTTCTGTTCTCTATGGTTTTGGTGACAGGCGTAGCGATAGCTGCTGGCATTTATACGAACCTTACTTCGGTCTACCCCACTCTCTGTACGACAGTTTGCACGCTAGCTGGCTTATATCTCGGCGCAAACACAATTACAAGGCACATTACAAAAGATTTGGTTACAACTCCAGACCCCACTGAGCCGGATAAAAAATAATGCCAGATATTAATATACCATTTGAACAAGTAAGTATAGATCTTGACGCCCAAGACAAGTTTATTGTCAGCAATGGCATCAAAATGCAGCATTACCGTTCAATCCCTTGCCCAGTAGGCACTACTGATGTAATGGATTCTCGTGGTGGGCATGAAGCCCACCCAAATTGTTCAAATGGTCATATCTATGAATTTGCTGGCACAGTAACTCCATTATTTACCAGTAATCCGGCAAGCATGCAGCTAACTGATTTGGGCTTATTGGACGGATCTGTAGTTAACGTCACCTTTCCTCGCTATTATGACGACGGTAAGACCGAAATATACATACAAAGCTTTGACAGATTCTATATCTGTGATTGTGTTGTATTATCCATTGGCAGCCAGAAGGTAGAAGCTCACATAACTGGATTAGATAAGGTTAATTATAATGCCGTAAGCATTGAATCCATTTACGATGAAAATGGAATTAAATATGCCGATGGCGATTACGCTGTAGTCGATGGTAAGATCAAATGGGTAGGTAAACGCCCAGGATTTAATCAAGAATTAAATCGTGGAGTAATTTATTCAGTTAGATATCGTTACACTCCATTTTATTATGTAAATCGTTTAATGCATGAAATCAGAATAATAAATAAAATAGACTTCAAGACGCAAAAGAAAACTTCGCAAAGAGCACCTTACCAAGCCCACTTAGCTCGTGAATACTATATGTTTAAAGAAGATAAAAAGGATGACGCTTCAGCCACCAATCGCCAAGTAATTCAACCACGCGATAGTGTCTTCGGCCCACGCTAATATGAATATAACATTTTTAGACACGGTATTAGGGATTAATGGCTCACAGGCAATACAAAGAGCCGTAAGCAATAATCCGTCTTTTGCTAACATCCTTGTTCCTAGAGTTCTTCTATCTTGGGTTAACAATATAGCTAATTATGGCTTTGAGGGTAGAGTTCCGGGAGCTAAAGACACCTTCCTCGTATTAGAGAAAACCGATAACGGCTTTGAAGGCGCTGTAACTATTGAAGAAAAGCTTTATACATTTAATAATTCGTCTCCAATGCACGTTGCCGCAGCTATTGGTATAGCTATTAACAGTAAGTTATCGAGCGTAGAAGAATTAAATAAAAACGATTTACTACAGCTTGGCAAAAGCATAGATGCACTGGTCAAGACCAATTTAATTAAATCAATTCAAGAACAATATTTAGCTACTCTAGATTACGGTGAATTCATAATTGAGTATACGGGCGACGTAGAAGCTCCGTATTTAGTTAAGCACGAACCTACTGATAAAATAGTTGCCGATAAATTAACTAAGGTTGAACATGCTAAAACAATTGCAGAAACCGCAGACTTTAGATTAAGTTCTTTAAATAAGAGCCAAGAAACAGCTGCTGACTACAAATATCGCGTTCAGCATCCTCACCAACCTCATGCGGATAAGAGATATGAGGGAAAGAAAATAAGTAAGTTCAAGCCCAAGAAGGGCGTCCCGGCTCATGGTGGCGGCGCAGTCCGTCCAAGACTTAAGATACGTAGGCATTTAAAGCCTAGAAAGGCTAGCTTAAAGCTTAGCGAAGAAGATATGGGTAAGGTATGTTCTGAGTGCGGCGGCAAGATGTTTAAGTCTGAAGAATTCGTTGGATGTATGTGCTTGTCCGACCTTTCGCAATTCATTACATTACAAAAGAATGAAACTGGTCGCTACCTAGATTTTTCGCCTGAAATGCTAGACGAGGATATCGAAGTAATCTACGAAATCATTCGAGAGTTCTAATATCTTCTGCTAAGTCTCGGATTCTTGTAAGTATCTCTGTACATAAATATAACGCAGTTGGGTCTTCAATCCCATCTAAGTCTTTTTCTAGTAGTTTGTACGCATTTGTTAAATTCTTTAATATTTGCTTCTTCGATTCCATGTAAACCTCTGATTCCATTATACCACATAATAGCAATCTTTGATTTGAGGATAAAATGCTATCTTTCGTATTCATAAAGCCGATCTGCGGCCACAAACATTTTGAAGAAGCGCTAATTGGTGACGATCCAGAGGAATTACTTCGTTATTCCGCACCTTTAGAGCGTGCCTTTGCTGAAATTAAGGAATGGACCAATACCGAAGGTTGCGGGAGAGTCTTATCTGCGTTTGGGAATCAAATAGTTATTCAAATTCCGGCTGAAAAAATACTTAAGCTAACTGAATTTGCTCATAAGTATGAATATACAGCCAAAACTCAGCTAGCTATAGGTATTGGAATTAATCCAAGCGAAGCTTTTAAGGCAATGGGTCAATCAGAGCTAGAAGGTGGACATAGAGTCGTTCTTTATAGCAGCGAACTCGATACTGAAGGATATGGAGATCCTATTGAGAACGACGAAGATCTATCAAAGGCCGGATATGATATTTCTTTCCCCAACCTTCATAAAGAAGATATGGAGTTTAAGAGTTTAATTGATCAGACTGCTAGCACTCCAAAGCCGGAAGAAGGGCAACCGGTGCCCCAACAAGTACAAAGTCAGCAAGGACAAGCCCCACAAGGCCAGACTCAAGCTAGATCAAGCCAAGACTATGCAGGTCCTACAGACGGGCAGAAGCAAAGCACTAAGCAAAAAGTATTAGAGGCTTTAAGTCTTGTTAAGCATTATTCTGTAGATATAATGAGATTAAAAGAAATTAATCCAAAAGCTTTTGATGCTATTAAGAAATTAATAGATTCTATGGTCAAAATGGCTCAAACTCACGGCGAAATGGTTAAAAGTGAAGGTGACGCCGTTGGAAGTTTTTTAGAATTATTAATGTTATTGAAAGCAGAAAGACTTGAGAAGGCGGGGCGCGGCGTCGGATTCGGTAGATCTTATTTTACTGGAAGCGGATTAAACAAAGGCGACTTTGATCCTGATCCACTCGACGCTTTAACACCTATTGATGATGCCCCCGCCCCTATGCAGACTCCACAATTACCTCAAGCACCGAAATCTCAATTACACAATACATTTGCGGGTTTTGTGGGCGGATTAAAATCCCAAACCAACCCCGGAGCTAAGCTCAGTTTTATTACACAACATATAAATCACCAACCATTTATACAAGCAATGAGCGCACATCCAGAAGGTCCCAAAATAATGAATAATTTGCGGAGTCTTCTGGACAGTAAAACTAACGCACCGCTTACTGGAAGAGGAACCAAAGTAAATATCCAAGGCACTGACAAGGTTATTAAAGAAGAGCTTCCACCAGAGCTACCGCCCCACCAAAATCCAGTAGTGCTAGATAAATCATTACAAGGTCACACTGTACCCGTCGGCCACAGAACCGGAGATAAGGTAAAAATGGCTAATGGGCACTGGCATCAAGGTGGGCAAGGAATGATAATGGGCTCAGAAGGTGTGCCTCAATCACCTAAAAGGGGTGGTAAATTTCAGTAATGAGTAAATACATCATTAAGATAAACGTAGGAACCATTGAAGATACCAATATCAGAACAGCCGTAGAGGATGGAACTGCATGGCTGGCCGGTATGGTTCATGCATATCTTGTTGATAAAGCGAACGAAGAATTCCACACCAGAAAAGACGCTTTTATTAAAGCTTTGAAAGTTAAGAGAGTGGAAGACGGCTGTTGGGGCGTTGCGCTAGATGATTCAGCTAACTGGATTATTGAAGGTTCTGAACCCCACAACATGCTTGACGGCTTTCTTAACTCAGGCAAAGCTAAGACTGGCAAAAACGGAAGATATTTAATTATTCCGTTTAGTCACAGCAAAGATGTAATGACCCCAATGCAAACCGTGCTTGCAATGGCAGTTAAATCGGAAATGTCTTCCAGACATATTGGAATGGAAGACTCTGATAGTTCCGGGTCAGAAGAAAAATACGATTCTTTTAATGTTGATTATCCAGCTACTAAGAAAGACGCTTACGACGAACTATCTGATGAAGATAGACCACCGTGGTCTTTAAAAATGAAGAAGGATAATCCAAGAGATCCATTACTTCACAGAGTTAAAGTCTATGATCGCGCTGCTCCAATGGGCGGTAATGTAAAGAAAGAAGCCTATACGTTCCGTACAGCTTCAGAGTCTCAAAAAGGTACAGGTAAGTGGAATCACCCCGGAATCCAGCCAAGCGAAATTTGGTCAGACGCTCAAAGCTGGGCTCAGGATAAGTGGGATAACGTCTTACTGCCTGATATATTAAATGACTTAGCTTAAAGGCTTCAATAGGCCCATCGCCTTCAATAATCTATTCAATACTGTGTTTACAGTAGCTAAAACGTCACCAGACTTTAACTTAACATCAGGATTCTTTTCATTATAGATTTTAATCTCTTTTTCTAATACTTCAATAATCTTCGAGCTAGTTGCTTTGATCCAATCGTGCCTAATGTTCCTAACGACTGGATTTTTTATTTTGACGCTTTTAAGCTGGCTATGCAATTTTAGTAATATTATAGATAACTCAATAGGCGAAACTTTTGGTTCAAACATATAATTCCTTAAGAAGCAATCTTAACTAAGTCTAAGATTGGTAACTAATGATAAATTCACAAAAAATACATGGAATCGTACCATCAGACGTTTTAATCCGCACTGCCATTATAGCAGGGTTGAACGACTTGCGTAACAACACTTTTTTGTTAGATTACGTATTTAATTGGTATAATACAGATACATTAACTAATGGAACGTACGGGGACAAAGAAAAGCAAAGAGCCAAGAATTGGTTTTTGACTAACGATATAGCTGTTTCAATGAATTATCGTGTAGATGAGCCAAAGTTTCCAATGATTAGTATCGCTTTACAGTCTTCTGGCGAAGATCAAGCTACTTTAGGCGATGTTAACTACGATACCGTTGAAGAACAGCCAGCTTCAGACTTTAATATCAAAATAGATCCAGTTTTGGGCCCATTTACTCCAAGCTATGACTCAGTTAAAGGTGTAGTCACCCTACCTACAGGGTTTGTCACTGATAATGTAGTCTTAAATCAAATACTTTATTCCCCAAATGCGAATCAAGGGTTTATTATAACCGATATATTAAGTTCAAATCAGTTAGTTATAGCTACGGGGCTTAATATCGATTTTACCAATGCTATCGTAACCCCGATAGACGCATTTTATGTCGTAAGCATTGAAAGCGTTATGTTTAAAGAAACATATCAGCTTAAATGCTTCGCAATGAACGACCCCATTTATCTAATTTACCTCCATAGTATATTACTTTTTATATTATATCGATATAAAGAAGAATTTATGGAAAAACGAGGGTTTGACCGGTCAATTCCGTCTTCTGGGCCACTTTATATCCATAAACTACCCCAAAGCGACAATGAGCTTGTTTTTGCCAGAGATGTGACATTAACCGGATATTGCCGTCAATACTGGCCCAAAATGATTTCCCCGAAAATGCAAGGGACGTTAATAAACGGAATAGAAATAATAAGCGGTACGACCACCCCTCAGTCGTTTTTAGCACTAGCTCAGCAACAAGGTTGGGGAATGACTGGGGATGACGATAGTGGTAATGATCCAGACGATGGTATCGGATAAGGTACAAAACCGAAACTAATCTTTAATTAGTAATTCTTGGGAGATATATGTCTAAAGACAAAAAGCTAACACCCGCAGAAGCCCTCAAACTAGTTGCTACTGCCATGCGTAAGGAAGTAGAGCTATTCAAGACCGAGAATGGCTTAACGGCTGTTTCAGCGGAAATTAATCAGCAAGAACTACGACTTGCCCAAATTGCTCAACTTAAGAAATACCAAAAGGAACTATCTGAGACCTCAGAGTCTTCATGGTCAGAAACTTCAGAGCAATCAGAAGAAAGTCTTTCAGGTTCAGGCGGCAAAGATAGCCCCGAACAATCAGAAGTATCTTCATCAGACAAGAAAGTTCATCCTAAAGGTCTTGGCGATAAAGAAGAATCAGAAAATCACCCAGTTGATCAAAAACTATTGAATATGACCCGCCGCTCGGGCACTGTATTACCTTCAGATAAGAAGCCGAAATTAATTGGTCACAAGGATACGGGCAGCGGTGGTCAAATAGTAAAAAAAAATGAACCTTTAGTTCAAGAATTGGCCAAAGCAGATAAGACAGTTAAGAAGACCCCAGCTAAGTCAGCCAAGAAAGAAAAGGCGGTCAAGAAGGATTCAAAGCCAACAGCAAAGAAGGATTCAAAGCCAACAGCAAAGAAGGATTCAAAGCCAACAGCAAAGAAGGATTCAAAGCCAGCACCAGAGAAAGAAGACAAAGCTAGCCGAAAAGCTCCAGTTAGTAGAGAAACTGCTGCTAAAATAGCCCAACACAAAAAAGACTTAGATCTTGCGGAAGATCCTAAAGATAAAGCTCATATCCAAAGCAAAATAGATGCTTTAGAGGGAGCCGATCCTGTAGCTGCAAAGAAAGGCGCGGATATGCAAGCCGCCGCTGCGACTGTTAATCCAGAAGTTGGCAATGAAGCGCAACGATTTGCTCAACAAGCATATAAGGCCCCACATTTAGCAGCTCTTCCAGTTTCTCCTGTGACTGGCAGTCCAGTTAAGCCTACTCCAAAGCCAAAGCCAGCACATTTGTCAAATCCTCCAATGTCTCCTGTGACTGGAAAGCCTACGCCGAGGCTCGCTCCGGCTCCAGTTATTCCAGCGGCATCACCCACTGCACCATCACCCACTGCACCAATGTCGGCAGGAGCCGTCCCAGAGCCCGCCCCTACCGTAGATAGTCCAGTAAAACCAGTAGCTTCAGCGCCACCGCCACGTCCAATGCCGCCCCCCGCTCCGGCTCCAGAGCCACAGCTTCCTCCTACAGCACCTTCTCCTATTCGTCAAGCTTCGGCACCAGCGCCTCAACCAGCTACGCAGCCCCCGGCTCCAAATCCAGCCAAAGATCCATTAAATGAATGGGGAGGCCCCAGAGTAGCGCCTAAGGGCGACCTACCACAAGCTAAGCCACAAATGAGAGCAAGTCAATCTCCAATTTTTGCTGGAGCAAGATCCGCACAGTTTGAAAAAGATCCAACACCCCGCCCGTTTGCTGAACAAGCTCCGGTATCAAACGAGCAAGTTGAAGCCGATAAACTAGCTGCTGGAATTAAGCCTTCTTTGGGTCAAAGACTAAGCACTGGATTACAAAATCTAAAAAATAGATTCCAACCTCCACAAGAGCAAGGCCCACAAACATTAGATCAACAAACTCACAGTGACGACAGAGCAGCAGCAGGCATTCCTGACGCCAGAACTATTGCCGAACACAGAGCGGCAGGCATTGGCGGTATTAAAAATATGGTAGGTGGATGGATGGGCAAGACCGATCCTAAACTAAATAAAGGTGTCGATATGTGGGATCCAGATCCTAATATGGACGCTCCATTAGATTTAGCCCCTCAAAAACAAGTAAGTTATGGAACTGCGGGAGCCCAACCTCCTTCATTTAATCCATCTTTAAGAACTAATGGTGGCCCACAATTAGCTCAACCTAAACCACAAGCTCCTGGAACTGCTGGTTTAAATACTGGAGCTATTCCAAGCCAGAGAACTAATTCAGGAATTCCATTAGCTCCTCCATTAAAGGGCACCGGTGCGGTTCCGCAACCTAAGTCACAGACTATCAACCCCGGCGCTTCAATGCAATCAATGAATTCACCCAAGGCTGGTGGCGGATTAGTAAGTAATGTTTTGAAGCCAAAACCAAGCCTATTAGCTATGGGTGAAGAAGAATTAAACGAAACCGGAAGTCATATAGATACTTTAATTAACAAAGCTAAGCAAATTCGTCAAGGGGCGAGAGATTCAATAAGAAATGGCCCAGATCTAGCTCCACACCCTAGTCAAATTAAGCCCAAACCGGTGAAGTAATGAGTAATTTAAAGAAATTTGCAGATCCAGCAGCAAAAAAGGGGCTTGCAAAGCCTCCTGCGATAAAAACATTAGCTTCCCCGACCCCCCCGACCCCAAAACCATTAGGTCAAGCCCCGGCACCTTTGACTTCAATACCTAAATTAAAGACCCCGGGGGCAACCCCTTGGGCACCGACGGCTAGCGATTTAACACCTAATCCTAATTCAGAAATTGCCGCACCAAATCCTGACGCTACAAACCCGGGAATACAACCAATCGGAGGCTCAAAAGCCGACAGAGACGCATATTTAAATATTTACAACCCTGTAGCCAATAATGCCGTTAAGGGCGGAATAAAAGACCCATTTTTACATCAAAAAATCGCATCAGCCCAGCAACTAGGTAATTCTTTCGGATTTGATCAAGAATACGGCCCGGGCCCCTACGGAACATCCGCAGTAGCAGGTAAATTCGGCGTAGCTAATGTAAACCAGATAAATAAGCCAAAACTACCCATGGCCCCTCTGGAACGACTTAAAATGTCGGAAGAAGAGTTTACAAAAATGGACAAATTCTTCAAAAGAGAAGAAATGTCTAAGACTGAAATTATTAAAGAATTAAAGCTAGTAATAGAAGAATTAAAAAAGAATCAATAAATCGTTAGAATACTAATCTTTTATTTGATTTAGGAGAGTTAAAATGGCACAAAGCTATACAGGTACTTTTGGTACATTAATTAAGCCAAGTTCGGTTGTTGACGTTCAAGTCAGACAATCAAACTCAGGCGTTGCCACGACTGGTGTATTAATGCTAGTTGGTGAAGCCGACGCAGGGCCTGATGTAACCCTAGATTCAACTCTAGTTACAAATAATTTCTACGGGCCAGATCAATTAGGTGCCGTTTTAGCTAAATATAAGAGCGGGCCGATTGTAGACGCTTTTAAACTTGCAGTTGCCGCTTCAAGCGATCCGCAGATTACCGGATCATTTACTCGTGCTTATATAGTAAAAACCAATACTCCCAGTAAGGCTTCAGCTTCATTAACTCGTGCGGGCTTAACTGCTTGGGGTACAGCAGCAGATGATGCTTGGGGAGCTTTAGGTAACTTAACTAACGTAACAGTAACTTCAGCACAAGCTGAAGTAGCTCCAACCACTGGTGCGTTTACTTGGATTCCTTTTGGCTCAGCCGGTGCTTCAAGCATTGGTTTACGTGTAAATGGTGGTGCGACTCAAACTTTAGCCCTGGCGGCTTCAACCACTCCAACCGTAGTGGCTGGTCAATTAAACGCACTTTCAGGCGTCTATGCGACCGGCGGATTAAATCGTAGCGTAATTACTACTATTACTGGGACCTTAGCTCTAACCGGCACCACTGGTCAAATAGTTATAACAAACTCAGGAACTTGGGCAAATACCCCAAGCGTTGGCGATACTTTAACCATTACTTCAACATCGGTACTAGGTTCAGGTGCAGTAAACAACAGAGGTAGTTATGTAGTTACGGCAGTTAGCTCAAGTTCAATTTCTGCTACTAAATTAGCAGATGCCACTTCAGGTGGTGCGACTAATGTTACTACCGTAGTTACGTCAACCTCGATCGTCGCTACTGGCGACGTTCTTTGCTACTCACCAATTACTTTAAATAACGCAACCGGCACCGCTCGTCCTGTATTGACTGGATTAGTCGGTCAAGGCGTGACTGGTACGGCTTCAGGTCAGTCATTAACTCTGACCTTAGCGACTACACAACTTTGGGCTGCAACCCCAGCGGTAGGTGATTTACTACAAATTGCCTCAAATGCCCCAGCGGGTTGGACCCCTGCAACAAATGCGGGCTGGTATCGCGTTACAGCCTCAGGATCTTCAGTATTAGCTGGTGGCTCATTTATAACAATGACCAGATTAAGCGATGGCACCCCAGTTTCGTTCGCTTCAGCTAACGTTGCTCTGACTACTGACTTAGTTTGTCTACGTCCAGATATTGACGGAACTGGCAAAACCTTAGAAGTATTCGCTCTTTCGGGCGTAACTCCTCAACTCCAATTATTTAATCTTTCAGCAACTCCAGTTACTTGGATTTCTGTCTCAGGAGCTCCGTTCTTACTAACCTCGGCGTCGGAATACAAAGCTTTAGTTTCAAGTGCTCGCTCAACTGATAATATCTCAGAATCATTCAGTGGAGATCCGGCAGTAGTTCTAGCTGTAGGTTATAACGGAAGCGGATTATCAACCTCAATTACTGGTTCAATGACGATTTCAGGAACTACCTTAACTACTACAGTTACTGGTGGAACGGGAAGTAATTTAACCATAAACCTAAAGAATTACAGAACCATAAACGATTTAGTTGGTTACATTAACTCACAAACCGGCTACACCGCTTCTGTTGCTTCTTCACTATATGGGCAAACTGCACTAAACTTTACTGACAATAACAACGTTGCACAAGTTGTGCTAGATAAGGGAACTTGGGGTATCGCAAGTCATCTATCAGCTTCGCCCGGAAGAGTCAAGAAAGCAGCATATAGCCTCTGGACAACGATTGACCAATCCTCATTCTTAATCTTTATCAGCCAAGCTGGTTCAGTATTAAGTTTGCCTCCAGCATCAGGCCAACCTGAAGCTCAAGCATTAGTATTCCTATCAGGGGGCGCTCGTGGCGGTAGTTCAACTACTCAAGTAACCGCAGCTATTGACCAATTAGAGAAGGTTCGTGGTAACTTCCTAGTAACTCTCTTCTCAAGAGATTCTACGGCAGATATTACAGACGCATTGACTGACGCCTCTTCAACCTATCTTGTAGACTCAATCAACGCATACGTCAAGACTCATGTTTTGGCAATGAGCCAAGTCAAGCGCCGCCGCCACCGTCTAGGGTTTGTTAGCAAGAAGGCTTCATTTACTTCAGTTAAGCTTGCTGCTGCCAACCTTGCTTCACAAAGAGTTTCAATGTGCTTTCAAGATATCAAGGCTGCAAATAGCCAAGGTGTTTTGACTCAAATGCAACCATGGGGCCTAGCGGTAGTTGCTGCCTCAATGCAAGCGGCTGGGTTCTATAAGCCAATAGTTAATAAGTTTATGAACGTCTCGGGCGTATTAATGGCCGATGGTTCATACTCAGATCAAATATTGAGCCAAGTAGAAGATGCTCTTTCAAATGGCTTACTACCTGCCGAACAAGCGGATACTGGCGGATATCGTTGGGTTTCTGACCAAACCACCTATGGAGTTGATGGCAATTTCGTATATAACTCAATCCAAGCTATGTACGTAGCTGACACTATTGCGCTCACTCTAGCTTCAAGAGTCGAAAGAGCGTTCGTAGGTCAATCACTAGCGGATGTTGGCGCAGGAGTCATTCTAGCCTTCGTACAGGGCGTTTTAAGTGACCTAAAGAGATTGAAGTTAATTGCCTCGTCTGACGGTGCTCCTGCTGGCTACCGTAACGCAACAGTTGCAATAAACGGCCCAGTTGCTCAAGTAAGCGTTGAAATTTATGAAGCTACCGGATTGTACTTCATTCCGATAACAACTATCGTAAATCAAGTTCAGCAATCGGCAGCACAGTAATTTAGGAGAATAAAATGGCACAAGCACAAACATTAACTGGCGCGCGCGCCAGACTATATATAAACGGCAACTTAATTGGTGTCTTTACTAGCGCTAGCTATGAAGTAAACTATGGTGTTTCACCGATTTATATTCTTGGTCGATACAACGCTGCTGAATTAGTTTACACCGATATGGATACGGTTACCGTAAGTTGCTCAGGTTTCCGCGTTTTGAATAAGGGCCCGTATGGTAGTATTTCAATTCCAAAACTTCAAGATTTATTGAATCACCAAGATTTCTCTCTTTATCTAGAAGATCGTCAAGGCCATCAACAAATTATGACCGTTCAAAACGTTCGTCCATTAGGCTACAGCACCTCAACCTCAGCCCGTGGCGTACAAGATCTATCAGCTAGATTTATGGGCACAGTAGTTAACGACGAAAACAACCCTCACGACGACGATAATGGAGCTACTAACTACGGTAGCTAACTAACAAATAAGAAGTATGTTATAATGAAGCCCACGGCTTGTACGTGGGCTTTTTATTTGTTAACTAAGGAATCAAATGGAAGACTATCTAAGTATAAAACTATCACCAAAAGAAGTAGATTTAATATTTGATTTACTTAATATGGAAACTATTTACCAAATTAAAGAGAATATCCATAAAATTGAATCAAAAGATGAATTACTCAATAAAATCGTTGGAGTTTTCGATGTTTTTATGGATTTTAAGGATAAACTAGCCTATCTTAAGGATGATATCATCGCCGCAGAGAAAATATCAGAAAATACTCCAGATAAGCGTCCAGTTGTCATTTTAACTAGAAACATGTTGCGACTGTTCTCTGTTCTTTGCAAAGAAACTACAAAGCTGGAAATGCAAAAAGACATTAAAGAAAAGTTTGGAATCATGGGTCGGGATTTAATAGCTAAAATAGATGAATCAATTGTCTCAGCCCCTGTTCCTATGGAAAAGTTTAAAGGAATGAAGGAAGTAGAAATAGATAAGGACGAAATAGAAGGGTTGCCGATAAACATCTTAAATTCCAAAGCTTCAGCCTAATCAGCTTAATACCAATCTTTACTATATTAACCCGAGAGTGAAAAATGGCTGATTGGGGCACATCATTAGTTCCATTTGAAAAACAAAGTTTAGTAGCTGACGGGTCTTCGACCGGCCTTCTAACTATAGCCTCTACCTTTAGATTAAGGATAGGGTCTGTAGTTTATTTAAATGCAACCGGCCTGCCTTCTGTAAGTTTACAAATAGCAGATATCGTAAACGACACTACATTTTATGTAAAACTTACGACTCCGGGCGTTTACACAAGGTTCGACTCTTCGGCCTACACCGTAGCTCTTGCTGCTACAATAACTCAGCCGGAACAGACTAACTTCTTCGTAAATAAGGATCCTGGAATTAGCGATGTTTACCGCATATTGCGTGATATGCGAGACGTTGCTGGAGTTGCTCAAGGCACGCCTAACTCTTCCTTAGCTAATGGCTGGCCAGTTAAGGTAACTGACGGGACTAACGTCTTAGGAACCGCCCTTAATCCTATAGTAGTTACCGGCATTTCTGGTGGCGGCGGAGGAGGCACGGCTTCTTCAATAGGTGGTGGATTCCCAGGTATTGCAACGGCGGTTGGCTTTAATGACGGCGCAAATATGCAAGGCGCTCGAGTTTTTGATGTAGATACAGGTGCGGGATTGCAATACGTTCTTGGCGTAAATATACGTCAATCAGGATCTGGTGGTTCAGTTGAAGCTGGAATTGCAGCTAATCCATTCTACGTACAAGGAAGTAGAAGCAATAATACAGCATTAGGTACTGTTAACGTCCCAGTATTAAATGCAATCGCTAATACGGCTAATCCAAGTTATTCAGATGGCAATCAAGTCGCACTATCTGTAGACTTAAACGGCAATTTACGTATAGTAGAAAAATCAGGTTCTACGGCAATTACTCAAGTTGCTTCTTCAGCTACCAACGTTACTTTAAAAGCAAGTAATGGGGCAAGAATGGGCCTAACTATATTCAATGATTCCACTCAATTCTTATATCTAAAGCTTGGAGTAACTGCAAGTTCTTCATCGTATTCTGTTAAGATGGCCCCAAACGCATATTATGAAGTACCAGCGGGATACACTGGCCAAATAGATGGGATTTGGGTATCCGCAAACGGTAACGCTTTAGTTACTGAAATAACTAACTAATTTAACTAATAACTAATATAAGGTTCACATGCCATATTATCCACCAAACGGTACAGTCAGCGCCCTTACTTTGTCAGGGAATACTGTAGGTGCGTCTACAGTAGGTAATGCCGCAGGTGTAGTAATTGCCGGTGGTAACAATATTACTTTATCTGTTAATGCAGGTACATTAAATATCGTAGGTGGTGCTGGTGGGGCAGGCGATGGTGTAAATATCATCGCTGCTGGCGGTTCGACTGCAAACACTACAGGAACCATCGTTTTTAGCAACAGTAATGGTGTTTCATTTGGATTAAATGGCTCCGTAGTAACTGCGTCTGTTCAAGCAGGCGCAGCAGCCGGAATTGGAGCCGCAGCAGCAGGCACTCAGACCCAAACATCCGGAACTCTAAACTTCGCTAACTCAAACGGTATTTCATTTGGAATGAGTAATAGCAGTCAAATCACTGCTAGCTACACCGTTCCTACCCAAACTGTTCAAACCCAGAATTCAGTACAGGTCCAAGGTTCTTCTGGTAACGTAGTCTTCAGTAACTCAAACAATATCACCTTCGGCTTTAACGCCAGCACTATAACAGCTTCTGCAAGTTTTAGTCAATCTACTGCTCCAGCAGTAATTGCAGCAGGCACAACTTCAGCTACTTCAGGTACGGTAAGTTTTAGCAATGCGAATGGTGTTTCATTTGGAATGAATGCCGGTACTATAACCGCTTCATATACCGTTCCTACCCAATCTGTTCAAACTCAGGGCTCTGTTCAAGTTCAAGGTTCGACCGGCGCTATTACTTTTGCTAACGCAAATAATATTACCTTCGGCTTTAATGCCAGCACTATAACAGCTTCTGCAAGTTATAGTCAATCTACTGGACCAAGTGGTTTTGCTGCTGGAACTCAAACAGGAACTTCTGGAACTTTAAACTTTGTAAACAGTAATGGTATTAGTTTTGGATTATCAGGATCTAGTCAAATTACGGCAAGCTACACCGTACCAAGCCAAAGCAATCAGACGGAAGGTATCTATGCCATTGGTAATACAACTGGACAATCAAGTTCTTCAACTTATGACGCTAGAACTTGGAGTGTTTCTGGCGGTGGTATAGTTTCAGTTGGTAATTCTGGCGGTAGCTTCATTATCTCAGCTTCAACCTCTCAATCAGTACAGACCCAGAATTCAGTACAGGTCCAAGGAAGTTCGGGTAACGTAGTATTCAGTAACTCAAATAATGTCTCGTTCGGCTTTAATGCTTCGACTATAACAGCTTCTGCAAGTTTTAGTCAATCAACTGGACCAAGTGCGTTCGCAGCAGGTACACAGACAGGAACTTCTGGAACTTTAAACTTCGCTAATTCAAACGGCATTAGTTTTGGATTATCAGGATCTAGTCAAATTACGGCAAGCTATACTGTTCCAAACGTTCCAGCTCAAACTAATCAAACTATTGGCCTATACGCTGTAAGCAATACTACTGGACAATCAAGCTCTTCAACTTTCGATGCCAGAAGCATCACATTTCAAGGGGCTGGCGTTGCATCCGTAGGCTATTCAAACGGCTCTGTAGTAATTTCAGTACCTTCTGGCGGTGGAGCAGGAGATGGTGTAAATATCATTGCCGCTGGTACTCAAACGGCTAATACAACTGGAACAGTTTTGTTTCAAAATAGCAATGGTATTAGCTTCGGTCTTTCAAACTTTTCAGTATTGACCGCTAGCTATACCGTTCCTACTCAATCTGTGCAAACAGAAGGTGTTTATGCCGTAGGTAACACTACCGGTCAATCAAGTTCTTCAACCTACGATGCCAGAACTTTTTCCTTCTCGGGAGCGGGCATAGTTTCAGTTGGTAACTCTGGCGGTAGTTTTATTATCTCGGCCAGCACTTCTCAATCAGTACAGACTCAAAACTCTGTGCAGGTGTTGGGTTCAAGCGGAAACATTTCTTTCGCCAATAGTAACGGTATTACATTCGGAGCTAACGCTAATACAATAACCGCCTCTGTTGGTGCTGGAGCCACAGCTACAGGAAATTTTGGAGCAATTGGGGCCGGTACTCAAACAGCGACCTCTGGAACAATAGCATTTGCAAATAGTAATGGCATTAGTTTTGGTATGTCTGGGTCAAGTCAGATTACGGCTAGTTACACCGTTCCTACTCAATCAGTACAGACTTATAATGTAATAGCAGCCGGTACGCAGACCGCCAATACCTCGGGTTCTGTAGTTTTCAGTAATTCAAATAACGTATCTTTTGGGATGAATAACTCGTCAATAGTAACAGCGAGTTTTTCACAATCAGTACAAACTCAAGGATCGGTACAGGTCCAAGGTTCTTCTGGTAACGTAGTCTTTAGCAATAGTAACAATATCACCTTCGGCTTTAATGCTTCGACTATAACAGCTTCTGCAAGTTATAGTCAATCAACTGGCCCAAGCGCTTTTGCAGCAGGGACACAAACAGGGACCTCAGGCACCCTAAATTTTGTAAACAGCAATGGTATTAGTTTTGGATTATCAGGATCTAGTCAAATTACGGCAAGCTATACAGTACCGAACATTCCAGCTCAAACTGATCAAACAATAGGGCTATACGCCGTAGGTAACACTACCGGTCAAAGTTCAAGCTCAACATTTGACGCTAGAACCTTAAGTTTCTCTGGAGCAGGCATAGCTTCTGTAGGTTATTCAGCAGGGAACGTAATTATCTCTGTTCCAGCCGGTGGCGGTGGTGGAGATGGTTATAATATAATTGCAGTAGCCGGGTCCACTGCCGCTCTTTCTACTACGGTTTTATTTAGTAATGCAAATTCAGTCTCGTTTGGATTAAATGGTGGAACACTAACCGCTTCATTTAATGATATAGATAACGCAATAGCCGCAGGAACCCAGACCTTCTCTTCTAATGCCTCTGGAACGCTAGTTTTTGCTAACTCTAACGGCGTTACCTTCGGAATGAGTAACAACTCTGTAATTACCGCATCGGTTAATGCTGGCGGGGCAGCTTTCACTGGTAGCTGGTGGGAACCAGAGATCTGGGGGAACACCCTCACTTCTTCACACGCCAACGGAACGTTATTTATCCGTCCAGTTGAATTAGATGGCTATTATGACGGAGATATGATTCAATTTCAGCAATCATATGCTTCCGTATCCAGTACGATGAGTATTTCTGCTTCAGTTTCGGCAGGGAGCGCCTCATCTGGCTCAGGAACGTGGGGTCAGACCGGAACAGTATTGTGGTTTAGTAGATTAAATACTAACGAAACAAATGCCAGCTATAATAGCATCCAAACGTTTCAGTCAAATACTTATTCAATGTCCGCTGGATATTCGGTTTCAGTATCTTGGTCTACAAATGTCTCTTCTGCCACAGCTTCATTTACAACCTCAGCGGCAGTAGGTTTTATTAAAAATATTGACGGTGGCGGTGGCGTAACAACTTCGGCTACGACTTCCTCATCTTCATCATCATTTAGTAGTACGTCCACTAATGCAAACTCGTTCTCATCTTCATTCCAAATGAACTTCCCATATGTTCATATGTCAGGAATACGCCCATTATTTGTCCCGTTAGCTGGGAGCAATGTTACGCCGGGTGAATATTGGATAGGAATGATTCAATCTACAACTACTGGCTCTACTAACTATTCATTGAACCGCGTAGCCATGATGACTACTCCAGGAATGTTATATTTCACTGGATCTACCAACAGTTACGCTGAAATTGGCAACTCTGTGTTCATAACCACTAGTAATTACCGCCCAGGTTTTGGATCGTACAGCGCAAGCACTCAAACTACAACAGCTATTCCGCTAAGTCAAATCAGCACACAAGCCAGTAACGGCTCACTGTGGCTGGCTGTTATCGGCAAGACGTTGTAAGACTTTGTAATTTAAGTATTTGGGTGGTTGACTCTGGCACGTCGTGGTATACTGCTCCGCACAATGAAGCCTAATTCCGGGATTCCTTGAATTCAACAATAAAGATATCAATGATCAAATTTTTACGATATTGCAGTTTATTCTTATGTTTAGCTTTTAACGTTCCTTAAACAACGTAAATATAACAAAGCCCGCTTTGGCGGTCTTTTCTTTTTCTATATCTGTGGTATAATGCACTTATGACCATAATTACCGAGACCGACCCCGGTCAACATAACAAAAATCTTGAAGAATCGACTAAACGCATATTTGAAGGCGGCAGTTGGAAGAAACAACGAATAATCGTAATAATCCCAGCAGCGAAAATGATAGACAGTAAAGTCGCATTATCGCACTGGAATTTAATGTTTCCGCCCAATCAAGCTGTTTACCGAATGCTCGCATTAGGGTTAGAAGTAGGTGAGGCTTATAGTCAAGCCATTGACCAAATCCTTGCAAACCCTGACTTAAGCCAATGGGAATACATACTTACGCTAGAACACGACAACATGCCTCCAGCGGATGGCGTATTAAAACTTATTAACCAAATGGAAAAGCACCCAGAGCTTTCATGCATAGGTGGTTTATACTGGACCAAGGGCGAGGGCGGCGTTCCACAGATTTGGGGCGATCCCAAAGACCCCGTATTGAATTTCCGACCGCAACCTCCCATTCCCGGACAATTAGTAGAATGCTGTGGCACGGGTATGGGTTTTAATTTATTCAGAACTAGCATGTTTAAGGATGAGCGTCTCCGCAAACCATGGTTTAAGACTTTGGCTGGAGATGGCGGGATTATGACGCAAGATCTTTATGCTTGGACAGACTTTAGAAAATACGGCTATCGTTGTGCCATTGACTGTAGTATACTTGTAGGTCACCACGATAGTTCGGGTGACGGATTTACGTGGTAACCTAAAGGAATAATATGAACGACAAAATAATGGAAGCAATTGAAAATTTTAAAAAAGCTATTGATGAAAACAAAGCCTCTAGACATTTATCAATTACCAAGCTACCTGTACCAGATAAATACAAAACAATTGCAGAAACAAGATTTAATAAAATTGCAGACAAAGACGCTGGATATAGAACTTTGTTTTTATCAAAAATTGTAAGAACCACACTATATCAAACCATATTAGGTGAAGAATCGTCAACTCCAAGCGATATTTTAAATCAGTTCGTCTTACCGACCTTAGATAAAGTTATTGCTGCTGGAGTAGAGGTTATTGGAAGTCTCGCCCCTCCGGGCTCAATTAAAATGGCGATTACAGACCTGTCTCAGCCCTATGGCGTTTTTTTCTTCGTAACGGTTAAAGATACAGACAATCTAGCACAAATTTTAGCCGAAAATGGCCTATCTTCGCTACTCGAAGAGGGCGTAGAGCAAACCATAAAGGAATAATATGACAGATATCAAGATAGACTTCGGCTGTGGACCGAACAAACGCCAAGGATTTCTAGGAGTTGATTCAATTTCCTTCCCCGGAGTCGATGTAGTTTTAAATGTAGGCAAGGATACATTCCCATGGGCTGACGGAACCGTATCAGAAGCTCATGCCAGCCACTTCGTAGAGCATTTAACCGCAGAAGAACGTATGCATTTTGTAAACGAATTATATCGCGTTATGAAGAAGGGTGGAAAATGTTCAATAATTACACCACATTGGGCTAGCAATCGAGCCTTAGGCGATCCAACTCACAAATGGCCCCCCGTAGCTGAAATGTGGTATTATTATTTAAATAAAGACTGGCGAGCAAAGAATGCTCCTCATACAGACGGAGAATTCTTACCGGGTGGGTTTACTTGCAATTGGAGTGCGACGTGGGGTTATAGCTTACGTCAAGATCTTACTGTTCGTAGCACGGAATTCCAGCAATTCGCTGTAAACAACTACAAAGAGGCTTGCCAAGACCTTATAGCTACTATTACGAAAGAATAAAATGAAAACAAATCGCGTAAAAAAGTTGAAATAAAAATAACCTATGAAGATGAAGAAGAAATAAATATTGGATTTAAAAATCCACACATGTCGTACGACCTCAAATACGATATACACGAAATATATTCTTGGTTTGGACCCACAACTTATAAATACACGGGGCTTGGAACCTTTTCTCTTAATGTAATCAATTCTCCAATAATACAAACCCCAACCCTTGTTCAAATAGAAGAAAAATAAATGAATAAGATAGATAAATTCTTTGATTGGGTTTTAAATAAAATACTGGGGCCAGTTTCCCACCATGGTTTAATGAAATGCAGAGAATGCTTTGCTCCAGCCGACTATAAGGTTAGATTTCGACCCCAATATGTCTCTTTTTATGTCTGCTCATCTTGTCTATCTGAAGAGTCAAAGACAGATGGCAGTACGATTATTCCACTATCATGACCATAATCACTAAAAAATACCAAATCATATTAGCGGATCCTCCATGGGCATATAATGATAAAACCCCAAGAGGTGGCGCAGAAAACCATTATCCCACTCTTTCTACTGAAGATTTATGTAAAATGAAGGTAAAAGACATAGCGGACGATAATTGTATTCTATTTATGTGGGCGACTTATCCTAAACTACCCGATTGCTTGGGCGTAATGGCCTCGTGGGGTTTCGAATACAAAACCCTTGGGTTCCAGTGGGTCAAGCTAAACAAAAAGGCTAAAACCCCGTTTTGGGGCATGGGGCGCTATACGCGGGCCTGTACCGAGCCTTGTTTTATAGGAGTTAGGGGAAAACCCAAAGTAATTGATCACGGCATCCACCAATTAATTACTTCACCAATCGGTAGACATTCAGAAAAACCAGCCGAAGTTCGTGATTTAATACTTAAATTAATCGGTCCCTTACCTAGAATTGAGCTTTTTGCCAGACAAAAGGTCGAAGGTTGGGATTGTTTTGGTAATGAAGTTGAATCTAATATAACGCTGTAAATCATTCATTATTGATACTAATCTTTAATCTAATAGATTGAGGTGTATCAATGACTGTAATGACCCAGCAAATCATAGCTTCGCTTACCGCCGATGGCGGTAGCAATGGTATATTAACTTTTGCAGATACAAGTCTATTTGAAGTAGGAGCGACGTGCTATTTGTCAGCAACCGGCTTACCTACAGTGTCTTTACTTGTAGATGCCATTCTTTCTTCAACTCAATTAGCAGTTAAGATATATGGACAATATACCAGGTTCCCTAGTTCAGCCTATACAGTAGCATTATCAGCAAAACTCACGCAGCCGCAACAGGTCGATTTTCTTTTCGCAGATAATGGTCAAGAAATCCCAGTTGGCGGCTCAATTATTTTAGATGGTCCTTCAGCGAACTCATTTATATCGTTTGACGGTACAAATATCAATATAACCGCCCCAATAGTCGCTACAAGACTTGGAACTGCCGGTTTTACTGATATTTCAGGCACCCCGGGCTCAGGCGTTGGCAATACAGCTAAAGGTCGAGCAGCTATGGCTAATGCGGCATCTACCATGACCGTAACAAACAGTTTAGTTACTGCAAACGATGTAGTCAATATTCAATGGGAAACGGCTTTAGGTGCCGGAATTACCCATATCGTAGTACCCACTGCTGGAAGCTTTACTGTAACAACTTCTTCAGCGGTAACCGGCGCAAAGATCCTCCGTTGGTCTATTGCGTAATTGAGAGAAACTATGTCAGACCAAGCCAAGCTTCCGCTAACCGTAATTTTAGAAAATCAAGAAGATCGTATCCAGCACCTTGAAAGGGAAAGGGTAGAGGTAGCTACACAAATGAGTAAGCAGACGACCATCCTCGAATCAGTTAAGGAAGAAATTGGCGAATTAACCAACTCGGTTAAAGAAACCAATAAATCTATGGCCGAATTTGCTAGCAAGGTAGTTGACGAGCAAGGCAAGATTAAAGGTCGTGTCGTAGCGTTAGAAAAACGTGACCGCGCAGAGGTAGAGAAGGTTAAGTGGCATAGAAAGCTGATTTACGCAATTGTCATTGGCGGTGGCGGCGGTGTATTAACTTTCATAGCAGAAAGATTAGTTAATCATTTAGGGATGTAATTGTGAATAATAAGCAAGCATTAGCTATATTAAACATAATTGCTATTGAGCTTAAGAATCTTAATAAAGCTCAGCACGAACCATTTGCTACAACTACTCATGATGTAATTAATGAACTTAACTCCGCAGGCGAAGGCAAGTGGCAAATAAACAATACTCCGGGAATTAGCACAGAAGGTGTTAATCAACGTGGTAGTGATTTAACCGCTGGCCAAATAAGCCGCAATAAACCAATAGATCAAAAACCTCCATTGGTTCCAAACGAGCCATTCTCACCTAACGGCTCTTTGTCTTCAAGACACGCTGAATTTAAGTGGTGGAAACCACTAGATGATCATATTAAAGCAATAGCATCAAAACCTAAACAAGGGAAATTACTCTAATGGCTAGAAAAGCAATTAATGATGAAAAGAAAAATGCTATCGATATTGCGTTTCGCACGATGCTTCGTCAAAATAAATTATTAGATCCTGATATTGATTTATCGTCCGCTTTAAATCTTATTATAGACGCCCCCTTAGTAATATTCGTAGATTCTGTTAAGGGAGATGACTCTTTTAATGGAAGAACACAAGATTTTGCTTATAAGACTATTCAAGCGGCCCTTGATAGCCTACTTAACTATGAAATTCGTGAATTAGTTACAATAAATGTTGCTGCGGGCACCTATGATGGATTCTTTTTAGGTGGCCATCAAGTAAGTTATTCTAAAACCAACGTTCTTGGAACTCCAGGAATTAAGATCCAAGGCACAACGGCTTTATCTACCGTAACTACTGGAAGTAATCAAGGAACAGCCACTTCAAAAGGGGCTTCAGGGACATTCACAGATACTACTCAATCGTGGACAGTAAACGATCTTAAAGGAAAGTTTGTAACGTTTGTAGGCAGTGGCGTAAATTATCCGATAATTAGTAATACAGCAACTACAATAACCTGCCCTACTCTTACTAGTTTTTCTGGGTTCCCCAGTAATCAATATCAAATATTAGATAATGTCAGTATTGTTACTTGCAATGCAAACATTCCTACCTTTTCTGCTGGAACCACCAGCGGAATGGTTATAGGAAATGAATCTCCATTCTCCGCTTCTGGCATACTTATTCAGAATTTTTCAATTACTGTAAGTACCGCTCAAATAGGTGTATTACTTAGATCTAACAATAGTATAGTCACCTTAAGAGAAATGACGATAAATTCATCCACTAATTCTTCATTTTCAATGAATTCGGGGACATTAGCGATGTCTAGAATGGCTCTTATTTCAAGTGGAACGGCAGCCGTATTTAGTAATCCAGCCAATAGCGTTCCAATAGCATTCAACATAGCTGAAAGCTACGTTTGGCAAAAGAATACTGGAACTGGAACCGCGTTGGGATTGTCGTTAGGGTCTATTCTTTGCAGTTCGATTTTATTTGAAGGCTGGGGCACAGTAATAAGCAATATAGAAAGTGCCGCTGGCACTGCCGCTCCCAACGCAGTGAGAGTCGCACTAATATCTCACGCATGTATCAACTGCACTACTGTAATCTCGTCTGCTGCTCCAAATTTCTATGCAAACATTGGAGCTCAAAATGGTTTTCCTATTACAGAAAGTGGTAACACTAATTATGTAGTTGTATCAAGAGGCGGCAGAGTGAAGATTCTATCAACAGCTACATTACAGGCCACTAATGAAATAACTATAGATGGTGCAGTGACCACAATAGCTGCCTTAAGAGCAGCCTCCCCTACGGCCCTACCTTCTACTCCAAATGTCTGGGGTACTGTAGTTTATCAATAAAAATAACTAAAATGATGATTTTACCCGTTTGAGTACCAATCTCAAATATATGGGTAATTTAATGAGACTTTCTATCGCTTTTATCGTCGTAGTCGCCGCCTGCACTATTGCACAACCAGTGGGAGAACCAGCGCCAATTCCAGTTATTTCTGCCCCAGTTATGCTCCAAATTGCTGAGATCACACCGAGCAACGTAAAAGCATATATAGCTAAGATACAAGAGCTAAAGGAATCAGGTAATACCAATCTTTGGTTAAGGATAGATAGCCCCGGTGGTTCAGTTTTTGATGGAATGGAATTAGTCAGAGCTATTGAAACCTACGGATCGCCAGTTACTTGTGTCGCTGACATTAAAACAATGTCAATGGGCTTCGTTCTTCTTCAATATTGTGACTTTCGTTTAACTACTAAACGTACAGTCTTAATGGCTCATGGCCCAAGCTCACAAGGCGAGGGGAAGGAGCAAGATCTTGAAAGCACAGCCAAGTTTCTTAACGTCATTAAACTAACAATGGCCGAGCAAGTATGTAAGCGAAGTAAACTTACCAAAGAACAGTTTTTAGAGAAAATAGACAATAAAGATTGGTTCTTTGGATGGGAAGAAGCAAAAGAAGATGGATTAATAGACGGGACAGTAGAGGTAGAAAAGTTGCCGCCCGAAACCGTAATCCGAGTAGTCAATCCGTTGGAAGAGCTACTAAAGCAATTACAGCGCTAGTTAGTATATAGCCATTTGGTCCAATTCGTCTTCTAATTCTTCTAACGAATTACATTCAACAACTACCCGATTGGCCACTTTATTGGCCTTTCGGCATGTTTCTAGAAAATCATGTAAACACTCCTGAGCTTCGTCAAACGTTTCATGCTCGTGTTTACAACCCTTTCCATTCGGTCCTATTGTTGTATACATTATGTATTGCGGTTCCTTGATGTAGCTTGATAAAGCCTGCTGGTTATGCTGGCTATGCTATAATACCACTAGAAGATTGGTACGTCAAGGACCGATGGCTGATTGGCTTGGTTTGAAGAAGAAATAAGGATAAAACATGAATCTCCTAGAAACAACAGAGTTTAGAGTGTCAGTAAATGGTGATAAGTCGGGCGAAACCTATATGGGGTCATTTAAGTGTCTTCGTAGACTATCTCACCGTCAAGAATTAGCAAGAGATCGTAAGTATCGGGAATTATTGGGCGAAAACCCCGATTCAGCGTCGCAAAACGCAAAAGACAAGGCTGAGGTGTTCGCAGATCTTTATGTCTGTTTAGCTGAAGTTCCTGCTTGGTGGAAAGAAGCGGGCTTTGGCATAGACCTTGTAGATGATAACGTAATTTCAGAAGTTTGGTCAGAAACTATTAAGATTCGTCTAGCTGCCATTAAGGAAGTTCAAGACAAAGGCAAAGCAGCAGAAGCTAGGTTGAAGGAAATGGCCGAAAAGCAGGAAGTTGTAAAGAATCAATAAGCTTTATGGCTGATTATCTAAATGAAATACAGAAAGCCGCCTTGCTTTCTGTATTAGATCCAGATTATCAAGCCTATATGCGAAAGCTATGTCGTTGGTATAGTGTCAAATTTCATACTCCACTTCACGAAGTCGAAAATCTACCCAAAGACTACATTTACCAACACTACTTCGAAGCTTATTATGAAGATATGGAGCCCGAAGAGCAGCATAACCAGATCATTTTCCTCCTAGAAACTCCAGAAGAACGTGAGAAGAGACTTAAGGAAGAAGACGATAGCCTATCCGACCTAGAACAAGAGGTTAAAGAAGGATTGTCATTACAAGACATATTAGCTAAGAATAAGGCTTTAAAGGCAGCTAATTCTAAAGAAAAGAAAGCTCCATTAATCCCACCTCCCAATAAGCCTCTTAAATCTCAGCCTGAAGCGCTTCCAAAAGACTTACCCGAAGAAGTAAAGGTCGAGTTTGTTGACGATTTCCCCGATTAATGCAAAAAGCAATCTTATAATATATGGCAACTCCCAAAAACCCCGGTGGAATTGGTGGCAGCGCAGGGCAATTAAGCGCCGACATTAAGAAAGCTAAAGATCAGTTTAAACAACTCGAAGCTTTGATTAACCAAAATCAAGGTGCTTTGAAGAAGTTTGCTGATAATTTCAAAGCTATTGCCGCCAGTATGAAAGAGGTGGTTCAAGGGAATAGGTCGTTTATTGCAGCATTAAAATCTGTTGGGGCTGAAGCTAAATCACAGGCCGCCGCCCTCCAAAGCATGGCAAGTAGCATATCTGCCGTAGCTGCAAGTAGCAAGCGATTAAGTGGAGCAAGTGGCGGTCGTGGTGGTGGCGGCGGAGGTGGTGGTGGTGGTGGTGGCAACGGGGGCGGTGCTATAAATGGCAACGTGATGTTGCTCCCACTCCCTAATGGTGGTTTCGTTTCGGCTCCAGCAACCCCTCAAGCCCAACACCAAGCCCAAGTATCTCACATGGGACAAACTTCGGCGGCAGCTTATAGATATACTCAAGCATCTCAAATAATGGGGGTGGGCGCTGAAGCTGCTCAATATGCTGGAACGGCAGGTCTGGCTACGTATGGTAATTTAGCTAAAGTAAGAGGATATAGAGGGGGAATTACATCCAGAATGCTTGGAGGTGATTTTAGTGATGTTTTAGCTTACGAAACAGCTAGACTACATCCAGACAGACCTCGGAATCTTGCGGATTTTCCATCATTAAGAGGTGGGATTAACGGCACTCTTGATAATACGTTTGGTGGAACGGCAGGATTAACCGCCGCTAATTTTCTTGGGAATGCCAGTAGCATTGCCGCTTCTGCCGGAACTGGATTAGCTAACGCAGGCGCTGCAGGCGCTGGCACTGGAGTTATTGGTGCTGGACTAACTGCCGGAATAAATACTGCCAATTTTAGTCTTCAGGGCGGCAAAGAGGCTATGCAGACCGGAAATCTTGAGTCTGGTATTAGGAATTACCAAACAGAGGTAGATCCAACTTTAGCACCCTTGATGCAACATTTACAGCAATATGCCCCCGCATTATTAGCAGCAGATAGACGTACTGGCGGTAAAGCTATGCAAGCTGGGTGGGCCGGTGCCGCACAGGGCATGTCTTTAAGTGAAAGCTTAGAATTCGCTTCAGGGTTGAGTAATAAATACGGCTCTAACATGGCAATGGGTATTCAAAATAGATCTGGAGGTTCGGCGGCTAAAATAGCTGCGGATCAAAAAGCTGCGGCTCCAAAAACGGGAGGTTTTTTAACAAACCACCCTTTAAGTAAAACCGAAAAGGGATGGCTAAGTGGAGATCTAATACCTGGAACCCATATACCTATGTCGGATGATATTGGCCATCATTATGGGATTCATGAAGGAAATGGATTACCTGAAGCTATCGCTACGCCTAAAAGTGGTGGAGGAGGAGGAGTTTCTTACAAACAACGCGGATTGTACGAACGCTCATTAGAATTTCAGAAGTATGGATTTGATAGACAAATGACTGGCGAGTTTATGGGCAATGCGTCAGGTTTAATGTCAGGAAACGGAGCAGACAGACAAGAAAAAGCTCAAAGAATGCTAACTTTAGCCGTAGCCGCTGGCGTTAAGTCGGGATTTGACGTAGAAACTAGAGAAAGTATTGCTTCTTCAATTGGTCAAGCCATGATGGGTCCGAGCGGAGGATTTACTGAAGCTGGAGTATCCGCATTAGCTAATTTACTTGGAAATGGAGGTGGCATTAAAGCTGATATAGAGCAAAGATCAAAAGGATTAAACGCCTTGTCTGAAGGCTTGGGCGGCGACCCTTTTTTGCAAGCGGTTAATTTTTCGCAAACAAGAAATAATTTAGGTGACGATGCTAGCTTCTATAAGACTAAGGCCTTGAGCAACGCTTCACTTACGGACCTTCTTGGTAATTCCGATGAGTTACGGTCATTTGGCGTCACTGACGCACAAAGAAAACAAGAATTTGAAGGCGACATGGATCGCATGGCCCAGGAAGCGGCAGGTAGCGATCAAAATCTCGGTGCTGCATATGCTAGCGGCGGTTGGCGTGGGGCCATGAAATCGAATCCTGCTTTAATGGCCGGAATTCTTAGACAAAGAGATCAGTCGTTTAAGGGAATGAATCAAGTAGAAGGAACTAAGGCAATCGAAGCGCTTGGTAGCTACGACGGATCGATCGAAAGTATGGCTTCCGCTTCAAAAACAGTCTCTGGATTACAGCAACATTCTTCAGGCGCAGCAGCCGGAACGGCAGCAATAACTATGCAGGGCCTAGTAGAAGCGATGAGTAAACCTGAAATTACCTCTGCTTTTAGAGACGCAAGTGCTTTTTGGAAGACTGTCCAAGGAAGTGATAATAAATTATGGGATGATGCTATTGGGTTAGTTCAAGAGCTACAAATATTAGTTCTAGAAATGAATCATTCTCCTCCGGAAAGAGTTGCTGAAGTTAGGAAGGCTATTTCCGAAAGACAAAATAATCCTATAACTGGCTTAAAAAAGAAATAATGAAAAAGAATAATAAAATATCTCCAAATTCCGGAGACGCCCATCAAATCTCCCCCTACTGGATTGCTTATGTAGTCAAGTTTAAAGATAAAATTACTTTAGATTTTGACACCCAGCAATCTATAGATAATATTAAAGATCCTGTCGAAGAAGATGGAGATCCTTTAATAATAGATGACGATTGTGTATCATGGACATGTAGGTCTTCAAAAGGATCTAAGACTGGAGATTTAAATTTAAATTTACTTGTAGGTAAAATAAATTATCTATCTGAAATAAATCCTGGCGACTGGGTATGTTTTTGGTATTTTGATAATAAAACTAATTATTTAAATGTTAAAGAGGCACTTAAAAATCAGACCTTTAATGTTGGAAATAAAAAACTTAACCATAAAGATTTAGGATTGAAATTTCTAGGTCGTGTAAACACCGTCACTTCTTCTGTGCAAGTAGGTGCGGGAGGTATCAAGAACATGACCATGAACGTTGGTTGTACTAGCTTTTCAGAGCTGGGGGCAATGATTTTCTTCGACCCTTATATTCAAAATCTTAAAAATGGTCCAGTTGACTATTGGATGGATTTTAATAATTTAACTGGCGCTACCAAAGGGGCCATCACTAGTATAATGCCAACTCAGTTTGCGATTCCTCTTACATTGACAATGCTTTTGGGATACGGACCTAGCCAGAAAGCCAAATTTGGCAATCAAAACACTTCAGTTAGTATGTCTCCAAATGAGGCATATTTTATTCCCGATACAATCAATACACTATTTAGGAGAGACTCTACTTCAGGTGGCGGCCAGACTTACGCAAACATTTTAAACGTAACCGTAGGCGTCCAAGAGTTTATTGACTACGCTCCTGAAATAGATACGGAAAATAATTTATTTAAAGACACTGGATTTATAATAAATAATTGTACCAAAAGACTAAACGATCCAATTGTAGTCCAGCCTACCTATTGGGCTATGCAAGAAGTTATGGGGATCCTGCAAGGATATTTGAATTCTCCAATAAATGAAATGTTCACCTCAATGAGAGTGTCTTCTGACGATCTTATATATCCGTCACTGACCGTAAGAAGAGTTCCACTTTCAACTCCCAAAATAGTTCCCGTATTGGCCAAATTAAAAAGCCAGGCAGCAGGGGCGGCAAATACTCCACAAGAGAAAAATGCTAATAATGTAATTAAAAGAGAAATTAAGCAAGCTAAAACTACTGCGCCAAAAAATGATATTAAGTTCGATTTTAATGATAATTTTAATATAACTAAATATTTAGATCTTCCTCGCTGGGAAATAGATGATGCAATGATTAATTCATTTTCATTTACAAAATCTAACGGCGCTAAAATGAACTTTACTTATTTACTCCCGATTAGACAAGGGATAGATCCTCATGACATAAGAAATTCATTGACCCCATTGCACGATACTGTTGATATTAAAAGAAGTGGCGTTCAAGGCGTCGTTAAAAATATTTCAGCAGCTTTTACAGGATCTATAAATGGAGAAATTACAGCAAGAACGTCTTTTTATAATAAGTTTTGGTTAGATATAAATGGGATGAATCATTTAAAACTTACTGGAACGGTCACTGTAGTTGGATTTTCAGATCCTATAGCAATTGGGGATAACTGTGTAATTAGCGATCTTCTTTTTCATATTGAATCAGTTAATATGACGGGGAATATAAATGGTTCTGGATTGAAGTCGTCTTCTATTCAATTGACCTTGACGAATGGCATTGTACTTAGTGAGTCTGAAAATAATCCAGAGGGTGCCCACGTATATTACATAAATAATCCAAAAAATAAGCATATGGATTCAATTACGGTAGAAAGGGAGTAATATGAGCGAAATCTTTCCATCTTATTTAGGCGATATCGCTCAATTGCAGGCTAGTTCGTATGAACTCTCTCTAAATGACTCTAGACTTAGATTAGGTAAAATTATTAATATTTATCCTCCAGATGAACAATATAAGACAATGACATATGATGTTTTAGTCGGATATTGCGATGGCGGTGCCGAAGCTCACACTCCATATTATAGAGTAAAAACGACCACTTTATTTGGTGGAGTGGCGGATAGAATTAACTGGATACCCAGAATCGACCCTAATCCAAAATCATTTTTAAGACTTAATAGTGAAGTTTTAGTTATGTGTGTTAATGGTAATTCTAGAGAAGCATATATTATAGGCGGTATTCCCCATTCATATGCTGGTACAGAAGAAACGTACGGGAATTCTATCTTTTTAGATTTTGAATATAACGGAATGAATGTCTTTATTAACGAAGATGGCGAATTCCAGCTAACCCGCAGAGGAAAGACTAACGCAGACGGATCTGTCGCTGATTCTGAGAAACACCAAGACGCTACTTATCAACAGACCATTAATGGTGAGCACATCCTTGGCTATATAGGTAGTTTAGACGACTCGGCCACAGACAATGCCTTTTTTAAAATAAGTAAGAAAGATCAAAACATAAAGACGTATAGTAAGAATAATACTGAGTTTAAGACAGATGCTAATCTCAAAATAACTACAGCTAACGGCATGAAAGTCAATCCTGACGCGGCTAGTCAACAAGCTTGGCTTAATGGCACTAATTTCAGGAATCAGCAACAAACGTTACATACCAACCTGTCTACCGACATAGCCAACCTTACGGCGGCGCTTACACAAGCTACAATAGCCTTAGGAGTAGCCGCTGCAGCTAATGCAGCACCTATGCTGGGTGGAGTATTAGCATTGCCCGGTTTTGGAGTTATGGCTTATTCATTAACCCAAGCTATAACGGCAGTAACCAAAATGGGTGTGGATTTAGCCAACTTTGAAGCCCAAGCCTCTACATATCTAAGCACTAAACACACCCACGGGGATTAATAAATGGCAAAATTTAGCGTAAATATAGCAGATAAGGCATTGTTAGACCAAATGGCGTTAGATACCGATAAGGTATTGCGCCAAGGTTTGCAAGCTAATGGCGTCGATTATGGAACTAAAGCTATTCCGGTGCCTAATTATGACGTTTTGGTTCCAAGCGGCGGTGATGCTTACAATGTCTCACAAGATGGCATTAAGGCTGGATTAGCCGTATCGGTTAAGTACATGGCCCCATTCTTCGCTCAACAAACTATATCGCCAGTGCCGTCAACCATTACCTTTAGAGGCATCCCTACGCCATTAATAGCCTTTACTGTTACGGATAGCATATCAGTACCTAGACAGGCGTTAGTTTCTGTACAATTCGATATAGCCGTTTCTGCGTCTCCCGCTCATTTACTGCAATACTGGATTGACGTATCCGGAACTCAAAGCAATCAATTACTTACATATATTACTGATACTAATCAAAAACACGTAACTGGGACGTTCGTAGTGACCTTACAAGGCACTCCAACCATAACTTTGTATGCGGTTAAGAACAACTCCCCTTCAACTGGCACTAACTTCACTATAGACGGCAATTCTTCCATTAATATGACAATAGCTGGATAGCAAGACAAGGAAACAATCTTAACTATATGGAATTAATACAATACAGTAAGAATGGAATTGGATACGTCGAGAGCAAAGGGGATGAGGCCCTTAAGGCTTTGTCTACTATCTCATGGGATCAAAACTTCTTTTTCCCAGACAACTGGAATAAATATTATCCATATAAAATGGCTATTTTGTCTCCAATAGACGGAACCTCTAAATATTTATCTCATTGGGAGTTTGTCTTACCTATCCCACCACAAGAACTAACCATAACCGGAGCTATAGCCACAAACGTCCAAGCCACGCTTAATGGAATCGTCGAATATCACAACGGCTCGCCATTTAGAGATATTACGTTACAAGGGACTACTGGATTTACGCCTATTAAGAATAGTGTTGTAGCCCAGCTTCCGCCAGTTTTGGGTTACATTCTTGGTGGTTCGTTAAACGACCTATCTTCAGCCAATCCTTTGAATATATTTAAAAGCAATATAAATAAAGGTCTTAGCTACACTGACTTAGATCCGGACAGAATTCCAACAGAGTCTACTGGTTATTATCAATTTCGATTATTCCAACAATTCTTAGAGCAATACTTAGAATTAAAGAAGAGCAAGATCCAAGTAAATACGCCAAAATCAGTAGTTAATTCAACTGACTTGAGATTGGCTCTAATCATAAATAAAGACGAAGCCGCCTACATATGCAGCGGTGTTTCATTTGATATGAAAAGAGCGGTCAACTCTCCAATGGAATATTTATACACATTGAAATTAAAGGCTTGGAAACGTGTAAACCCGGCTATGATAGATGGGGGTAGTTTTGATAGCCCTATTGCAATTCCTTCTGCAAAACTACCGAATATAGCTACTGGTATACTTAATCTAATTAAAAACGCCTCGACTGCGTTTCAATCGATTAACGATTTGCTAAATTCAGTGGGCAACGGTCTTGGATTTGCATTAAGCGAAACTATTAGGAATTTATCAGGTGGAGTCAAAAGCATACTTAATATCCCGCTTTCTGTACTAGACCTTCCTCATAATCTATTTCAAAACGTTGTAGCTTCAATGCAAGCTGAAATAGCCGATTACAACAACTTAGACGTAGGTAATCAGCTACAGACAAAGTGGAATCAGCTTACTCAAGATCTATACGGAATAAATGTAACTACCGATACAGTTAACTATCCAGGGTTAGATGGTCGTCGCATTCCTAGTCATATATTGCCAAAGCCCGGCGACGAACCTATGGGTGGAAAGCTACATGACTTCTTTGATGGTTTGAATCCAAGAGATATTAAGCTAAGTAGCACAATGAAAAATGCTATATTTCAATACCAAAATAAAGTAGCTAATCAGACAAGAACTGATTATGAAAACATGGCTAATCAGCTAGATGCTATTAGTATTCAAATAACTACATTAAAGCCTAACTTAACCGATGATGAGCTAAATACGTTGTTTTATTTAGACAATTTAATTCAATCATTGGATTATCTTGCCATGTCAAGAGATGTAAACCCACCTAAATTCACTAGCTTAGAATATATTGCAGGTTTGGCTCAGAGAAGCGGCATTGCTTTTACCACTCCAGTAAGTAAGTTCGCCATTCCTTTTCCTTATAATCATACACTAGAACAAGTCTCGCAAATGTATCTAGGCAATACAGACAGATGGCATGAGATCGCAGCCCTAAATGGCTTACGAGCGCCTTATGTAGATGAAACTGGATTTCAACTCCCATTCTTAGTTAACGGAGATGGCAGAAAATGCTATGTTTCAGATAAAACTAATTTATATATTGGTCAATACGTCTGGATCTCTTCTCTTAATAAGCCCAATAACAAAAGAACTATTAATAATATTAGAGAAATATACACAGGCTTTGTAGAGGTTGAGCTTTCTGGTAACGCAGATCTAGATAGTTACGTAATCGCGGCTTCAGCCACGTTACAGGCGTTTTTACCCGGAACGGTGAATTCACAACAAGTTATCTATATCCCAAGCGCAAATACACCAAGGGAAGATCCAAAACTATCTAAAGTTCCTGACGTAGACGAAATGGATACTTTATTGGATGTTGGCGGCGTAGATTTGCTATTAACCCCAGATGGAGACTTAGCTATAACACCAGACGGAGATTGTAAGCTAGCTTATGGTATGCAAAACATTATTCAAAGAATTAAGTTAGCTTTATCTACCAAGCAAGGAACATTGCCACTCCATCCTGAATATGGCATTAATTTCGACGTAGGCGACAGTATAGCTGACGTAAATATTAAAGAGTTAACTTCAGCTATATTAACTATGTTTAAGGGTGACTCGACGTTTAGAAACGTTGCTTCGTTAGATATACAGCAAAATGGCCCAGTATTAATGATTAATATAGTATTAGAAATAAACGGAACGTCACAAATCTTGCCAATAAGCTTTGGATTAAATCTTTAGTGATTGTTGATATTAGCTACACGGTAGATAATGTCATAGCACGCCTTAAATCCCTTAGCACCTTCTGACATCGCCTCAATACCTTCTGATGTAATCTCGTATTTACCTATTTTTGGTACGTATCGAGCGTACCCCATAACTACAAGCCCATCAACTACCTTACTAGCCATACTGTAATTATGACCAAAAAATCGCTCTAGCTCCCACGCTAGTAGCGATTTTGGTTCTTGAGAGGTAGATAATGAACTTAATATAGCGAGTTGTTCAATACTTATTGTCATCAATGTTGAATTTTTTACATTCATAATGTATAAGCAAATTCTCTCTTTCGTTCAATGTCGTAGCCGCGCCTTCTTCTAGGGCCTTGGGTCTACCACAAATATAACAATTCCACAGCATTATATCTTTCTTTACCGGTGCAGTATTAATAAGTTCTTTCCCTGGCTTTGAACTACTTTTCCCACCATCAGCAGCAAAGTCAAATTCCCAATCTTCTATGTTTGGTAAATTAAACATTATTTAGGTACAATTAGTTTGTATAAATCCAGATATCATATTAACGATATCATCGACGCCCTTTTGGTAATCTTTTCGGGGCAGCGTGTAGAAACCTGCCGTTCCCTTCCGGGTATCCACCCTGATTATAGCACCATCGGGGCCTCTGTCAAGCACCCCTAGGGTTGTCGCGAATTGAGCGTCACCCGCCATTAGCTGGGCAGCGGCCTCTCGATAGTTCACGAATCCGGGGCTATTTTCAAGGAAATTGAAGATGTCTTTAACAGACTCTTCCATACTTCTATAAACTCGCCATTGCTGTGTTATGGCTTTTGGAGGATTTTTGCTACCTACGGTAAATTCAGTATCTCCACCCGCCAAAGTCGGTCCGGTCCAAGCCCCTTTGCTGACATTCCAGAGGTTGAAGGCCCGTTTAGCCGGGTTCGACTGACCCCACCCCGACTCATGGCAGGCCCACGCCGTTAGTAGCACACGGGCGTTTAGGCTCATTGCAGGACGAACCGCTAAAGCGGCCTTTACTAAACTCGACATAAACACTTGCTTATCTGGGGTTAATACAAAACTCATTATTTCTTCTCCTTAAATAACTCACATCGGCAGCCTTCAAGTATACAAAGGGTAGTTCCCATCAATGCATGATCGTGCGCCGTATGTCCACATACACATCTATCTGATTGCCATTCATAACTACCAGCCTTGCGCTTCATTCCTTCTTTAATCTTCTGGTTCTCTTCAGCTTTACGAATGGTTTGTAGCACTTTTTCCAGCAATACGAAGCAATCATAGCTTATTTTACCAAAATAGTCTACATTAATAAGCTCATCCATCATTTCTTTCGCCGCTTTAAAGTCTTGTTCGTCTAATTCAATATCTGCTTTAATTACCATAAATACTTTTTCCAGCTTTCGGGTATGCTACTATTAGTCATTTTAAATGTCATGTTCATAGACGATGGAGTAGGTTTAATAGGCTTGGTTAACAACTTCATTCCAGCTTCTTCCGGCATCTTATTGCTTTTGAACTGATTACAGTCATAACAACTTGTTACTATGTTATTCCACTGAGTTTTTCCGCCTTTGGATTTGGGTATTACGTGGTCAAATGTAGCTAATTTACTTACTAGTTTTTTAAGACAATACTGGCATTTACCCTTATCTCTAAGGAAAACGTTTTCTTTATTAAATCTAACCCCAACGGAACGAGCCTTAATATATGTCGAAACCTTAATTACTGCTGGCATTGGATATGTTCTATTTGTGGTATGAATCACATCTTCAAAGGTTTCTATTAATTCAGCCTTGTTTTGGAACAGTAATATAACCGCTCTTTGCCAATTTACTGTTCCAAGTGGGGCATAATTATTATTTAATACTAAGGTTCGCTTCACATATCACCAATTATTCGTCTATATCTGAACTCGATCTATTTCTGGCCCTTCTGGACATAGTAGCATTTAAAGAATTATTTAAGGAGTTATTACTCGTATTCCCTAAATAGCTATCATCGCCAATGTCTTCCACCCTACCCGACGGCGTTGCGGGTGGCGGCGGCAGCCCATTATTACACCATTCGCATCCACATAATGAGGAGAACCTGTCTATCGGTGGGCTAGAATAGGCTTCAAAAACCTCTTGAGGTGTCGCTCTATTATTAAGAATTGCTCTCCAAGGGGATCGTTCAGTTTGTTCGTTAATTGCTGGAGCTTGTTCAGCAAACGGACGAGCCGCTGGGGATATGTCTGTGTATGAGTCAATATAGCTCCAGTTAGAGCTATTTATCATGCTACCTGCATTAGCACGAATTTCGTCAGACAAAGTATCTAATCTATCAATGAATTCCGTATTTGGTATGCTATACATTGCAATGCGTTCTGCTGGCGGGGGAATCTCTATCTCAACACATGGATTTACCATGGATATGGTATTTCTATCGCCATTCATCGTAGACACTCCAATTCTAAATAAATTAGCTATCTGATTTACAGCCATGCTATTAGTATTATGGGTATTATGGATATTATGGGTATTATTATAAGCCTCTAGCTTAGCTAGAATCCCAGAACTTAGGTTATAGCCCTTAGCTACATACTTCTCTATACGCTTTTTGATTTTTTCGTTTATTTCAACATCTTCAGCTAAGACAAGCTCTTTTTCTAAGATTAATTCTAATGTATCTGTTTTATACGCAAGATTGAACCCATCCATTGTAATTCCAACCTTACAGGTATCAAAATCAAACGATTGGAGAATTTGTCTTTGAAATGAAGCATCTGCATACTCTTCTACTACAATTAGTTGGAATTTAAGCTCATCTATATTGCATTCAATAATATCTTGAATATGAAGCCTATCTTCATATTCAGCAATACTTGCGTTTCTAGCCTTGACTTTAATATCTGTAATTTCTATCGGAGTTATTGGTAAGGTGTAAACATTCGCGTTGTAAACATTCGTGTTGTAAACATTCGTGTTGTAAAAATTCGGTGGCCCAGCAACTCTTATTGCATTATTAGACGTGCTATTTGTGACAACGCCATTTTGTCTGGCGGTAATGTAATCTAGGTCTCCTGTATATGGATTGGCTGCTACATGTACCCACTTTTTAGTTAACTGTAATAATATTGAATTTTTAAGACTCACACTTGGAGTAGTTCTTACATAAACATCAATATCTGTGTAAGGGTGGCTTTCATCGACAGCATTCATAATAAACCCCCCGCCTATAAATATATTATTTATATTGACGATGGGGTAAAAAAGCGCTTGTAAAACGTCATTTACTTTTTTTAGCGTTGGATTTTTTTCTTTCCATTTTGTTACATTTTCTAAGTGTATGTAGTCTTCATTTATTGACATTATTTTCTCCAATAAGTCTCTGGTAATAGATCTTCATTTGCATTAAACATTATTTCCCAACACCTCGGCGCCAAGAAGGGTATAAACCCAAAAGACATATAGACTGTCTGCATATATGGGTCGTCGTCAAAACAAAGCGTCGGAGGAACAGAATACCACTCCCCAACCTTAGGATCAAGCTTCTTTAAATGCCCAGTCTTATAGACCGTCGGCTTCTCAGCATTATCTACAGGGCGCATAAGCAGTCTATCGGAAGTAAGAGTGTCTACGAAGTATGATAACAGCCAATTCGTAGTTACCTCTCTTAATGACTCGTTTCTGCCAGTTAAAAAGAGTATTTCGGGCCCGCAATCTAGATTTTTTAGCTCATTAACCACTCTTTGGGCTTCTGGAATAGGAAGATCTTTAGCGATTTCATCCGGCTTAAGGAAGCCTTTCCAATCTTGGTCTTTTAACTCAGCGTGTTCAATGTAATGCAACCTATGGGTAGCGTCAGCTAACGTGCCATCTATATCTAGAATTATTCTCATTACATGTCCTCAATATCTTGAGCTACTATTTTAGCCCATTTTGTATCTTTCCACTCAACCGAGCCTTTTGTATCATTTGCTCGTTCTAGCAACATTTTAGTAAGGTCTTCTTTGTCTTTGTCTAACGGAGCAAAAGCGAGTTCATTTGCCATAACTGTCATGAACTCATAGAATGTAGGTTCAAAGTCTACATCCAAATTAGCTTTGTCTTTATACTGTTTATCTAAAATGGCTATGTTTATAGTAGCTTCAATACCCAGCCTAAGTCTACCTAACTCAGCATTTGTCATACCCCAACAAGCAAACTTCTGCCCGTCTTTGACAATAGACATATCGGTAGTTTCTGCTATCCAATTCTTGTTTTGGTGATTTGTCTCAAACGCCTCTATCCTCTTGCCTATTGAGAGGATTTCGTCTTTAATCATTTCCCCGCCCGGCTCCATTTCAGCTAAGATGGCCCTAAATGGAGTTGAGAAGATATCGGTCAATAAATCAGAGGTTGAGGAGCTTTTAGTAACTAATCGAAGGAAGTCTAGCAAGGTTACATCTTCATCTAGTGTAATAGGAGCTTGTAGAAAGCCGTAAAGAAAATCATCTTGTTCTGTAGCCATTTCAGCATCGTCTGTAAAACCTAAGGCTTTGTCTTTTTTGAAGTGAATTCTAAACATGTTTTTGTTTTCCCTTTTTAGCTAATCTATCTGCTATTTCATTAAACTTATCACCGCTATGTCCTTTTACCCATCGCGTCTTTACATCAATTTGGCTTTTTAAGTAGAGCATCCATTCTACTAATTCTCTATTCTTGGAAGCGATTTTATCACCATTTAGTAGATCTAAGCAATACATACTGTCCGAAATAAGCAGAATTTTTTTAATTTTAGCTTCAATGCAATACTCCATGGCTTGAATAGCGCCGGATAACTCTCCCATATTGTTAGTGCCAGAAGGCCCGCCGCCATAGCCATAGCCAATTACAATATCATTGTGAACAACCACAAACCCCCAACCCCAAGGTTTATTACTTTTACCCGTACTACTGCCATCACAATAAGCGGTAATTAAGTCACTCAAGTCGCCGCCGTAATCGGTGGTACAATTTGAGTTACAAGGATTTCATCCTTCGATTTTTTTGAATCCTTTAAATCACCTTTATCGAACTTATCATAGCATTCCAAACTACAGCATGGGATGCCGGGACACCCTTCTACATCCAAGACATAGCCAGTTATTTTAGGGCACATACCACATTGAGATTTGAATCCGGTGTAATTAAGGTCGTCCGGCTTATTTTCTATGACCGGCTTATTTTTCATGTAAATTTCATCCCAAAATGGCTTACTCTCCATAGAGTTGGTCAATTCCTTTGTTAATGAAGTCTCTAGTCCAGTCAGCATGATCTATATCTTCGCCATCTGTAATGGGCAAGACAGCCTCACAATTCTGAATTACATGGGCAAATTCATGATGAATAGAAGATAGGTTAAATGGAGAATTGTTGATTTCTATGATCTTAGTGTCGCATTCGGTCATTCCAGCAATATCTCTATTCCAGCCATCAATCCAATGGCTTTCGGGATTAGTCCACAATGAATACCCATTTAAAGACTGGCACATATTTTTAACATTAAAACGAGGATCAGTTACTATATCGGAATAAACGCTCATGGTTAGATCTTCAATACGCTGTAATTCTGCACAGGTATTGTCGCCTATAGTGTCTTGGGTCTTTATTTGACCATAAAACGAGACCCCACACTTTGTCTTACAGATTTCACGACTTCCAGAACATGACATTAAAGATAAAGCAAGAATTAGATTTTTCATTGGTCAATTTATTTAAAGTTAGCCTGCTGATACCAAAAACAACTTCCAATAGCCATTCCAGCCATAAATGCGAATATGGGTCTTGTCTGTAACCACAGTACCATACTCCCGAACAAAGAGATAGGGGTACCGGGCGTGTCAAACGACGTAAATAAATGACCGCAAACGACGCCACAAATAACGACCAATATAGGAGCCGAACGGGAGAGATTGAACATAATCTCCGATATAGTATCTCCAGTAGTCTTATTTGTATCAGCGAATATATCCCAACCGACTAAAGCCACCCCGCAAACGCCCATTATAATTTGGGTCGCTAACTTCCAATTTGGAACTATACTCATTTCTTGTTCTTTCTTTTGTTTTTATGATACAAATCTATACTCATAGGTAGAATATAAATTATTATCAATCCGATTATTGTTCCAAATAAGTATCCAACAGCGAAATCTATCATTCATCCTCCTTCGAGGATGTTAGCAAAAAAGTATAAAAAAGCCTATTCCTACGGTCAATCCTAAAACGTGGCCAACTGCGTATTCCATTATTTCTTCCCTTTTATCCAGTCACCGAGTTTACTATACCAAGGGCGCTTATTATAAAGCTCTATAAGGTAGTTGGTAGTTACTTCCCCATCTTCAGCCCAAGCGTCTTCATTTTGCATTTCTTGAAGATAAGCTAACGACCTTTCACTGCCAATATCTTCCATAAAGAAGGTTATCTGCCCATCTTTCAGCCCAAGTAAGTGCGTAATATAGCTATTTCCTATCCATCGAGTTATAGTAAAATATGGTACAGTGCATGTCAAAGGAAGCCAAGTTCCATCCTCTTTTATGTAAAACAGCCCTTTTTCACAAAGGCCTAGATTATAAAGCCCATTGTAAAGGTCTTTTGTTTGATATTGGCCATCCATCGGTTCTTCAAGCATATGAAGAGTTACGTTGTCGAACATTCCCATAGTTTTCTATCCTTAACGCCTTAACGCCTTAACGCTCTATTGTAATACCGTAGAATACACCATTATACTTCCATCGTTCAGCCAGCCCACTAAAATTAAGAGAATGAATACCGTTTTTAGCTTTATTAGCTAATGTATTATTACTATCTAGTATGAGATATCGGTCTTCAATACATCCAGCTATAACTACCCAATGCTTATTCTTGTCTACGCAGGCTATAATGGGCCATTGTATAGGGAAAGATTCGCCGCTTTCTGAAATGAACTTCTCATATGTGTTGAGATGCTTCTTCATTTCAATGTTACTTTTAATATGAAATTGCCTAGGATAGTATCCATAGCCAATTAACGCTTGCATAATCCCGAATTCATTAGTTCCGGTTTCAGCGGTAGTGTTAGTTAACTTCCCTAACTTCCTTAACGACGGACGACTACCTAAGACGCTTAATGCGTTATATGTAGCAAAAATCCCGCAATTATAGTCTGTCGTTTGAATACGCATAAACTATTTAACCCATGGACACCAAGAGCTATGTCCGATTTGACCCTTTTTAATACCTATTTTAGCAGAACCACACTCACATTTATTAATCATTTTTTCAGTATACTTTAATAGCTCGTCTTCTAGTTCCTTCATTAGCACAGGGTCTATCTTTTTACCAACGTATTTATTAGTCACTTGATTCATTGTGTTTATTTGTTGTGATAAGCCTATCATCGGTCGCGGCGCAGGTACCTGCGCGGGCTGTGGAATTGGTGCTGGAGCAGAAGCAATTTGTGCAGTTTGTGCAGTTTGTGGTTGATGTAGTTCGGCATAGCCACTAAGTGTCAAATGAGCGTCTTTTATAGTTATTCCATTAAAGAATTCGCCATCGCTAAACCATCGCAACCAATCAACACAGCCACTCCCGACCGAGATCGGCATTGGATGAACATAGTGGCAAACTAGGAATGTAGCGTTTTTGGAAGCTGGCGTTAGAATATGGTCGTGACTATAGTTTTTATATAGTGTAAATCTCTGTTTACAAGACTTACACTGCAAATCAGTACCGAAATCTGAGCTTTTTAACATAGTTATAATGCCTTTAATTGTTCTTTAGTGTTTATAAGACTATTGCTCAATACTTTATTGTCTGGCCTATGTATATGCGTATTATACTTATTTATAAAGATAAATATCAACTTCTTCAGCGAATCAACCTCGCTACGCAAATCAATTACTTCGTCTTCTAGAGTAGGCTCATATTCATCTTCATCCATGTCTTCCGAAGGAGAAGCTGTACGTTTTTGCGTATTTTCTATATCACTTAATATCTTTAATGTAGCCGAATCCATTTATACCGCCTTTAAGGTGTCTGACTTATCTGACTTATCCGTTTTCTTAACTTTGGTCTTAACTTTGGTCTTTCCTGCCGCCACGCCGTCGTCGGCCGCCCTAGCCTTGACTTCTGCTCCCGCCTCTATCCCGGCGCTCTCTGCTAACCCTAGCACGGCGGTATCGAGTAGGTCAAGCCCCACTACGAGCAGAGCATAGCCGTCCTTACTTTTCTTAGGTTTTTGGCCGGGCTCGTTTATCTTCATTTTACCTAGGAAATAGAGGTAGCAATCCTGCAAAAGCGAAAATGGCTGAACATATCTAATCCAATGCTTTTCATCCACTTTAGCTGGTAACAGGATTATAGCTTTCCCATCAGTTTTAACCCTATATGTATTAAACGCAAGAATTATATCAGCAGTGGGATCTGAATCTTTCAAAATAATTAATGGAATCTTATCTTCCGGCGTGGGGAGCAGCTCCCTAGGATTCTCTGATCTTGGATTGAATAATTGGTTTGTTGAGGTTATGTATTTCTCTATAAAATCTAAAACTGCTTTCGGGGTCTCTATATTGTCTAGGTTCATATTATATTCTTGATACTATTGATCGATTTCTTTCATTAATTACATTTCTATTTAATCCAAGGAAAATATCAAACCAATCACTCACGATTAAGGTTCTATACAAACCCTCAGTTCGTGACGTATATAATCTATTTAAAATAGATCCTCGGACCGTCGCCCTTGTGGCTTTGACGTACCAACGATCGTCACCTATCTTAATTTCAAGTTTTCTAACTATATGTATCATATTGAGTCATCTATACTATATCCTTCGTCTAGCTCAAAATCCTTAGATATTAGATGAATTGCCTTAAGCAACTCTTCAAATAAGAAGTTATAGTTCTTTTCCAGCTTTGTGTAAATAATAGCTACATTAGCTAAATCTTCTGGTTTTGCTCTTAAAACGTCATTGACGCCACCGCCTAAATCGACAGCAGCATCAGCAAATTCGCCTAATATTTCATTTAAATACATATTTACGTTATAATCTGATTTATTCACGGGTTTGCTTTCATAAATTCTTCAGCAAATTTAGGAGGGATTAGCGTTTTTGGTATTTTCTTGCTTTGGCCAGCTATCCTCAAAATGTCTTTTGCGTCTTGGTTTAGAGTAGGTAGTCTTCTTGGGGTTTTGGGTGGGATATTAAAAACTCCCCATATATTGATACGCCTCCTATAATCGTCGCCATAATCGTTTGGATTAAACCTTAATACTGGGTCGGGTATGCTTAGAAGTCTTTGCATACGCCCAACTGGACCCGCTACGGCCCAAAATATAGGACTATATAGCTGAACTAAATTAAATGCCTTTTGGGCCTCATTTACTGCTGTAGTTGTTATACCTACTTCATCTCTGTGATTCCAGCCTTTATGGCCCGCGTTACTAAAGGAATCGTAAGGGGGCACCATCAATAGCCCGTGAATATTATCCCATGGTTTAACTGTATTTTGAGTTAAGATGTTATATCCATGATCTTTATATGGTTTTACCCATAACTCTGCTTCCGGGAATACGTAAAGAATATTTTTCATACAACAATTAAGCCTTATTTGTACCAGCCCAGTAGAAATTGCCGTTTGAATCCATTTCTAGCCCTTGTGGGCCAGCATAGTCACGTACGCCCGTCGCTATAGTTGTTACCATATTGGGCTTATAGTCTTTAACTATATTGGGCTCATAGTCTTTACGCAAATTCCCATTGGGCATTAAATGCGCCTTTCCCACGAGCTGATATTTTTCTGGCCTGCATAGAGGATAGGCGTTGTATGATTTAATTCCTACTTGATTACGCTCATATTCCAGAATTTCTTCGACAGAGCCTTCTAAAATGATACTTCCGTCTGTATTAATTATCTTTTTCATGCTTATAAACTCCCATTCTTATAATGAAAAAACTCTTCGTTTATTTCATATTCTGCTTTTATTTCTTGGAATTTTCGAAAATGCAACAGCACTGTAAACCATCAGCCTTCTCGGCTAAGTAAGCCTCTTTTATAAACCCGTTAGCCTCTGTTTTACTTCGAAAATAACGTGTTACCGCTGTTGGCTGATGATAAATCGTAATTATTTTATTGTCCATATTTGTTGCCTCGTTTAATAAAAATCGCCATTTTGCGTTTTATTGCCGAAGAAAAAAACGGATTAATCTTTGTTTGAAAATACCGTAACGGTTTTGCATAGAGCGCCCTTCTGAACATCCAATAATTAGCTATTATTGATCTATTGCTCCCACCTATCGAGAGGCAATTATGCGCTCCTTCAAGATTATTAGAAAGATGAATTAACATAATTCTAGAGATCGGAGTCGAACCGACGACAAGGATTACCCTTTGCTCTACCAATTGAGCACTCTAGAACGCCCTTACTTTCCTTACTTTCCTTACTTCCGTAGATAACTTCCCAAACTGCGAGTCGAGAACGCCTTCATATTAGTTACTGATTTTAGATCACTCTTCTTGCAGAAGTCGATGAGTTTGCTGTTTAGCTTACCCCAAGCGATTATCTTCTCAGCATCTATCGTACCTTCATGCATACGGTTTTCAATCGTACCGAGGTGCTCAAGATTGATTAAATTAAGCGAACAGTGCTTATCTAGATCTTGCCACTCATTTTTAATTTTTTCTAGCTTCACCATAGGGAACCCGTCACCTCTTACAATACTGGCAAAAGTGTCGCCAATGGCTTCACAGTAGTCATTATCTCGACGGTGCTTAGCTACTTTTTGGAACATCTGCGATTCGTATTTCTCCCATACAAGAACGGTCTTGAATATGTCGTCTGAGTTGAAGTCTCGGGCGTCTACATGAACGTGTAACCCACATGATTCATTGACTTTGCCGCCAGTAGCCACCAATACTTCACAGATTTCTTTTATCTGCTGTTCAAACAACTCTCCTCTGGCGGGGGCCGTACGAATTTCGGCAGTATCTCCACAAGAACGATTACCAATGTCGGTATCTTCAGGATCAATACTGCCATCTGAGCCTACTTCGCCGCCCCATTTTTCAACTACCTTAGCTACCTTACTTCGGTCGCCTATATGTGAAACTTCCATTTCAACGCCTAGAAACCGCTTTACGTCGCCCTTACTGTCATGAAATTTGAAGTTCATTTGTTTTCTTTCTTTATTTCTTTATTTTATTTCTTTATTGATTAAAGCTACGCCAGTTTCTTACACCATACAATTGATCAATACCGCAACCACTTTCCAACTTTTCGTTACGACACCATTCGTGACTCAATTCTAGACATTCGTGCTGACAAAATAAGGTATTACAGTTGTTTATACAGTTTTGAAGCCAAACGCCGACTTCATGCCTTTTATTGGCATTTGGGGTAGTTTGCCACCGACCTAACTCTTTGGCGGTTATACAGCTTGTCATTAAAAATAGACACAGTAGCTTTGTTTTCATAGATTATGTTTAATAATATTAATACAGTCAATAGCCCCATACGGATTCGAACCGTAAACTTTCACCTTCAAAGGGTGACACTCTAGCCAGTTGAGTTATAGGGCAGCGATGCGGTAAAACTATTCACATTAAATTCTCGGGGTTCTATTTTCTTTGACAATAAGGTTTATATATGACATGAACATCTTTGTGTCATTTGCACACTGATCTAAACGACCTCTTTTTATTAAACTATAATTAAGGAAATTGTCTTTGCCTCGTGGAGCTAGAATGAAGTCTCTTTTATAGAGATACCAACTGCTTTGACCGCCTTTGTCACGCCGCAGTAAGAATTCGCTATTTTTAGACACTTTATAAAGATAGACATAGTTATTTTGGTGTAATTCAGGTCTTATGAACATGTTCCCTCATCTCAATGTTTGTTTAACTAACAGAAGTAATTGTTTCGCAAATCCGTACTCTGATATGGTAAAGCTTCCACAATTAACAAATCCGTCGTATCTATAAACTTCAATAGAGGTGTCTTTAAAAACACCCGTGTATGGCCGCTTATATATTGTAATCGTCTTTGTTCTTGTTCCGTTGATCCCACGCGACGGTACGCGGCACGACAAAATAACGTCTAAATTTTTATATTCTTTATATAAATATGTCTCGTTTTGATAAGCTCGCTTTATTTTTATGAACATATGGACCATATGGGAATCGAACCCATCGAAAGTCGCTTGCAAAGCGTCTTTGTACCCCAGCACCTAGCCCTTACTGCCCGTATTTACAAATATAATAAAACGTCCAAAACCACCCTTTGATTGACTGCCTTACTCCCGTTCGCCATCTCTTCGCCGCGCCACGCGCGCCACCTCAACCCTATCACACCCGGTTCGTGCCGTCAACACCAGCCCAACCAGCCCCAATCAGTAAGATAATGTCATTCCGGGCATTTTATGTATTTTGCTTTTCGTTCTATAATTTATTCTAAGTTCACAACGAGAAAACGTTAATGGCGTATATAGATTAGTTTGAGAAAACAATAAATTTCTTCCAATGGCTAAGTATCCATAAACTCTAAATTTTTGAATAAGCTGTAAATGAACGCTAAAATTATTCATTATATGGCATCGGCTTGTTTTTGAGCTAATGAACATACCAAGTTCCTCTTAATATAGAGCTTCTTGCGTATAAATGGCCCTTAATATAAACACCTCTAATATAATAATTAATTGGGCCAACCTCACTGTACCTATGGGTAAAGCCCAATACAGCTACCTCTGGATCTAAATTAAAGCCAGATTCCCAATGTCCATTTATGCAAGAATGCGGCTTCATCATTTTAGATCCGGCTGTATTAATAATCAACCTGTCTCTGCCTTTAAAATGAATCATTGGATGGGACTACGTAAGTATGTTCAAGTTGATATTCTATTGAAAGATTTGATATTTTACTCATTTATCCCTTTTTATTTCTTGCTGCTTGCTTCATAGCGGCAAATTGATACATTATCTGTTGCTCTTGGTCTTTAAGTTTAGCTTTAAATACTTCTATAATACGAGCTTCCATAGCAGCTAATTCTTGGTTGATTATTTCGATTAAAGCGGTGTCTTGACATTCCGCCGGGGCCCTAACACCACCCATTTTTTTAGATAATTCCATCCAGTCATTGATTTTAATCATCTAGCCCCGCTTCTACTTCATCAAATTCTTCAGCATAGAGATAGCCCTCGTAAATTCTTTTCTCGAACTTATCGAATTTGCTCATTAGTTCAGAAAGCTCTTGTGAGAACTCAAACGGCAAGCTATCCATATAAGGGGCCCAATTGTCACATCCTTTAAATAACCCTTGCAATCCACCTTCATGTTCTATTTGTACTGCAAGTCTATATAAAGCCGCTTTTTCTTTTTTAGTAAAACTAGAGTAACTCATCTATTCACCTATGTCCTTTTTCATCCACAAAGCCGCTAAAATAATGATAGTTAACGCCGGAATGGCGGCTTGCCAAAAGGTCTGGTCTATATTATACGCTCCGTAGAACCAAGCGCAACCCCAAATAACCCTACTTCCTCCATCGATCGCGTCTTCAACAGTTATACTCACAATTCTTCTCCATATTTTAATCGTTTTTGAGCAAGATGGCCCGGTATTTTACTTTTAGACTTGGCTTCGATGCGAAAAACTGAGTTAAGTCTAATAACAGCATACCGAGCCCTTAACAGGCCAAATTTATCAGCCGGGTACGCCATTCCGGTTCTATAGAAATCGCCCGTTTTAGGCGACCAATACTTTCCAACTAAAACTGCGGCTTGTCCTTGTACGACAAACATAAACGCCTCTATTCCTTATCTATAACAGACCAATTAACATCATTTATAAAGTAAGCGGTATGTCCGTCTATTTGGGCATAATGCCAACGCTCAATACCAACCGTCTCGTTCCCTTGAGCGGACCTTATATTAGATCTATATGCTTTGGTAAAGAACTTAAATGGGTTGGTGGGATTACTGGCGACTCGACTTATTTGCAATCTATTGTGCACACTGTCCCAGAAGAACGGGATCATGTCATTGACCCATTGAGATATTTATTCATATAATCATAACCAATGATATTACCGGTCATACTGGTATTAAGGCACCACCCCTTTGATTTCATTGGCAATTCCACCAACTTACTCTTGGCCATAATTTCTACAGGGATACCATCCATTTCATTGCCAAGAATTACAATGGTTTCATGAACATAATTCCACTTAACCTCATTTAATGGCACGCTTCTGTCGTCTAGCTCAGCGCAGACCAATTCTTTATCTTGATTATCAGATAGGAAGTGGGTCGGGTTCTTATAACTAACCCATTTAACTAACCTGCTATGCCCGCCAGATAGGCGAGACAATTCATGCTCAGACGGCATACGTCCGATTATATGCATTGTATGCCCACCAAAGCAAGCCAACGCTCGGCTTAGGAAAGCAACGTTACCATCATTTGTGAAATTTGTGGCAGCGAATGCAAAAGGTAGTTTAACAATCTTTGAGTCTCGGGCTTTCTTAGCATATCTTTGTGCTCTGGTTTCTAATCTCATGGATTGCTGTTTTGGGTTATTTGTGTGCTGCGGAACCTACGAATACTTTTGTATAAGACTATCGCGGGGCTTCCCTTGAATATGACTGTCTTCCGGGTTTCTTGAAAACCGCCAGCCCGACCCTATCACACCGTTACCTTGCACGTCAACCGCTCCACCCCGCACGCCAAACCGCCAACGCCTCTTGCAACCGGAAACCGACCGTGGTAGGGTTGCGGCATGGTCACCAGAACGACGAGCCCAACGGCTCAAAAGGCAAAAGCTCAAGCGACGTTATTTCACATTACCGCAAAGCGGCCAATGGATATCGACGAAGAATTCGCTATGGTCCCATTTGAGGATATTTACCATAAAGACTGCGATGGTTTAGTAACTTGTCGTGATTTTAACACAGCCATGTATCAATGTGGCCGATGCAAGAAAGATTTCTTTGCTGGGAGTCATGTCGCTATTGTTGAGTTTAGCAAGGTTACGTATTGTATTGATAAGCTAAGTGTCAATACCAACGACTTGGAAGCCGTAGATAGTGTCAAATGGGTAGATGATGGGAATAAGTGTTATTTAAAGTCTATTCCGCTTGAGGGCGAGAGTCTCATTAAATACCATTACCCAAATTATGAAATCGAAGAATTGATGGAGTAAAAGAATAAAAACTAATATGTTTATAAATTATAAATACTGCGGTAGCAAGTTTTTAATAACTAAAACTAAAGAATACCTTATAATTGTAGATCTCCGTAAGTTGACCGAACCCTATATCTATAAACTTAGATTTCCAATTAAAAACTTAGATTACTTTAGATTCCCAGGAATATTAGAATTTAAACACGAAGATGTGAATCCAAATTTAGATAAATTTTATAATCAATGGGCCGCTTTAGATTGGAACGGGAGCGACGTACCTCTCAATCCTAATCCTGATCCTAATCCCACTATCTATACTCGCAAAGAATTACTTAAATTCGCCTTATCACCGCAAGCTCGACCCCTCTCTTGCCTTGGAGATGCTTAATGTGGATTAGACATATTAGCGGCAGCAACGACACTTTTTATAAGACGACTCAAAAAAGAACCTTTATAGTGACCCTAGATGGTAGAGTGTGGAGAGTGCCACCAATTACGACTGATTTATCTTCGCTGCTAAGTGCAAATAAGCCACGTGACTGGTGGGATTTGCATATCGATAGAACCTATGCTGGGCTTAATAAAGACAGAAACTTTTTATTTAAATACGCGCTAAGTATGTTTGAACGGCCAGTTAACACCGTTTCCAGCAATTCTACGCTGTCTAGCCTGTGGAGATATTAAATGGCATGGAAACAAGAGATATATTTAGGTCAGAAGTTCCTTTACAACAAAACGAAAAAGAAGTTCTATCTTTTTTCAATTAATGAAAATACTTGTTGGCGTATGCCAGCCCATATCGTAGGAGATATGAGTATTGTAGAAATACTTCATGCTGGACCAAAGGTTATTGCTTGGAGGAAGTATAGGCTGCCCTCTCCCGCCCGTCTTAACCGCGTCCCGCTTAAAGAATGGATAAACTACCTACTTACTGCTGTTTATAGATCAACCACTTGCAGTGGAGAAACGATAGTAAATGAGCCGATATAAAAATGAAAACCTGAATAAACCAGGAGTTAGGAGGGATTTTGATCCATATGGTGGAGATGAGGATCCCGGAGATCTGGGTCCAAGTAACCCATCTAACTCAATCAATCCTACCGATATGAAGGAGACTCGGGATAGGTATAAGAATATGACCGACAAGCAGCTTGAGCTAGAAATAGATATACTGCGTGGTCGGCGCTCTAAATACGGACAGTATGAGAAATATGAGAAGTTTGATTATACAAAGAGGCCGAGTAGGTCAGCTAAAAAGAGAGCGAAACGTATTATAAATAAACTCCGTAAAGATGACTTTCCGCTTTCAGATGAAGGATTTGAGATATTAAGAGCCGTAATCAAAGAGATGAAATCAGGAAGATTAGACTAACCTAGGAAATTATGAATACAATCGAAAAAATTGAAGCATTAGCGGCATTAGAAGTAGTTAAACCACCCCATTGTTGCGATTTATGTCAGCAAGCTCGCATAGAAGAGGCTTTTGTTGATGGCAGCAAGACATGTGATCTATGCTTAAATCATTTTGCTGATCAACTTCCATACGATTTCCTAGTAAATAAAGAAGTAGCTGGGGAGCGTTGGAATTACTTATTTATGGCAAGTGCTTGATCCGCTCGGCCCTTGCAACCGGAAACCGACCGTGGTAGGGTTGAGAGGTCGGTCGGACGCGGTAAGGCTTTGGAATTGTCGCAGTAAATAGAAACTAAACAGGAAACCATAATGCTTATTAATGAAATGACGCAGGCTTTAATTGACTTCGGCATTAGATACCCAGAATTTAAGGTAATGCTTACGGGAGCAAACAATAGTGAGGGTAAGCTAACTATTGACCATCCTGAGTTGAAGAACATTATTAACATTTTCGTTGAAAACCAACGATCTCCAGGCAGTCGTGGGAATAATTCGGGAGTTGTACAAGATCCTTCTCAGGCCCGTCGTATTCGTATTACTGTAAACCTTGAAGGTGAGAAGGTAGCTGCCGTAAATAAACATAGCTACATCATCGTCGAAACCGATTCTATCTGGGATAAGGAACGATATAAGAGTCGTTTACGTGAATTGGTTAAGACTCTTACGGAAGTAGTTGCTGTAAAAAATCAGCTTTTATTCGATCAACGTATCGATACCGATATGGTCGATAGCATTAGAAAGAAGCGGATCGAAGAAGCTCCAGCAAGGCTTGAAATCTTTAACCGGATTAAGGAATCGTTGAAGGATTTTACTACGGTTAAAATTGTAAATGAAAAGCCCGGATTCAATATGGGGCTAGAACTACCTAACGGAGTTAAAGTCGCGTTGGGTATTAACAGTAAATCAGCGGAGGTTAGTTATGTTGATGTCCCGATTAACCTCTCTTCAGACGAAAGTAAGGCGAATTTAACTAAACTACTGGAAGGGTTGGCCAAACTATGATTACCGCACTGCCTAATGTAAATGATTTAGCTAATGTACGCGTAGAGTTCTTTGCAGATACTAGGGATTTACTAGTAGACGCTTACATTGCCAACGATGAAGCTGAGATTATTGAGGTTTATGAACGATCGGGCAATGAATGGCTATCACTAGAAGAAGTTGACTTATCGCCCGAACAGTGGGATAATCTATTCGACCTTATCCATGACAGTTATAATGATGGTTATATCGATGAAAATGAAGTAAATGAAGTAAATGAAGTAGAGGCTGGAATCTTTCTCTCAGAAATGGATGAATACTAATGCGTGGAAATATCGTAGTTAAGCATGGGGCTCGGGCAGTATGGCTATATACTCGTAAGCTAGGAGATTTATTGCCTGAAATTCTTCAAAATGCGCTACTTCGTGGAAAAGGTAGCTGGGGAGATACTGCGACGTTAACGAATATTATCCATTCAGAAATGGTTAAGTTCGGCTGCGGCGACGATAAAGCATTCGGGATCTCACCCTTTATGACAGACAATGGGGGCATGGTATGGGCCATCGATGATGTAAATGAGCAAGTTGGCTGCTTTTATGAATCAGGCAAATTACTAAGGACATGGGCTTTTGCCGCCTTTCTTAAGCTAGAGGATTTAAATATCACAGCCATAACCGGCAATGCCTCCTTTGAGGATTACAATCAGCAAATTGTCGCTATCCCCAATTTTAGCCAAGTTGGCACGATGGTTCATGTATCGGAGTAATGTGGAGGTATCAATCTTAAAGGCATCAAACCCCTAGAAATAGGGGTATTTTCAGACATTAGCTCAGTTTGGTAGAGCGCTTGCCTTGGGCGCAAGAGGCCGAAAGTTCGAATCTTTCATGTCTGATTTATGGGTTGATAGCTTAACGGTAAAGCAAAAAGCTGTTAACTTTTGTATCACAGTTCAATTCTGTGTCAGCCCTCTTACGGACAAAATGTTGCGGCAGCATAGAAGCCTCCAAAACTTCTCGCCATGGTTCGACTCCATGTGTCTATGTGTCCGTGTAACTATGACAAAACAAGCCTACGAAAAGACAATATTTAAAAGAGATCTCACATCTGACTACGCGGTAATAGTCAAGGTTCCTATAAAAGAAATAAGCGATCGCCAGATTAGGCTAACTATTGAATGGAAACTATATAGCACAGCAATGTGACTTTGTTTCCGTAGGACATAGATTCCGGTATAGGTTAGTAGGGTGGGTTTAATTCCCAGAGGTCGCGCTTCATAAGCAATCTTACGGATATGAACAAAGTTATCTTCCGTAAACTAATGCAGCTTTATGTCTTTATTATTAAAATAACCCTATATACCGTCCTAAGTCTTGGGTTAGACTGTAAATGGAGCAAGGCATATAGGTGGATATATCAAAGAGACTGGAAAGATAAGCCAGTAAGTAAATATGCCACCTTTAAAGACATATACTTCTTTATACGCCAACAGCTTTGGGTAGCCGACGGAGCTAAGGAATTATGGAATGCCTATTCTTATCCATCGTATTTTGAAAGAACCGGAACAGATACGGTAGATAGTCATGACTGTGATGAATTCGCTCTGTATCAAGTTACCGTTATAGAAAATGCCGTAAATGAAGGGAGCTTTGAAGAAAAAGACCTGACTACCCGGATGCTATCTGTTTGCTGGATAGATGATAAAGGTAAACAAAATGGACACAATGTCTGTCTAATTAAAAACGATCTTGGCTATAGGTGGTCTGACTATCACCTCCCTAGCAGTTATTTTAGTTCGATTGAAGAGGTCGCTAGAAAGATAGTGGACATGTATTGCGTATCTGGCATAATCACCGCAATTGCGGTAACAGATAGTAAGTTAAACAGAGAAAAGGTCATCTATCCGTGATACATATTTTTTTGGCACTTTCCAAGCTATATAACTAAATATAGCTTTAACTGCGGCCTTAGGGTTGGGCATACAGGTAGGCAAGAATAAGCGGCGCAACCGCAACACAGCGCGTTAAGCCGGGGTGTTGACGGTACGAACCGGGTGTGATAGGGTTGTCGGGCGGTAGCGGACGGGTTGGTTGAGCAGTGGTTGAGCAGTGGTTGAGCAGTGGTTGAGCAGTGGTTGAGCAGTGGTTGAGCAGTGGTTGAGCAGTGGTTGAGCAGTGGTTGAGCAGTGGTTAACGGATTGACTTCGTTAATAGTTACAGTTAGTTTGGTTGTTATTGAGTAGATGACTTCATGGGAAGTCAGCAGACTGTAAATCTGCCATCTTCGGATACAGTTGGTTCGATTCCAACCTACTCAACTGTCTTATCTACATGGGGTAGGTAAGGCTGTGCTGTACAACGTTGTATTACGCAGTAAGAAAGAGAAACAATATGTCAAAGACTGTTACTATTACGATTGCTGGTCCCGCGAAATCAGGTAAGAAGGCCGTTGGCGAGCTAGTTAGTTCACTATTGACGGCGGCAGGTTTTACCGTCGATATGGCTGATGAAACTTATGCTGATTCTCCCTCATCGGAAGTAAGCGGTGTTCTTGCGCGGCTAAACCGCGACGAGACTACTTTCGTTGTTGAATTCGAAAAGACCCCCGCTGTCTAATTAGTTAGATAGCAAATTACATAGATTTGGATTTAACCCTAGATGAATTAGGGTTTTTGCTCCTGTCGCCGGTTGCGGAAGCGGGTCTTATAAGCCTGCCGGAAAAGTTCGACTCTTTTCGGGAGTACATGAAGATGATGTTAAATCCGTTAGACAGGAATGGGGGGCCCTAATCTCAGAAAAGTTCTATTTTGAGTTGGTTAAACAAACCATTAAAACATGCGAAATCTTGTTTCCCGGATATAAAGTGTCTGGCTTCAATCCCCATATAGATTTGGTTAAGTACACTAAACCGTTATGGAGAAGAAATAATTAACCATAGTATAAAATTATCTTTTGAATCCGTATTAACACTTTTATCGGAGCGCTGAATTATGTCAAAATCGAGCACAAAGCCAAACACAAAGCCAAAGATTAAAAATAAAGCGCCTAAAATGCCTTCGTTTTATGTTCCGCCAATACAGATATTTACTGAAGACCTGTCACATAGCGACATAGAAATTCTTATTATAGAATTAACTAATTTATTAGCTAAAGAAAAAGAAGGAAAAATTCAACAACTGTCACTATCTACTAATTCTGTTTACGATAGTCGCTATAATTATGGTGACGTTGAATTAATTGCAAATTACGTAATTAAAAAGACAGAAGAAGAGATAGATAAAGAGCTTCGTACGCTCCAATCAAACTGGACTAAAGCTCAAGAAAAGAAGCAGACCTTGGCAGCAAAAATAGAAGCTAAAAAGGTTGAAAAAGAAAAGAAATTACTAGCAGAATTAAAAGCTAAGTATGAAGTTGATTATGATAAAGCTATAAAACAAGCTAATTATCAAAATGATATAGCAAACGAGGAAGATAAAGACGCCGCAGATTATGCTAAATACAGCAGTAAATAAACAGTAAGCGGGTTCGTAGCACAAATGGACAGTGCAATTGACTCTTAATCAATAGGCTGTGGGATCGTACCCCACCGAACCCAAGGTGTAGGTAGGTAGTTAGCCGTATGTAATAAACAAGAAAGAAAGATAGAAAACAATGAAAACTGACAATGAAGTCTCCGTAGCTACCGATCAAATGCTTGCTGAAGGATTATTTGTAATTGGAGGTAGGTATTATATTCAAACATCAACCTATGCTTATCGTGGCAATATGAAGAAAGTTACTGCTACCCACTACGTACTTGAGAAAGCCGAAATCGTCTTCGAAACTGGCGAATTCGATAAATACCTAGAAAAGGGTGGCGAAAAAGTAGGTTCGGTAGTTACTCAAATGCCTGTAGGTGAATTGCTTATTGAACGTACCGCGACGGTAGCTTTAGCTCCCGTTCCTGCCTGATAAAGAATTAACAGAATCAGACTCATTGTAATTGAAGGCGCTGCTTCATCTTCTGTTGTAATCCTTTAATCTCCCCCCAATGAGTAAGATATAGAGGCCCTTCGGGCCTTTATTTTTATTTAAACGAGAACTCTTGTTCCCCACAATTGTCTTTAGATATGGCAAAGCTGTAAGCAAGATTAAAAAAGATTTGGATACGGGCGTAAACGGATACAATCTTGTAACTATAATTACTTCCAAACCCTCTTGGGGGTTACTATTCAAAACGCAGTTTCTCGCAATCCGTTAGTTCATATCGACGGGCTAACAACGACATTAATTAATGATACATTTATATGGATACGCATATCAGTCTTCAATAAAAGACGATAGGATTGTATACTCCAGAGCATATACAGATGGGTTTTCAGATTCCAGCATTTTTAACTCCGATTACGGAGAATTAAGATCTTACATATTTACTGAATTAAGGTTCAAAAGACGTTCTTGTCAAGGCGACGAAATTAAAACATTAATTAATAAGCCAAAACAATGATCCACCTAATCTGGAATAGTAGCGTAAAGATTAAGAAACTATCAATATCTAGGATGAAAATGCGGTATCAATTTCATATAAGCACTGTAAAGGGCGAATTTATATGCGTATCTATTAATACTAAATACAAAAGTCTGCAAGGTATTTATGGCGGTACGTGGATACAAGTAAATAGACTACAATAGATACATATACCCGCTTGTGCGGGTCCTAGCCCTTGCAACCGGAAACCGACCGTGGTAGGGTTGAGAGGGCAAGCAACGAAACCCAAGCCACCTACACCAAAGCAAAGAAAAGGTCATGGACGATCTAGTTCAAATGATTGAGAAGCTAAAGAGTGAAGTAGAAGATATGCAGGATAATCCTCCTGCGACTGACGTTCACGATGCCCTAACCCATACGAGGAACATTACGAAGTATCTTAATAAGATGCTTAAAGAAGAGAATATGAAGTTCATTAACCGAGAGGAAGCTCTAAATGCCTTCTAATATCGATCCGCCCGTAGTTTCTGCAACTCCCACAACTCCCACAACTCCCACAACTCCCACAACTCCCGTAGATACTTGCGCTGTATGTAGCGTTCCCAACGATGAATGCATTTGTATTCAATGCTCACGTTGCACGACTATTAGCCAAGATACTTGTTTTACTTGCAACGATTGTGCCAATTGCTGTGAGTGTTGGAATTGCCCGAATTGTAATACGTCTCATTCTTCGGCTGCCGACAACGCTTGTTCTTCATGTGATAATTGCAATAATTGCTGTGACTGCGTGCGCTGTGCCGATTGCGGGGCTCGCGATGTACAAACACATAATGTTTGTGGCAATTGTGATAATTGCTGTAGTTGCCGGGATGAACTAGCGGTTTATGTAACTGGTCCGCGTCAACCGAAATTCCACACAAGCGAGACTTTTAAGGTAAATAAATCAGAACGATTCCTTTCTGCTGAATTGGAAGTAGCTGATTTAGTTAAGTCTGGCGCCAACCTAGCTACTATTGTAACTAATTGGCGGGGTGGTATCGTCCATGATGGAAGTATTCATGGAGGTTCTCCATTCGAAATTAATACTGCTCCGGCTCAAGGCGATACCTTCCTTACTCAAGTTAAGGAAATTACTGACGAATTGAAGGAAATTGGGGCAGTAGCTAACGATTCTTGCGGTTATCATATTCACGTAGACGCTCGCGATTACACGTTCTTCGATGTACGTAAGCTAATCTTCCTTTATGATAAGCTAGAGGATACGCTATTCGACCTAATGCCCGATGTTCGTCGCAATAACACTAGGTATTGTGCAAGAACGGCCAAGAAGTACATTAAGGATCTAGAGAAGTTCGCGGTTCCGCAAGAAAATGGTAAGAAGATCGTAGAAAATGTCTATGGTGTCAAGAACCAATCGCTTGCAAGCGTACGTGGGGAGAAGTATCATAACGCTCGGTACGGCGCTTTGAATATCCATTCGTACATTTTCCGTGGAACCTTCGAATGCCGCTTGTTTGAAGGTACTGTTAGTTACGAAAATATAACTAACTGGGCCATGCTATGGGCGAGTATTATCGATTATGCTTTCGAAATGTCTGAAAAGGAGATTAAGAACATGAAGGGGGAAGGTTTCATGATTCTTCACAGCATTGCTCCCAATAAGACCGTAAAAGATTGGCTAATTGAGCGTAAGAAGAAGTTTGGCGATAAGTAAGAATTAGAATTAATTTTTAACTAATTAAAGAAAGGCTATAATCAATGTGTGGGCTTCTGGGCTTCGAGTATACTGAAAATAGTGGCGTATCAAATGAACAAAAGGCAATGGTAGCGGCAATTTTAGCTATTGGAAATGATTCGCGAGGTGGTGATAGCTGGGGGTTCTATGATTTTGCTAATCTAACTCGCGGCGTAGGGGAGCTAACCGAACGGGCCCGCCTTCTAATTGGCAAAGATAGGCTAATTGGCCATACTAGAAAGGCGACTACAGGATCTATTTGTGCCGCCAATAGCCATCCATTTGATATTGGCGATATTATTGGCGCACATAATGGGATTATTACGAACCATTCGGAACTCCAAATTAAGTATAACCGTAAGTTTGAAGTAGATTCGATGCATATCTTCGCTCATTTAAATGAAGATAAGGATTTGTCGGATTTGTCGGGTTATGGAAGTATTGTATGGACTCGGAAGTCAGATCCGACCCGTATTTATCTATGTAAGCTAAGTGGTGGCGATCTTTCGGTACATGGGATTAAGGCAAGCGAAAATGCCGATGAAGCTACTGGTATTATTTGGTCAAGCGATGATGGTCATGCGGAAATGGCTATTAAAGCCGCTGGTATCGATACTTTTGAATTCAAAATCGAGACCGGACAAGTGTATTACATTCAAGACGGCTGTCTGTATAAGGAAGATATGAAGCTCGAATTCCAGAGCCGATACAATACTTATATGCCTGATTGGCGTAATGGTGGTGCTGATATGCGTGGTATGAATCAATATCGAGGCTATAACAGGGCATATGATTTTAGCGTTAGCGGTAATTGGTCAGAAGATGACTCAAGTAATTCTGAATACTCAAGTCTTCGTGGCCGCCCCACCCCACCACTAGCTAATGGAGGCGCTTCAAATATCACAACTACATCAAAAGACGGGACAATTATTTCAACCGGTAGTGGTAGTGGTCAGGGACGCACCTACGATCAGGTGGTAAATGGTTTTTTAGAAGCGGATCGCCGTCATACAGAAGACGTAGAAACACTATCGGAAGCGTGGGAGAGTTTCCAAAGCGGCGAGGAAAAAGAAGTTGATTTAGACGATTTGGAAGAACTTGAGTATGTCTCAGGTATTGGTTGGCTGAAGCATAACGATCATGGAGAAAGTATTGTAGTAAAGGGCGTTAAGTAATACAGTAAGATAATATCCAAGGGGTGGGCCTTGACGCCCACCCCTTGACGTGCTAGGGTAGGGCAGAGGGGCGTATGGCCAATTCAAAGACTAAGTTTTTGGTGTGGAAAATCGGCATTGCTATGAATAACCTATTCCTTAGCAATAATTTTAAGCTAGGAATTGTTTTGGTAGATAAAGTCGGCCATTTGTTCGGGTTTTGTCTCCATAACGATTAATTAACTGATCAATGAATCTAAGGACCTTCATTAATGTGGAATAATTATAAACGCGTTTTAACGGTTCGCGACGCTTCCCAAATTGGAATGTTAATTGAAGAGCCACTAATTATCTCTCTTCTTACTAAAGAGCTTGGGATGTTTCACGGGATTATGTATAATATTTATGTAGAAAATGTTTTGCGCGATCCGAAGGTAAATATTGCGCCACAGTATAAATATCAGCAACATCGCTATCTTTTTAGAAATGCTTTATCAAACTATCTCCGTCCAAGCTCTCAGAATATTGAGATTTTAAATCAAAATATGGGAAAGCTCCGTAACGAAATCCTAAGGTTGGTATGGCGGAAAGCCATGGAAGTAACTATTAGTGAAATTGGCAGTTGGCAAATGACACAAGAAGTACCGGCGTCTTTTTTGTCTTTTTTTGTAACGAACCTTAGTTAATTACATAAACCAGTAAGTATATGACCAGTAAGTATATGACCACCTTCTTTACATAGAAAAATAAGGCAATAACCCAAATGACCCCACAAATGTACGACAAGTGTATTGATCTCATGATTTCGCAGGGCTTTATTGAAATGTCTCAGACTGAGTGGTGTATGGAAAACTCTTACACTAATGAAGTCGTGACTATTAGGCTAGATAAAGAAGAGGTTGAAGTATCGTTTGATAACGATCTGGTTCTTTATGTCGTTCCTAGCGCGTTAATCGAAGTTTTGTCAGGAGTTCCCTATTATTCAGACGAACATGAAGAATTGGGAGAAATTGCTGAAGAAAATGAGATTACTGAAATCGAGGGAGAGGACAATTCCGAATCTCTTAATGATATCGTAACGGAGCTAGCTAAGAAGAATTTGATGGGCCAGCCTAGCCCTAGTTATATCGGACAAGTGCCAGTAAATACTGTCAATACTGTCAATACTGTAAATACTGTAAATTCTTCAAGTCTGAAGACTGATCCAGCTATTATTGATGCTATGTGGGAGACATTTACAGATCCTAATAGGCTGAGTAAACTGGCAGGTCCTACAGACACTTCAAATGAGATAGATGCTTGCGATATTGACTCTTCTGCGCCCCTTGCGTGGCCGATCGGGTCGTGATAGGGTGAGGTATGCGAACCGAGAACGCTAGCAGGCGGGACCAAAGTTATATTAAGCTCGCTGCTAAGCTCGCCGCTAAGGTTACAGATAATCATCGCCATGGTTGCGTAATTATTAAGGGCGGTAGGGTTATTGCGACTGGTAGGAATATGTATGCTACCGGGATCCATGCTGAAATCCACGCCTTTAATAAACTTAATCCGGGCGAGTTGAGGGGAGCTACCGTATATATTGTTCGTTTGCGTAAGGAACAACCATACGGTTTGAGTAGGCCGTGCTCTGATTGTGAGGTTATTTTGCGTAATGCAGGCGTTGATAAGATCGTTTATTCGACTAACGATCCATTTAACCCAATTACTGTGGAGTGGCTTTAAGCACAAAACTATGTTTGTACATAAAAAAGTTGGCGAATATGATGTCTTAGAGATTGAGCCAAAGAAAGGTCACCCGAAGTATAGGATTTATTGTCCAAATAGGATTTTAAATCATTATGAACTTTATTCTGTAAACAAGGAAGCGAATATTTTTGGTGATAATTACATTAACTACATCCTATCTTGGGGCGCGTCAACCAACAGAGATGTCGTGTGCATCGAAGCATTAAAAACCATTAACAGGATTAGATAATGTGGATTAGCGGTGGTCGATTCTTCTTGCTAAGAATTATGCCAAATAGACAGCCATACTTAAACCGCCATGGCGGTTTTGCAGACCGGTGGGAATTAGATCCACCAAACAGTTTTAATCTACATTGGCAATTATTTAAGAATAATTATCAGGTATTGAGAATGGAATGCGAAAATCGTATAGATGGTTTGCGTCAAGCCAATAAATTCATTAAAGAACATTATGAAAGCCGATTAGATCCGGAATTTTAATTATGTGGATTAATAAGCGACCACCTCATAGTCAGACCTCCGTCCTCATTAAGACTATAAATGGGCTAGTTTGGGAATTAGTTCCACCCACATGGACAGGCAATTATTGGAGATTATTTAGACGCGGCAATTTAGTATTAACTTTGTCGTATTATAAAAAAGAACATCGAGTGGGTGCTTTAAGCCAAGCAAATCTTTTTATAAAGGATGGCGGATATTAATGTGGACAGCCTATGTAATAGATAATGAGAGAATCTATCTAACTAAAGATAAATGCTTTGTATTGTCTGCTCCAAACATAAATAATTCCAGTTGGATGCTTATTAATACCGAACCGCCCATCGTTGAATTATTCAATATTCACGGCACAATAGACGAAAGAGACTCAATGCTCGTTAAAGCGAACAAAGTTATTAAGCTATTTAAAAGTTCCGACGCCTTTCAAGGATAGATAAGGATAGATAATGTGGATTAAAGCATCTGGGGATAACATGCTCCCTATATTAAAGAAAGATAAATACATCCTCTACCTCCCTAGAAGGGGAGTGGGAGGTAGAAGATATACTATCTATTACTCAGGCGAGATTACTTATTTAACTCGCTGGGTGCTTGAATTTGCGTGTTCTTTAAATAGAAACGATATGCTGAGATTAGCTAATGAAGTCATTAAAGCAGATAAACTCGCTCGTCGACGAATGTTGCCGCCAACTTACGACATTTTTATTAGTTTGGCATAGCTTGAAAGGAAAGCGTAGGAAGGCGTAGGAAAGCAAAGACTATGTTCACTCAGACGAGATCAGGTCCGTACATAATCTTTAATAAAGGTGATTATAAGATTTACACACCACGAATATTCATATCCTATGATATGTATTACCTATTCTATAAGAACCAGAGTACGTGGTTAAAATACTGGCCAAAAGAAATACATAGAGATACTGTATTAAGAGAAGCATTAGCATTAATCAAAATTATCGAGAATTATAGGCCATGTACGGTAGTTAAACAGTAGTTAAATAGTAGTTAAACATTAAACAAGAACCAAACAAACAAAGACCATATGAACCTAGAACTAGATCTATCCACGATGTTGCCGGGCGTTGTACGTAACCTTAAGAAGTCTGGCTTTGATTCAGATACTATGAATCACACAGCCAACCTTCTATCTGATTATAAGGTAGAGAGTATTCACCGAGATGGCAATTTTATGGTAGTGTTGATCGGTAACAAGATGGGACGAAGTTATGTAGGTGTAAGTAAGCGCAATCCACTAGATAAGTTTAATCCTAAGCGTGGTGGCCACGTAGCTGCCGCTCGGGCGCTAGCAAATGCATTAATTGATCTATCTGGTGTTGGGGTTGATTCTACTACTTATGTAGAGTCAACAGGTAATCCGGCAGTAGCCGTTGCAAACAGTTAAGGGGTGTGGTAGGGTGAGGAAGTAGGAGCGGTAAGGTAAGTTAGCAATAAGAGTAAGAATAAGAAACCGAAACGTAGTAAAGTACAATAAAGTAACCTCGAACATCAATAGAAAGAAGACACAATGGCTCGCCCGAAAAATTTAATTGTAGAAAACAATGGAAGCATAATCTCTGTAACACCCAAGAACCTAAAGGCCTTTCTTAAAGACCCAGCCAACAACTATCTAGTTGGCAAGAGCCTTGGTGTAATCTCAGTAGATGTAACCGGATTAACTGATTCAGATGTAGGTGCGAATTTACTTCGCGACCTAGGGTTAGATGAAGATCCTACGCCTACGGGATCTGAAGATGTTGTAGTTACAGCTATTTCTTCAGAAACAGAAACAGATTCAACAGATTCAACAGATTCAACTGAAACTGTTTAAGCCGTCTCGTAAGAGGTGGACATTATAAAATCTGGTGATATCTTAGAAGATAGGTTCGATTCCTATGAAGTTCTGGTGAAACTTTGGAGAGGTAGGTTCGATTCCTACATGTCTATTAATCAAATTCATGAAAACTAGACTTACCAGACTTACCAGACTTACCAGATGTCATCCTTCAATACTTTGGTATTTGAAGCATTGGCGTAGTAGTAATAGTTATAGTGGTAGTCTTAGTGGTAGTGGTAGTGGTAGTTTTGGTGGTAGTAGTTATAGTGGTAGCGGTAGTCGTAGTCGTAGTTATAGTGGTAGTGGTAGTGTCAGTAATGGTGTTAGTAATAGTGGTAGTTATAGTGGTAGTAGTTTTGGTGGTAGTAGTTATAGTGGTAGTTATAGTGTTAGTGGCAGTAGTGGTAATTAAATAAGTAATTATGAAAACTAGACTTACTAGTCATACTAGAGTAGTTAGAAATTATCCTCCAATACCTTGGTATTTGAAGCATTGGCGTAGTGGTAATTATAGTTATAGTGGTAGTGATAGAGATAGTTTTAGTGTTAGTGGTAGTGTTAGTTATAGTTTTAGTGGTAGTTATAGTGTTAGTGGCAGTAGTTATAGTAGTAGTAGTAGTCAGAGTGGTAGTTATAGTGTTAGTGGCAGTTATAGTGTTAGTGGCAGTAGTGGTAATTAAATAAGTAATTATGAAAACAAAGAAAATAGAGCTTTGGGCAGACATGGAATTAGATGAGCTAACTGACTCAGTTAGCAATAAGCTATTAAGCATGCTTCTCACACATGGGGCAAAGGATTGAAAGAAACCGTAAGAGGGCTGCTTACGGATATTGCTATCCATAAAGATAGATACGAAGCATTTAAACCGCTTAAATAATTAAGCAACTAAATAATTAAGCAACTAAATAATTAAGCAACTAAATAACTGACAAGGAGCCATAAAATGGGATTAGATATGTTTCTACACGCAAAGCTAAAGGGTGGGTATGATGAAAATGGAGATCATATCTCTCCTCCACATCAGCTAGGATATTGGCGAAAGGCCAACGCAATTCATAAGTGGTTTGTAGATAATTGTCAAGACGGCATTGACGAATGCCAAGAGACGGAGATTAGTTTAGTTAGTTTATTGTCTTTGCGGAACTCTTGCTTAAGTGTAAAGAATGATCACGATAAGGCAAGCGAAATCCTACCTACTGAAAGCGGGTTTTTCTTCGGAAATACTAATTATACCGACTTTTATTTTGAAGATATCGATGAAACTTTGAATATCATTGACAGAGCGGTAAAATATATCGAAGCTCATCCAGATATGAAGCTCTTTTACATGGCTAGTTGGTAAGAAAATATGTCACAAGCAAGCAAAGAACTTCGTGATTATTGGGAACACGAAACATCTTGGGATACCCAAGCAGTAAACTATCTAGAATCTAGAGGATTTACTATAACTCCAGAGTACGATTGGTTACTTCCTCCCGGAATGAGTAAAGAAGAAATGACTCCAAGAGATTGGTCCGCTATCGAATATATGGCAGATGAGTGGGATTATGGCGGGCTTGCCGTCGGCTCTGCCGTCGAGACTCTGCCGTGACCTTGCCCTTACGAAACGACCGTGGTAGGGTTGGGTAACACCAGCAAGACCGGCAAGACCGGCAACCAAAAGGCAAGGCGAGACAATGGGCAAGGGCAGGAGCAAGATTAAGCGGGCTATGCAAGGTCCTAAGCGTCGGTCGGGGGTGGCATGGGCCCACGCGCTTAGCAAGCGCAAGTCTGGCGCACATAAGGATAAGCGCGAAGTTAAGGAAGAGAAGATTCTTCGTGAAGAAATCGAAGAAGACACTAATATCGACGCTTATGAAGAGTCCGATCCGAATGATTTTGAATCAATCTGGTGGGAGTCGTAAATGTGCGAAAAGAAATTAAAATTGATGATTTAAAGGGTTGGCTCGAATTCGCTTTTGACGAGCATAAGACAAATAGCTCGTATTCTACTCAAGAGTCCTATGAAGCTGCCGGTCTTGCGCTTTATAATACGATAATTCATGTTGATAAAATCATAGAACTTTTAAACAAACTGCCACAATTGACAATTAAATAATCTATGGTAGATAATACAAACAATCCAGACGAGCCCCAACTTAAAACAGTTGAAGCATTTTATAATTACGCCAAACCGGGTGGTGGCCATCCAAACGATAAATATGCAAATGTCTTCGTTGATTGCGCTATTTGTAAGGGTGAGGAATGGTTTGTAGTAATCAAAGAACATTGTAAGTCAGTCGTTAAATGTTCAGAAAATTCAGACGAATCATATGAAATTGACTGGACAGAAGATTATATGAAGTTTCGATAAAGAGACTTGCCCACCTAAGCTCAAGCCTTTAACTTGACGTTCTGGGTGGGCATGTAGTAGATAGTATATGGCTGGGTAGTCCAACTGGCAGGAGACAGAAGACTTAAAATCTTTACAGTACGGGTTCGAATCCCGTCCCAGCTACAAATTATAAAAGAGCTTATGCTTTAATAGATAAGATAAATATTTAAGGTCTGGTGCTTGGAATTGGAATACAGCGTTTACTCAAAATAAACGGCCCGTAAGGGATTGTGGGTTCAAATCCCACCCAGACTATTAAATTTAAATCAATAAACAACTAAACTATTAATAATGTTCTCATTTTATCCGAATTATAACAAATTAGCCGCTATGTATAGCTTAAGTCGTATTCATACAAAACCCTGGCAATCAATACAGTGGGAGTGTCCGGGAATTACATATTCGAGAGCATTTTTGTAGTCATATCGACGTTTTACAAGTAGAAGCTCTGGTATTGGTCAATAATACTGGCGAAATGATTGTTGTTAATATAGATACAGGAGAATTTTATGACTTCAAATAATCAAATTCACGAATCAGCTAGGCGACTAATCGCACAGAAGATTGAAGGCAAGACCATTAAACATGTAGATATGTCAGCGGTTAATGTAATCCGTATTGCATTTACTGATGGCTCCCAACTTTACTTCGATGTAGCCTGTATTGTTCCGGGTATGTATGGTATTGTTCCCGAATACTTTGATTCAATCAATGGAGATATGGGCAATCCACAAGAGGTACCTTACCCCGTAGAGATTAACTTCGTACCAATCGTAAAGGATTAAAATAAACATGTCCGGCTCTGGCAATACACATCCATTTTGGGGCGGCTTGGCTGTTATTGGCTTTGTTGTTATTATGGGTGTCTTAGCTATTATAGAGGCTATTTGGCCGCTTCTGCTTATAATTCTCATTAGTTGGTTGCTGTGGTTCCCTAAAAGCTAGCTTGCCCGGCCCCTTGCAACCGGAAACCGACCGTGGTAGGGTTGGTTAGCGGCAACAACCCAAACGACTGAGGCGACAATGCGATACGTTATTTGCACTAAGATTGAATACGCTGGAAAGCCGCGTATTCAGTATATTGACGAAAACAGCATTTGGCATAATGACCCAAATAACGCATTTACTTATCCAGCCCCGCAAGCTATTGCTATTAGAGAGATGTTTGAAGCCATTTCTGGCAATAAAGAGAAGTATTTTATCCGTCCGGTTGATATTAAGCCTTTTTTGTTTGATTTGGACATCTAATGGCTAAGGCATATTGCATTTACGTCCCTAAAACCAATACATATCGCGATGATGATTCTGAATATGGTATTGGCAGTAATGATTCAGATCTTACTAACGCCAGCCTTTACAAAGATAAGAAGTATGTAACAACACGGGCAAGGCTTTATGGTGGTAAGGTCAGGGAAGTAGAAATTACACTCATCCCACAAGATTAAAGCCTCCTAACAACGAAGAACAGGATTATGTAATGTACAAAAATGCTAGCATGATTCAAATGAATGACGAAGAACTTAATCTCGCTCGACGCATTTGGCCCATTCTTCGTGATGACCAATGGTCTACATTTAATGAAGTAATCCTTCTTGGCGAGAAGAAGAATGGGGGCTATTCGGAGAATAAATACGGAATTGCTGTTAAGAAGGATAGCAAATCTAGCCTTGTCATCGTCTTTCGTCAAATGTATGACTGGGATGTTGAAATTAGTCACGCACAGCTTCAAAAGTTGAGCGAGTTGCTCAATACAATTAATATCAATCTCGGCTCACCAGAAGGTATGAATAGTGGCTGTGATACTTGCGGCCATAATGGCTTGCATAGTATTGAGATTTATATCAAGGATATTGATCCAGAATTCCTATGAAAACCAATAAAGAAGCGGTTAGATTTGCTATTTTAGAGGCTGGTAGTATTTTTACTACAGTCTTTCTTATGGCTATGATTTTTAAAGGTGAATTGACAGATAGTTTGTGGAAGTCTGCTTTGTTTAGCTCTGTATATGGAATTGCAGTTTACCTCGCTGAAAAGCCTGAGAAATGAACACTAATATACCCAAGCTGGTTAAGGTCCCAAGCAATATCAATAACTCACAGTTAACCCACTGCCTTTATTGTGCATTGCTAGGCAATGAAGCTAAGGCAGATGAATTCTTTAAGCGGGCTCACGGCATGTGTGAATCTATTGTAGTTAAAATTGCTAAAGAATACGATCTATGCGTAGTTTGGGTAACTGAAGAATTCTAAAAAAATGACAAACCCACCCCAACCACCACAACCACCACAACCAACTGATTTAGATAATATTAAGCGTATGCTTGACGCAACGTATACGCAGTACCATGAAGATTATGAAAAGTCTGTTGAGAAAATGAGCGGCGTACTACCAGCATATATACTACTAACTCTTAGTACGAGCCGTTCAGCCGATATTTTTATGTATTTTACGCCAAGTGGTAAGTTCAAAGGAATCTACAATGGTCTATAAGTTTAAGAAGGGTGATGAAATTCAGGCTATGGGTAGTGGGCATAGCTGGGTTATTGGTACGTTTGAAGAATATAAGGACGGTCAGATTACAATGTCAGGTTGCGTGCCATTGTATGATCAAAATACTGTGCATGAAAATCCGCCAACATTGACATTTGTACCTTCTGCTGTATGGATTTATTCATATACAGAGCCTAAGCCAGTCTTGACTTGGAACGCCAATAGTGGTAATCTAGAGCAACATATCGAGGGTCTATCGTGAGCAATACTAATAAAACTGAAGATGTATTTAAAAAGAAGGTGGAGGAATTATGCAAAGACCTATCGTTTAGCCATAACATTTCTTTGCCTGATTTCGATAATTGGGAAAATTATCCAGAACGTAAAACAATTGTTATTGAGGTTAGGTGTCACGATACATCATTCGATGACTTAGTTAATGTTAGCCAAAAATTTGGCACAAAGAATATTAATCTAGGCAGTGAAATCCACGAGGGTGGGCATTGCGAGACTTGTGCATATAGCTATACAGTTAATCTAATCCGAATCAAGGATTGGACAGTAGAAATTTAATAATCAAAGGATCAATGCAAAGAATTAAAAACGTTTTATTCATATGCAAGAAGAATTATGGCTACGGGGAGAAATATTCTTCCCGTTCGGGGCTGTATAACTCTACTAAATTCATTGTAGATATGCTTAACCAAAATAGCACAAATGCTAAGTTGGTTGAGGTTATTGACAATAACGAAATAGATAGAGAAGTAACTGCTTTTGACCCAGATATAGTAGTAATAGAAGCACTTTGGGTCGTACCTGATAAGTTTGATATATTAAAGAAACTCCACCCTTCGGTCGAATGGCATGTACATTTACATTCAAACGCCCCATTTCTAGCAATGGAAGGTATTGGTATAGAATGGATTTCTAACTATGCTAAGAAGAATGTAGGTATTATAGTTAATAGCGAGTCAGCTTATGAGGCGTTATCTGCGATATTAGCTACTGGGCAGATTAAGTTATTGCAAAATGTATACCAAGGTCTGGCTATTAGCAACAAGCTACAGCATAAGAATTATGTAAATATCGGGTGCTTCGGCGCTATTAGACCCATGAAAAATCAGCTTACACAAGCCTTAGCAGCTATCAAGTTTGCTGAACAAAAGAATGCTACGCTTAATTTCTTCATTAACTCAACTAGATCTGAAACTGGTGGAGATCCTGTATTAAAGAATATTCGAGCGCTATTCCACAATGGCAAGCATATCTTAGTGGAAATTCCATGGCTAGATCATGCTGCCTTCCTCACGTTCTTGCCGCAAATGGATATAGCTATGCAGGTTTCTTTGTCTGAAACGTTTAATGTAGTTACTGCCGATTGCGTAACATCTGGCGTTCCTGTAGTTACTAGTAGTGAAGTTAATTGGGTAAGTAATGGATGTCACGCGCCAACAGATAGCGTAGATGGTATAGTAGCTGTAATGCATAAAGTTTATTTAGACCATAATTTAGTTTCAAGGAATCAGAAATATCTCTCTGCTTACTGTAATAACTCAATTAAACAATGGTTAACATTCATTAACGGGTAATAACTATGTTATATGCAACTTGGGGTAAATTTGAAGGGCGGTGGCTATTAAGGATTAAAAAAGATAAATTTATGCTGGCCCCGCCTCTACTTGGAGACGAAGTACACGTCCTATATAAAGACGGTCATTATGAAAAGAAATATATCGGGGATATGTGGAAGGAAGATAAGTTTGAGTATTTCTTTTATGAAGACTATGATCCTGTAGATGATTACTGGTACGATTCTGACTACAACTACAGTGAGGAGGATTGGCTAGATGATTGAAAGCATTGTTGAGATAACTCCTACAACTAAAGAAGTATTAATTGAATACCCAATATGTGATAAGTGTAATAAATCTGGAAAGCCAAGCAAAGAGCGTATTAAACGATTCTTTACTAAATACTTCAATACCGAGAATATGTATTGTTTTGGAGACTGGGCTCCAGATGGATGGACGCTAATTAGCACATATAAGAATAATGAAGTATCAATTCATTATATTTGGTGCGATTGCTGCACAAAAGACGCCAAGCTTAGCTAAATAGCTCAAACATTTGGCCCTTGGGGTGTTGCAAGCGGAAACCGGGTGTGATAGGGTTGTCAGGCACCCGCTGTCAGGAGCCTACCCATGCAAGACGACACCACGAACGGAACCCCGACTTTCTTTGGCAAGAATCTTCGAGAAATCGAAGATAAGCGACAGAAGATTGTTGAAATGCATCGCCTTACTCCCGCTATTAAGGAAAAGGGAGAAAAGATGGCACTGGCTCGTATTAAGAATTATAACCAGTATCAGCTTTCTGTTGCTGCTACTGAATTCCTGAAGGCAAATAAGAAGGTTGGCAAGAACAAGAAGTAATAAGAAGTAAGAAATAGAAATCCACTAGGATACATGATAATTAGTTTGATGCTACGGGCGTCTCATGTATTTTTTGCTCTATCTAGCGGGAAGGTATGGTGGTAAAATCCCGCGTTTTAATCTACGGATACCTTTTATGTACCGTAGCGTGGGCCTGCCTTATATAGCAGGCTCCGTAGTTTTTAGATGACTGATTTAAATGACTGATTTAAATGACTGATTTAAATGACCAAACAGGAGATAAGAATGCTTCAGTCTTTTGCAGAAAAACTTAAGCCAAAGGGTTATTATATTTCTTATCTGGAGAAGAGTAACATCGTTTACGTCTTCCGCCCTAAGAAGAAATCTCCTAAGCGTTTTACTGATATTCAAAAGGCCATTAACTACTTGCGGAAGAAGGCTGCATAAATGTCTAAATGTACATGCGATTATAGCTATACCTGCCCTACTTGTCAGGATAGAATTGAAGCTGAAAGACTTATCAGGCTTAATGAAGCTAAGATTGAATGGGTTTTCAACGCGATTAAAGAAATCGCTAAGAAACTGGATATCGTATTGCCTGAATTCCCCAATAACGATAGAGGGTGGTAAATGCTAAGCATCTTTCTTTTCGTGGAAAATCGATAATGCACGAAATCATTGAATTCATTAAGGTTTTCCCAATTACAGCGCTCTTGCTTTGTTCTATGATTTGTACGACAATTGCCAGCGTCTTCGACAGTATCTTCAATAGGGTCGATTAATGATTATCTATGCAATTAGGATAAATGAGCGTATTGATAGCTATTATGCTACATTGACTTTGGCACAAACTGCGCTTAAGAAGTTATATAGGGACAGATGCTCGCGTATGGGCGTAAATAGTCAAGGATTGAAGCCATTTGATTACAATCCTATGTATTTCTCTTTTACGCTTGGCTGGGAAGAGATTGAAGTTACGTTCCGTATTGTGAATGTTGAAGTTAACGAATAAAATTATGTGATTATGCCCACATAGCTCAGGGGTAGAGCTATAGTTTTGTAAACTATCGGTCGGGGGTTCAAATCCCTCTGTGGGCTAGAATTTCTTAGAGTTATAGTATACATAAGATACTAATAAGATACTAATAAGATACTAATAAGATACTAATAGGATACTAATAGGATACTAATAATTAGGAGAAATATGGCAAATATGGCAAATATGGCAAACAGCGCTGGCTATACAGAAACAAGCAAGGGCAGTATTAGAGTATTTGGAGGGGCTGAGAAGAAAGTAGTGTATTTAGGCGCAGACCTTCTCGGTGAGTATAACGTAAAGGTTCAAATCTTTTCATTTACAAAGAGATTCCACGATCTAAGTTATGGAGAACGTGACTGGATTTTAGACAAGTTGCAGCCGCAGCAGCAGATTTATGTAAAGGATTTGCGATAATATGGCCTACATTAGATATTAAGGTTGCCGAAATTATAGAGGAGCATGGGATTGAAAGCATAATGACTGAAATTATTAGTCGCATCAATTTCATCAATTAAGTAAGAATCGCCCCTATACAGCGCATAAGGAAATGCCCTCCTTTTATTGGTGATTGGGGGTGCTGGGCGCTTGACGCCAGCAAACGACCGTGGTAGGGTTGAGAGGCAGCAAGCCATCCCAAGTGAGGCTGAATATCGATATGATGAAGTCGGTACGAATCCTGCAGACTTTCTTTTTTATAAGAAGTAATAGCTAATAAACGGCCACATAGCTCAGTTGGATAGAGCAACAAATTCCTAATTTGTAGGTCGTTGGTTCGATTCCAACTGTGGCCACAGTAAATACAATAATATGAAAATTCATACTTTGAATGGCGTTCGTAAAGACAATAACCAGTCAGAGGTTATTCAGTATTTTGTAAAAGAAGAGAATATGTTTAGGGAGCTTATGTGGAAGATTAAGAATACATGGGCAACTGATACATATAAGGCGTATTATCCGGGCGAAATCAATACTCAAGATGAGGTAAATAAGTAATGTGCGAATCATGCGACGATCCTAATCTAAACGGCAATAATAAGGCGACAGGAACTAATGGTAATGAGAAGTCTCGTCTTTCAAAGAAAGACTTTCGTCGCGAAGAAGGATTGGAAGATCCAGAGGATTGGAATTCATATCTTGAAGATTTGGTATGTGATTCCGTTTCTCCTGCTTTGTGCGTATATGGCTGTGAAGTTGAGCCAGACGGATATTGTGAGCACGGAAATCCCTCTGTTCTTATTGCAATGGGGCTAATCTAATTATGTCAGCTATTATTTATTACTGCGATACATGTAAAGAGATGCTGCCTAAAGCAGATATTAAATTCTTTATTGATGGCCAAACTTGCACTGAATGTTACTCTAAGGGCTTTTTCGAAGCTCTATCTAAAGAAGAACAAGAAAGGGAAATGAACGATCCTTTCCCGGATAATGCTTATTATAACGATCCAGATGATGATACTGCTGCGACTAAGCCAACGATTCTTTACCGCTGCGAGTAATCTATGAATCCTATTGAAATTATTCTTTGCATTGTAGCTGTTAGCTTTGCCGCTTATATTTATTTTTCCACCAAAGCTCTTAGCGCCGCCCACACAGCTATTAATTCACAAAGTGTACTATTGAAGCTAGTTACAGAACAGCGTGATATTTATTTTTCTGCATTTAATCAAATGAATGCAGCTTATATCAACGAAGCAAATAAGAATCGCGCCGTCGAGGTTTTTGTAGACAACCCTAGCAAAGTCTTGAACTAATCGTATGGTAATTAACGAATACAATGGATACAATGGATACAACGATCGTAACTTAGTCTATATGAATGAGCATGATTCATGTAATAATTGCCAAACCCGTGGTATTCGCGCTAGCTTCCAATATGATTATGGCTACGCAGTTTGTAAAGTCTGTTGGGTCTTAGATAAGGATCGGTGGATTAGTGACGGCATTTTTTCGAAAAACGAAGAAGATAGCGCTAGATTGGTCGATGTTAGCGGTATTGGTGATGTTTTGGATAGTATTCGGCAGCCTATTGACGGTGTGGAATAAAGATAACGAAGACTTAAAAGGTAAATAACTAATTATGACAACTAAAATCATTAAGGAAGAAATTGTGAAGAGCGATACCGATAAGCACCATGTATATGTCACATCCGACAATAAGATTTATCTAGTGTCCGCCGCTGATACTTTTGATGCCGGACCTGAAGTAATGATTTTTGATGCAAAAACGCACGACCTAAATAGTGTAGACTTCTCTGGCCGTGGCCAATGGCGTTTTAATTCAATGGAAGATGCACTACAATTCCAGAAGGAAGTTGTAAAGGACGTAGATAAGTATCTCGAATGTTCTGGATCCTATACAATCCATTAGAGTTAATCCTCGTATTGTAGCTGCCGCAGTTATGTTTAAAAACGGCGTTATTGTAGTATCCGCTAGGCATTACGAGGGCGCTTGACGCCCACCCCTTGACGCGCTAGGGTAGGGCACTATGACATCCACAAGCGTCGCGCCCATCGAAAAGTCTTTCAAAACTGTCGATGATTTTCTCTTTCATGTCGGGCAAAAACTTGCCAAGTATCATGCGCAAGGACATAATGACGTTCGTTTTGGTCAAACCCTCATGAATGAGCTTTTTCATGCAAATAAAGAGCTTTACAGCAAGATCCATAACACTGGTATGGATATTTACTACGAAGTCAATAACTTCAGCGAGAAGTTTTCGAAGGTTTACGAATTTCTTTACACTAACTGGCGTTAACTAGTAATATAACTTCTGAACGATAATTATCGCTCGGGTTACTATTAAATAAAATACCATGGCCAAAATTAAGAAGAATCAGTCAGACACACGTAGCTATACTGCTTATATTAATTACAATGGCATGGATCTTGCTATTCGTGGAGAAATTACCGTTTATGGTCCAGATGATTCAGATAATGAGTCGTCTGTGTGGTGTATTATCGATACAATTGATTTGCTTGACGAAAATGATATGGTGATTCGAGATGTCTCGAATGAACTAAATGCTAAGGAAGTAGGTCTTTGTCGTCGAGCATTGATTGAGCAGAATTGCTAATGAGATTTATTAAGAATCTATTTCTTATTTCATTGGCATTCGTAATAGTTAGCCTTCCTTTAATCGCTCTATTCGCTCTATTCTACTATCTAATTGGAGTTATTAGTGGCCAATAATCATTGCAGAAATTGCGGCATTAGCAAGGATTATTTTCCTATTCACGAATACTCAGGTCTTTGTAAAGAGAATTTTCGTGACGATGGTGGATGTAATTATAAGTTTTATAAGTATTGTAAGCGCGAGGCGCATAATGTCGACCCCTACGCAGTATTGACTATTGACGAAACAAGTCAACTATCTACAGTAGTCGATGAATGGCTAGAGAAGGGCTCACCATGAGTTTTAGTTTTAGAATTTGTCGTAAATGTGGTATTGAAGATACCAAATACTTAACGAGGGTCACCGGCTATAATTTATGTATTACTAATAAATGCTCAGACCAATTCTGGAAATATCGTAAAGATGAAATGAAGTGTCTGGAACGTCGCGTTATTTATAAAAACGGTAGCGACATTCTTAATGCAATTAATGTAGATGTTGATAAATGGCTTGAATCTGTGCAATAGCCTCATTAAACCCAATAACTGCAATTTCTCCAACTTTTGGGGGTGTTGCAAGCGGAAACCGGGTGTGATAGGGTGGGGGTGCCGGGCATCTGGTGGGGTCGGCGCTCAACCCGCATTAACTTTATCTAACAGATTAAAAAATGTCAATCAAAGAAAACATTCTCATCATTCTTGATGAAGTTTTGAGCGAAACCGATCAGCATCGCTATAAGGCGCTTACCAGAATTGACGGAGTTATCCGAGATATGATCAAAGATGAGATCATGTCTTGTGCATCAAAAATGCCGCTCAATACCGCCGAAAGGTTGCTTGTTTGCAACAATCATGTTGTCGATGCTATTATTGCATTTAAGAACCGCAATAACTGCGATATCATGACTGCCCGAGTTTGCGTCGATATGTTTGTGGATTATTTCAAACATAACCAAGGCGTTAAAGGTTATCCCGGAAAGGTCGGCTAAGTGTACGAAATTACTTGGTTTCGGAAGAATCAAAAGATTTGCGTATGTGTTGAAGAAGTTAGAAGGTGGCATATCTGTCGTGTTTTGACTGCATTGAATATTCCTTATGACTTGAAGGTGGATAATGGACAACGTAAATAAAACTTATTATATTCTGGGCTATAAGGGCGGGGATTTTACCGAAGAGTTTTTTCAAACCCCATTTCAATTCAATACATTAAAGCAAGCGCAAAAAACCCTAGATAGCTTCCTAGCATTTAAGAATAATTACGAAATCTTGGAAGTAAGCCTCTGCATTAAAAGGGTGGGATAATATGTCTTATAAAATTAAGACGTAAATGTTCCTACTAACATTAAAATTTATATTTGCGAAAAAATGTTTGGCAGAGGCGGAACGTGCTGTTTCAGACTCTTGGTGGGAACTCTAATGTTCTTACAATAAGAAACGGCGGACACGGGCCAAATGAAAAGTTACTTTGCATTCTTTGTAAACGAACTATTTAAGGAATAGATGTGCCAATCCATAAACTATGAGAATTGTTAGAAATCATCCTTCAATACCTTGGTATTTAAGCTATTGGCGTAGTAGTTGTAGCGGTAGTGGTAGTTTTAGTAATAGTGGTAGTTATAGCGGTAGTCTTAGTGGTAGTGATAGTCTTAGTGTTAGTGATAGTGATAGTTTTGGTGGTAGTTATAGTGGTAATTATAGTTTTAGTGGCAATTATAGTGGTAGTGGTAGTCGTAGTAGTTAGAGTAAATAAATAACTAAATAACTATCCAATACCATGAAAACTAGACTTACTAGACTTACCAGGCTTACCAGAGTAGTTAGAAATCATCCTCCAAGACCTTGGTATTTGAAGTATTGGCGTAGTAGTTGTAGCGGTAGCGGTAGTTTTAGTAATAGTGGTAGTTATAGCGGTAGTCTTAGTGTTAGTGATAGTGATAGTGATAGTGGTAGTTTTGGTGGTAATTATAGTGGTAATTATAGTGGTAATTATAGTGGTAGTGGTAGTCGTAGTAGTTAGAGTAAATAAATAACTAAATAACTATCCAATACCATGAAAACTAGACTTACTAGACTTACTAGAAATCATCCTCCAAGACCTTGGTATATAAAGTATTGGCGTAGTAGTGATAGTGATAGTTATACTGTTAGTCATAGTGGTAGTGATAGTGTTAGTCTTAGTTATAGTGGTAGTGATAGTGATAGTGTTAGCGATAGCGGTAATTATAGTTTTAGTGGTAATTATAGTTATGGTTTTAGTGGTAGCGGTAGTCGTAGTAGTTAGAGTAAATAACTAACCAATATCATGAAAACTAGACATACCAGACTTACCAGACATTATCCTTCAATACCTTGGTCCAAAAGATATTTGCGTAGTTATAGTGGTAGTCGTAGTGATAGTCTTAGTTATAGCGGTAGTGATAGTCTTAGTGTTAGCGATAGTGGTAGTGATAGTCTTAGTTATAGTGATAGTTATAGCGGTAGTTTTAGTGGTAGTAATAGTCTTAGTGGTAGTCAGGATGATTAACTCTTTAATTTAACTCTTTAATTTAACTGAAAAGGCTTGATATGAAGATTTTTGGTGTTATTTGTTTGACCGTGCTCGTTTCGTTCTCGTCTGCCTTTCTTTGGAGCATTTATCATTATTCCGCTTCACAGGATATTTGTAATAAGCGTTGCCATGAAATGGGTATGGGAAACGTAACAATTATTGGCCAATGTCGCTGTATATAACCGCAACCGCTTGACCGTCGTCGGTCGCTTGACGGTCGCTTGACGGTCGCTTGACGCTACAGATCGCCCGTGATAGGGTGAGGCAGGTCGCACACCCCAACCCTCTAAGTAGTCCGCAAACGAGGCAATAAAGCAATGGGTTCTGACCTTGAAAAGAGCGTAAATCAGGCATTGAATTATATCATCAATTAGGCAAATTAGCCCATGAAACCCAATAAAGTTGCCAAAGTAGTTAGAAATCATCCTTCGATACCTTGGTATTTGAAGTTTTGGCGTAGCGGTAGTCTTAGTGTTAGTGATAGTGGTAGTAGTAGTTTTAGTCTTAGTTTTAGTGGTAGTGATAGGTTTAGTGGTAGTAGTAGCGGTAGTGGTAGTCGTAGTTCTAGTTATAGTCGTAGTGGTAGTCAGAGTAAATAACCCTTTAATTCTTTAATTCTTCACTCTTAACCCGAAAGAAAATATGTCCAACGAAATGCGTGATGTTGTTGCTGATAGTGAACTCCAGATGGGTATTTTTGTTGAGGGTGCGAAGTATCATATCCGCACTCCTACGTATCAGTATATTGGTACGCTGGTTGCCCTGACCGGAACTGTTTTCGTTTTTAAGGATACTGCCACGGTTTATGAAACCGGCAATTACAAGGATTTCTACGCTGGCAAGGGCAAGCGCGTGGAAAAGCATGAAGGCGCCGAAGAAATGATTATTGATCGTGGTGGCACCGTCCTTCACCGAATGAAGTAATAAGTAATAAGTAACAAGCATTAAGTAACAAGCATTAAGTCGCAAGCTGATAGCCACTACAGCTAATTGTTGTAGTGGCTATTTGTGTTTACAAAATCCATAAAACACATAAACACATAAAACTATGAAACTATGAAACCCAATAAAGTTGCCAGAGTAGTTAGACCATATCCTTCAATACCTTGGCCCATAAAGTTTTGGCATAGTAGTAGTCTTAGTGATAGTGGTAGTCGTAGTCGTAGTGCTAGTGTTAGTGGTAGTGTTAGTGCTAGTTATAGTCTTAGTTATAGTGATAGTGGTAGTGTTAGTGGTAGTCGTAGTTATAGTGTTAGTCGTAGTGGTAGTCAGAGTAAATAACTAACCAATACCATGAAAACCAATAGAGTAGTTAGAAATTATCCTCCAATACCTTGGTATATGAAGTTTTGGCGTAGTAGTAGTGGTAGCGGTAGTTTTAGTAGTAGTGGTAGTGGTAGTTATAGTGGTAGTGATAGTGGTAGTAGTAGTTATAGTCGTAGTGTTAGTGATAGTTATAGCGATAGTGGTAGCGGTAGTTTTAGTGGTAGCGGTAGTTTTAGTGGTAGCGGTAGTTATAGTCTTAGTATTAGCGGTAGTGGTAGCGGTAGTGGTAGTTATGGCGATAATTAGGTTATTAGTTGTTAAGATCGCAAATAATAGCGAAAATAGCATTAACCAATACAATGAAACCCAATAGAATTGTTAGACATTATCCTTCGATACCTTGGTATATAAAGCTTTGGCGTAGTAGTAGTTATAGTGGTAGCGGTAGTTATAGTGTTAGTAATAGTGTTAGTAATAGTGTTAGTTATAGTGGTGGTGGTCATAGTGTTAGTGGTAGTTATAGTTATAGTGGTACTGGTAATTATAGTTTTAGTTATAGTGGTAGTAAGGGTAATTAGCTAATTAGCTAAATAAATAACTATCCAATACCATGAAAACCAGAATTATGAGACTTACCAGACATCATCCTCCAATACCTTGGTATTTGAAGTTTTGGCATACTAGTAGTCTTAGTAGTAGTCTTAGTTATAGGTTTAGTGTTAGTGGTAGTGGTAGTTATAATCGTAGTTATAGCGGTAGTCTTAGTTATAGTGGTAGTAATAGTGGTAGTAATAGTGGTAGTAATAGTGGTAGTCGTAATAATAGTGGTAGCGGTAGTGTTAGTGATAGTCTTAGTTTTAGTCTTAGTTTTAGTGGTAGTCAGAGTAAATAACTAAATAACTAAATAAATAACTAAATAAATAACTATCCAATACCATGAAAACTAGATTTACTAGACTCACTAGAGTAGTTAGACCATATCCTTCAAGACCTTGGTATATAAAGTTTTGGCGTAGTAGTAATAGTGATAATTATAGTGTTAGTTATAGTGGTAGCGGTAGTCTTAGTGGTAGTCTTAGTGTTAGTCTTAGTTATAGTGGTAGTCATAGCGGTAGTGTTAGTTATAGTGGTAGTTTTAGTAATAGTGGTAGTTTTAGTAATAGTGGTAGTTTTAGTAATAGTGGTAGTCAGGGTAAATACTAATAACTAATTAATATCATGAAAACTAGACTCACTAGACTTACCAGACATTATCCTTCGATACCTTGGTATTTAAGCTATTGGCGTAGTTATAGTCGTAGTCTTAGTTATAATTATAGTGGTAATTATAGTTTTAGTGGTAGTGATAGTTTTAGTGTTAGTTATAGCGGTAGTGTTAGTGATAGTGGTAGTCTTAGTACTAGTCTTAGTAGTAGTCTTAGTTATAGTGTTAGTCGTAGTACTGGTTATAGTCTTAGTGGTAGTCAGGGTAATTAACTAATAACTAACCAATATCATGAAAACCATGAAAACTAGACTTACCAGAGTAGTTAGAAATCATCCTTCGATACCTTGGTATAAAAAGTTTTGGCATGGTAGTAGTTATAGTAGTAGTTATAGTAGTAGTTATAGTGGTAGTTATAGTGTTAGTGGTAGTTATAGTTTTAGTTATAGTCTTAGCGGTAGTCGTAGCGGTAGTGTTAGTGGTAGCTATAGTTATAGTGGTAGCGGTAGCGGTAGTAAGGGTAATTAGCTAAATAACTAAATAAATAACTAACCAATACCATGAAAACTAGACTTACCAGATATACTAGACTTACTAGACTTACAAGGAATTATCCTTCAATACCTTGGTATTTAAGCTATTGGCGTAGTTATAGTAGTAGTGGTAGTCTTAGTTATAGTCGTAGTGGTAGTCTTAGTGATAGCGGTAGTTTTAGTCGTAGTTATAGTGGTAGTCATAGTGGTAGTTTTAGTAGTAGCGGTAGTTTTAGTAGTAGTGGTAGTTATAGTCGTAGTTATAGTGGTAGTCAGGGTAAATACTAATAACTAATTAATATCATGAAAACTAGACTTACCAGAAATCATCCTCCAAGACCTTGGTCCAAAAGATATTTGCGTAGTTATAGTGGTAGTAATAGTGGTAGTGGTAGCGGTAGTTTTGGTGATAGTTTTAGTGGTAGTTTTGGTGATAGTCTTAGTGGTAATTATAGTCTTAGTGGTAATTATAGTGGTAGTGTTAGTGGTAGTCTTAGTGTTAGTCTTAGTGTTAGTCTTAGTTATAGTGGTAGTTATAGTTATGGTGATAATTAGGTTATTAGTTGTTAAGATCACAAATAATAGCGAAAATAGCATTAACCAATATCATGAAAACTAGACTTACTAGATTTACCAGACTTACCAGACAGTATCCTTCAATACCTTGGTATTTAAGCTATTGGCCTAGTTATAGTAGTAGTGGTAGTCTTAGTTATAGTGTTAGTCTTAGTTATAGTGGTAGTCGTAGTTATAGTGGTAGTCTTAGTAATAGTAATAGTGGTAGTCGTAGTTATAGTGGTAGTCGTAGTAATAGTAATAGTCGTAGTTATAGTGGTAGTAAGAGTAATTAGCTAAATAACTAATAACTAATTAATACCATGAAAATCAATAGAGTAGTTAGACCGTATCCTCCAATACCTAGACATTTAAGCTATTGGCGTAGTCTTAGTGGTAGTGGTATCGGTGGTAATGGTAGTATTAGTTATAGTGGTAGTGGTAGTCTTACTGGTAGTCTTAGTGGTAGTTATAGTTTTGGTGCTAGTTTTGGTGCTAGTTTTGGTGCTAGTTTTAGTGGTAGTGGTAGTTTTGGTGCTAGTCGTAGGGGTAGTGGTAGTTTTGGTACTAGTTTTGGTGCTGGTAGCTAATACGAAATGTAAAAATATGTCTGTGAGGGGCGTGGGTTATTTCATTTAATCGATAACTTGTCAAGCCCTTACCTCAATAAATTTAATCCTAGCAGGCTCTCTAACCCCTTGACGGCACGCGCGCCAGTGTGCTAGGGTGGGGAGCGGTCGGGGTCAATGGCTCTCATAAGCCAATTGTGGCCTTTATAATGGCCATTTTATGGAAACCGAAACCAATCAAGAAACATTGGGAACAAAATAAGTGGTTTTGGTGGTAGTGGTAGTCAGAGTAATTAGCTAAATAAATAACTAACCAATACCATGAAAACCATGAAAACTAGACTTACTAGAGTAGTTAGATATTACCCTTCGATACCTTGGTATTTGAAGCTTTGGCGTAGTAGTAGTTATAGTGGTAGTGGTAATTCTAGTGTTAGTGGTAGTGGTAGTGGTCGTGATAGTTATAGTGATAGTGATAGTGGTGGTGGTTATAGTGGTAGTGATAGCTATAATGTTAGTTATAGTGGTAGTGGTCGTGATAGTTATAGTCGTAGTGGTAGTGGTAGTAGTAAATAACTATCTAATAACTAATTAAAACCATGAAAACTAGACATACCAGACTTACTAGACTTACTAGAGTAGTTAGAAATCATCCTCCAATACCTTGGTATTTGAAGTTTTGGCGTACTAGTAGTTATAGTGGTAGTGGTAGTGGTGGTTATAGTGTTAGCGGTAATTATAGTTATAGTCTTAGTGGTAATTATAGTTATAGTCTTGGTGGTAGTCGTAGTGGTAGTGATAGGTTTAGTGGTAGTCGTAGTTATAGTGGTAGTTATAGTGGTAGTCTTAGTGATAGCGGTAGTCGTAGTTATAGTGGTAGTCAGAGTAAATAGCTAAATAACTAACCAATACCATGAAAACCAGACTTACCAGATATACTAGGCTTACTAGAATTACCAGAGTAGTTAGAAATTATCCTCCAATACCTTGGTATATGAAGTTTTGGCATGGTAGTAGTAGTGGTAGTGGTAGTAATAGTGGTAGTGTTAGTGGTAGTGTTAGTTATAGTAGTAGTGGTAATCAGAGTGGTAATCAGAGTGGTAGTCTTAGTGGTAGTCTTAGTGGTAGTGGTAGTTATAGTTTTAGTGGTAGTAATAGTTTTAGTGGTAGTAATAGTTATAGCGGTAGTCAGAGTAAATAGCTAAATAACTAACCAATAACTAACCAATACCATGAAAACTAGACTTACCAGATATACTAGACTTACCAGATGTCATCCTTCGATACCTTGGTATTTGAAGCATTGGCGTAATAGTGTTAGTTATAGTGTTAGTGGTAATTATAGTTATAGTAATAGTTATAGTGGTAGTCGTAGTTATAGTGGTAGTAGTGGTAGCGTTAGTAATAGTGGTAGCGTTAGTAATAGTGGTAGTGGTAGTCAGAGTAAATAGCTAAATAACTAATTAAAACCATGAAAACTAGACATACCAGACTTACTAGGCTTACTAGACGTTATCCTCCAATACCTTGGTATATAAAGTATTGGCGTAGTAGTGGTAGTCTTAGTGGTAGTGGCAGTTTTGGTGGTAGTCATAGTAATAGTGGTAGTTTTAGTTATGGTTTTAGCGGTAGTTATAGTGTTAGTGGTAGTGGTAATCTTAGTGGTAGTGGTAGTGATAGTCTTAGTGGTAGTGGTAGTCAGAGTAAATAACTAATAACTATCCAATACCATGAAAACCATGAAAACTAGACATACCAGACTTACTAGGCTTACTAGACCATATCCTTCAATACCTTGGTATTTGAAGCATTGGCGTAGTAGTAATAGTTATAGTCGTAGTGGTAGCGGTAGTGTTAGTTATAGTAGTAGTGGTAGTCGTAGTTATGGTTTTAGCGGTAGTTATAGCGGTAGTTATAGTGTTAGTTTTAGTAATAGTGGTAGTAATAGTGTTAGTAATAGTGGTAGTGGTAGTAAGAGTAATTAGCTAAATAAATAACTAACCAATATCATGAAAACTAGAATTATGAGACTTACTAGATATTACCCTCCAATACCTTGGTATATAAAGCTTTGGCGTAGTAGTCTTAGTGGTAGTGGTAGTAATAGTGGTAGTGTTAGTGGTAGTGTTAGTTATAGTGGTAGTGTTAGTTATAGTTATAGTGGTAGTCAGAGTAATTAACTAAATAAATAGCTAAATAAATAACTAACCAATACCATGAAAACTAGACTTACCAGACTTACTAGGTAGAAGATTGGTTACTAATAGGATAGAAGATTAGTCGTATAGGAGAACGCAACCCTATAATATTAGGGCTTTTTTGTAGTATACAGGATTAGGTATTAGGTGCGAAAGGTTGGTGAATAGCTTGGTGAATAGCTTGGTAGATATATTTACAATACTTGTGTATTCAATGGTAGGTGTAGTATTAGGTGGTATATATAATAAATCTATTATTAGTTGTTTTATAGGTCTAGTTATAGGTTTAGTTATAGGTGTTCTATTTGTAATGTTTGATGACAGTAGTAAAAGTAAGAATAAGAATAAGAGTAAGAGTAAGAATAAGTAACAATTATTTGTATAGGGATAAAGCACTGTTTGTAAGCAAAAGATACAAACTAGTTGCGAACTATACAAACTATACAAACTAATAAAATCAATACTTTAGCTAAGTAAGAAGATTATACATTTGTCAAGAAGCTTTAAAGACATATTTCCTAGGTGTAAAATGTTCATACTTCTGTACTAATTATGATGTAGTCAATTACCCACATCTAATGATATCAAAGACTTAGCTATTTGTAAATGCAATTTAGTGTTTTCTCCCTAGTGGAATTATGTAAAGGCTTATGTAGGCTTATGTAACAAGTGTTGCCAAATACTGCCAAATACTGCCAAATACTGCCAAATACTGCCAAATACTGCCACGCAACCCTAGGTCATGGCGATTAAGCGTCGAAAGAAAACGACGAAAACGACGATCGGCGCTTGCAGGCAGCATCAAGGCATGAGATACTGAGCAGGCAGCACGCAGCACGCAGCGCGCAGCACGCAGCAAACACCGGGGCGAGGTGGGCGGGCAGGGAGAGAGGGAGAAGGTTTCCCTACGGTGCGCAGACCCCAAAAAAAGAATCGAAGGGGTGTAGACGGCAGCATCAAGGCATGAGATACTGAGCAGGCAGCACGCAGTCAAACGCAGTCAAACGCAGTCAACGAAGTACAGGAGAATCACCATGGGTATCAAGATCATGAAGGGCAACCGCCGCGCTGAGGTTTCGGTTTCGCTGGTGAACGCGGGCGGGTCGTATCTGCTGAAGGTCACCCCCACCGGCCAGTCGAGCGACGGCAAGGACGCCCACTCGGTGACCGTGCTGCTGACCGGCGCCGAAGCGGACAAGTTCCGGGCGAGCCTCGACGGTTCGGCGCCGGTCGACACGGCCGCTCTGCTGAATGCGCTGGCCTAATCGACGCTGGCCTAATCGACGACAATCAAGGGCAAGGGTCAAGGGTTGAAAGCAACCCCTAGAAATAAACGTCTAGGGGTTGCAATTCGCTCCCTGATTCTGTAGGATGTCTAGTTGCAGTGGTAGTGGTAGTTGTAGTTCACCCGCAAAGGAATAGACGCCATGGCAAAGCTCATGATTTCCAAGCTGAATTCGACTTCCGCAAAGACTGGTGCCCCAATCAAGGTCGGCGATCCGATCTTCTACGCTCGGGGAACCGGGGCGTGGCATTTCAGCGAAGGTGAAGCGCACCCGCGCCCATCACCATGGGTATCAAGACAGTCGAGCGACGGCAAGGACGCCCACTCGGTGACGGGGGTCGCGCCCACGCCCCCGGTCGACTCCAACGCGCTGGCAAAGGCCATGGCAGTCATGGCTGCAGTCGAAGCGCTGACGCAACGGGTCAAGGATCTGGAAACGGCCGTGGCTCTCTTCATGCCGTCTTCCGTCGAATAATCGAATAATCGAATAATCGGATTTGGCGCTTGAAAGCTGCCTCTCATTCCTGTATAAATGAGAGGCAGCACTGAAAGACCCAACCCTCAACCAACCCTCAACCAACCCTCAACTAAAGGACGAACCCAATGGCTGATTTCTCTGGCGACTTCAACGGCAAGGCAGGAATGAAGGATCTCACCCCTGATCAGCGTCGGAAGATCTCGGCGTGGCTGAAGGATGGCGATGATCGGCGGAAGACGGAGATCGGTGCGGCCATGGGCATTCCGCCTACCCGCATCATTTCGATCGCAGGTGACGGCGCTCTGGAAATCGATACGTCAGAGGACGAGTGATCTACCTCGTGATCGCCTGTATTGCCTCAATCGTCATTCCTGCTCTTTTCAATTCTGACGATTGATCGAATTGTCAATAGGGGTGGGGTATATTGACCCACCCCTTACAATATGCGAACCATGTAAACTATGTATACAATCTAACTGAAGGGTCTATTTATCCCAGAGATACACCAACCCAAAAAAATTTCCCAAAAATTAAGCCTTTATATCACCACTTACTCCCACACCTACACCCACACCCACACCCACACCCACACCCACACATTATAATAAGTATAACCGGGAATATAGGGCGTCGGTATGGTCGGTATGGTCGGTATGGTACCTAAAAATAAAAAATTTTAATAAAAAATCCCAAAATTCCCAAAAATTTGATAAAATTTGATAAACCGCGTACCCCTTAATACCCCTTAATACCCCTTAATACCCCTTAATACCCACTTACGGTGCTACTACCGGTCCAGTCGTCGATCGTCGCTATAATGGCCGTATAGAAGAAATCGGGGGCATATTTCAATACACTCATCGTCCATACATTCGGTGCGTTCGGTACATTCGGTACATTCGGTACATTCGGTGCGTCGAAGCCTGAACCGTTATTGATAAATAAATTATGGGTTAAATGGAATGGGTTTGAGCAATATGGCGCCTTTTCGGTCTTTTGGTTACACGTCGCACATAATATGTCGAGAGGCCGGGTTCCTTGAATATAGGTGCTTGGAAAGGACCGGGCCATGGCGGTTTCTACAAAACTATTGCCGCTCCCGATGTATTGAATTTGGGTTTTATTCCTGGCATAATGAGGTTTTGATGTAAATATTATCATAAATAATGGTTATTTAGTAGTTATTCGGGTATCTATCTGTGCTGGGGGTTCCATCGATATTTTTGGCCCCAATATAAGAACAATAGAAATAACTTCGGAAATATGATGGCGAGCACTTTATCATGCTACGTCGCCTTACGTAGCCGGTTCCACTTATCGTACTTTCTTCCCTGCCCTTTATTGTTCGTCGTAAACATAAATCTTGGCTTCATAGGCTTATCTCGGCGTCATTAAACGTAACTACCTTCATTGTTGGGTTTACTTTCAATTCTAAAGTATTAAAACTCATTTGACGGTGACGGATTCTGATTTCTGAATTACTATTAATAAATACAAAATATGAATATCTTATGCTTGAAGCTTGAAGTGGTTGAAAACGCTGAATTTTTGTCTTAACATAGGCATTTACAAAGGTGTGGCTTGTTCGTCTAATAAAAATAGTTATCATCTACTCTTTAATATTTATATAACACTTATATAACACTTATATAACACTTATATAACTTCTCTCGAAATAATGCCATCGATTCCCCTTTATTAGAAATCCATTCATGAATTTAACCGTATTAGTCGTCATTCCTTTAATTGCTGAATTTATTAAGTAATGTTTACGCACATTAATTATCCTACTAAAACTACGTGAGATCTTTGTGCCGGGCGAGAGCCTGATCTTAAGCCTAAGATCGCCTAATAAGGATGTCTGTCTAAGCATAAATGTCATGGGTTATGTCGGGTTATGTCGGTTATCATGGGTTATGTCGGTTATGTCGGTTATGCTGGACGATTCCCTTCAGTTTCCCATTCAATTATCGATAAGTCGCTGTAAGTCGCCGTAAGTCGGATGGTTTAGGGCCATAAACGTGTTCATGGCCGTTTGGTCAGTAAAGACCCCAATAATCTCAGAGTCTTCGGGACCAAAACGGTCGGCATGGGGTTTGTAGGTGACTATGTAAATGCGCATAGTATATTGTACCACGGGAAGGGTTGGCTGTCTAGGGTTGGCTGTCTAGGGTTTGGTAAGCTGCTCGTCGGTAAGATGCCATGAAAAATCGGTAAGAGGGTCTAAGTCGTCTAAGTCGTCTAAGTCGTCTAAGTCGTCGGGTGTGGGCCAATTCCCGACGAGCGTATACCATAAATATTGGTAATGTATAAATGAGTGCTTAATCTCTGCAATTTCATTTAAGTAATGGCCATTGACATTACTAGAAGGGTAATTGTTTATAAACCCATTAAACAATGGGCCGGGCATTTCTGTACCGATGCGCATTTTAAGGAAAATCATCATAGGCTTATCATAATCTTCATAGGCTTCATAGGCTTCATAGGCTGGCTAGTCGTGCTAGTCGTGCTGAATAAGGTCGGGATCGGATTTGCAATCATCGACAAAAGCGCTGACTGCTTCGCAGCCGCTTAAATGTCCATATGGGCAGTCGTTAGTGCAGATATCTGACCCATTCTTGCCTTTACCATTAGAACAGCACCAATAAGCAAAGTTAGGAGCGTGCCAAGAATCTTTTTCTTTAGAAACTTTACAGGTTAGGCATGGACTATCTATTGGACAGTGAACCGTATCGGGACTTTCACCAAACGAGCATTCCAAGGTATGTATATACCCCCGGAGATAGGCATTTTGGGAATTGAGTCGGGCGAGTTCAGCACGAAAGTCTTCTATTTTTATTTCGTTTTCACAAAAACGGCACTTCGGCTCAAAGCTTTTGTGCCCAAGACTGCATTCTTTAATCATGCTGTCGCTTATGTCGGGAATCAATGGTCTACTTCCTTCGCGTTCACCGATTCTTCATAGTCGCGCCAAAGCTCGTTATCATTTATCATTTATTATCCTCAATTAGCTTCATAGCCTTATCAACTTCTATTTCCCAGCCAGCCCACGGATAGGCTGTCTTGGTGTCTGACCTTACAGCATCCATGAACCCCTGTCCAGTGCGGATGAGGTCTTTAATGCTACGAAGAGCCAAGCTGTATTTTTGGTTTAAATCATAGCATTCTTTACGAATTTCATCGTAATTTTCTTGTAAGTCATTAATTTCATTAATTTTATTCATATTATTCATATTATTCCATCTATTACGCCATTTTTCAACGCTTCTTCTGCTGGCATAAACCAGTCAATTTTACGTTTATAGTTCTTTTCAAGAGTTTCTTTGCTTATCTTAGTCTTCTTAAGGGTCATTTTGAAGATAATCTTTTGTAGTCTCTTGGCTTCTTCTACGTCGGCCTCCATATCATTTAGCTTCCCCCAAACCCCAGAAGAGATTTGATGAAACATTAACGTCGAGTGTTTGTATGCTAACCTGTGGTTTCCATGCATTGCCATAAGAAAGCCGCAAGACATTGCGCACCCCGTAACTATCGTAGTAATGGGTGTAGTTAGCTTCTCCATTACGCCAATAACTCCAAATCCTTGGTATACACTTCCTCCAAAACTATCTATAAACAAATTAATCGGTTTTGGTGTGTAGGTGAGTTCATGATAAGCATATTGCTTCTTTAGTTCAATATCGTTTGTTTCTATATCTAAAAGCTCTTTAGTTAAAGTTGCAATGCTATCTTGGGTTACTTGTCTCGTAAAAAATAGGTTTCTATCTTTCGGTAGCTTCAAACTGGTCATTATTCTAATCCTTTTAGTAAATCGTTTAAATCCATAAGGTCGCCAACTCGCCAAACGCCTTTATTTTTTATAATAGTTTTTAAAGCCTTTTTTAGAGTTCTTGCTTGTTTTTGCGCATCTATTAATTCATTATCATTTTCAAGATTTTTAATCCTTTTATTTAACATTTCATTTATTAAATCGCCGCCTTCGCAAATAGTTTGATGAGTTTTTAATTGATCTTTTAATAATGTAATATCGGCATGGGCCAGTATTAACTCGCTAAACACATCTTTAACTGTATTGATTAAATCGTGCTGTTGCTTTGCTTTTTGCTCTTCGGTTCTATTTTCGTCTATTCTAGCTAGGCCTGTTGAGCGCTCATCTAGCCAGGAGTCGATTGATTGAAGTATGTTTTCTAATCTTACATTTTCGTCAGAAAATTCGATTAAAGCCGTCTCTAAGCTTTCCACAGTTAGATCTTCAACTCGTAAGTTTTCTCTAGCATCTTCTAGTTGAAGCGTTAAGGCGGCGTTAATATCTTTTTGTTCTTTAAATTGTTTAGAAAGCACTACACTTAACTCTTCGGATTTTGCCATGCCTGTCAATAAGTCTATTCTACCTAAGGTATTTCTGGCCTTGAGGTTACTTATAGTAACCGGCGAATCTAAGTCTGCACAATCTTCCCAAGTAAGCGATTCTTCATTTTTTACAATGCTTTCAATAGCTTCTTCTGCGGTCATATCTAATCTAGAACCTAGTTGTTGCTTCGCGTGTTCAATTTGTGCGTGTTCAATTTGCTTTCTTAGTTTTGATGTCTCTTCTAGGGTCTTAGGCTTAGAGCTTGCTTCTTGCTTTGTTTCAATCTTCGGTTTTCTTATATTTTTATATCTAGGCATAGTTTATTTAAACTTTCTTAAGTTTTCTTTGAAAATTCTACCGAAACATACGTCCCAATGATGGTTCCAAGTAGTGCTGGCAGTATAATCCAGTGGTCTTCGATTGTAAAGAGTGTCGTAATGACGCCGGTTAAGTAGATAAATGCTGAAAAAATGACCGCTTTTACTACTTTTTTGTCTGAAACTGCTGAGATATAGGCTGCCCAGCTCCAATCTAGAGCTAAAGTAAGTAAAAAGAATAAAAAGTATTTAATTCCGGGGGCCATTTGTTTAAAAATCTCCTTTATGATGGTTTATAATAACTTATAGTAATCCAGAAAGCAAATTACCCGGATTTTTGCCAGCTTCTTTTGCTAAATTCCATGTTTTATCGTAAAATTCTACTCTATTTGTCAGATGTTGCTTACATGCGAGGGTGATTACCAATATCGCGACCCTCATTTCTAATGAAACCTCGGAATTTAATGCGCGTACCATTAGATCTATGGTTGTCCATTCGCTTTTCCAACACAAATCATCGACTTTTTCATAAAGACTGTCGATATTTGCTCTCATTTCTTCACTTGTTGGTTTTCGACTCATTTTTAACAACCTTTAAATAATATTCTTTTACTTCTATGGGTATTTCTTTGTTTTCATCGTTTACTGATCGGATTGAATGCAAATCTGCCTTCTTTGGGCTGAAGTCTTCATCTTCTACTACAATACTTTGCCCTTTTGATTTAAACTTATTTAATGCAAATTGCAAAACAAACGGGAATGCTCCTCCTAAAACCAACGTGACTGCTATGCCAACTACCGTCTCTACTGTCGATAACATCTTATAGCCCCTTTTTCTTTTGGTAAATAATTCTTATTTTCATTCCCCACATGCTATCTGGAACAGCTTTTAACTCTTCAGCAGTAGCAATCTTATTAACGCGAATAATTATTGCAGCATTGCCGTCTTTATCAAGACCAGAACTCATGGCTTGAAACCAAGGTTTATGCATAAGCATATTCCATAGTTCCGTAATCGGCTTCCCACTACGTTTAGCATCCTTGTTATCCATACACCTACCATACCACCACCAGTCATGGAAAGCAACGAGGAAAGCAATCTTTGCTTAGAGTCTCAAAATGCCCTTAACCCGACTAGACCTACATTTTCTTAAGCTAGCTACCATGCAAGGTCAGCAAGATCCCGGAGCAGTAACTAATCTAAAAAATCCAGGCAAAAGAAAGGTGCGCGGTGCCGTTATAGCGGAAGGGAATAAGATAATGTCTACGGGTACTTCTACTCACTTAGGTGGGGAACAATATAAGCCCCAAACCGATGAGCGATATGTAGCGACTATTAACGCCGAAAACGTAGCCATTGGCAAAGCTATCCGAACCGGTAATGCTAAGTTTGAAAACGCAACTATTTACATAACCGATTGTCCAAATTGGTATACATTTAAATTCTTAGTAACTGTAGGTCTTAGACGCATATGTCATTATGGGCCCATAACCAACCCTAGAATCGCACATTACGCTAAAGACTTAAATATAGAAATAATTTCAGTAGGTTAATTAGGTTAAATCTAGAGGAAGCAATGGCTAATATCCCAACACCCAGATCGCGCAATCAAATTTTTAACGATATGCTTTCTGCGTTTTTGTCAAAATATGGCATAAGTCAGTTAAAAGTCGGTTCGCCAATTCTTTCATTTTTGGAAGCGGCGGCCCAAAGCGACGCTAGATCTACTCAAGACATATTTAACCTCTTAGATAGCCTTTCTATAGATAGGGCAAATGGACAGGCGCTAGATAGATTGGCGGCTGACGAAAACCTTACAAGAAAGACTGTTTCTGCGGCCACTGGATTAGTTAATTTTACTGACGGCAGTTTTACTAAAATCTCAACCAACTTGTATATTGGTGGTGGAGCGCTTGTAGCCGGTAGTCTAACAGTTAATGTAACCGATGCAAGTCTTTTTCCGGTTAGTGGCAATATCTATATTGGCCGTGGTACTGATAACTTTGAAGGCCCGATGGCTTATACCGCCAAGACCGCACTTTCTGGGTATTGGACATTAACTCTATCTGTAGCTACGTCGAAGTTCCACGATCTTGGCGAAACTATAGTTTTGGCTCAAGGAGGAGTTCGTCAAATACCCCTAGGAACTATTGTACAAACTACTCAACAAGCCTTAGGCGACTCAATCAAGTTTTCAACATTATACACCGCAGTAATTCCTGACGGCGAAATTTCGGTAAGCAATATAGAAGTAATTGCTTCAACTCCCGGATTAACTGGAAACGTTGCTGCTGGAAGTATTAAACAAATTTCATCGACTCCATTCCCCGGAGTTACTGTAACTAACCCTCTGCCGTTCTCAAATGCAAGCGGCGCTGAAACGGACGATAACTTTCGTGAGCGTTTGCGTGACGCAAGACAATCAAGAACTAAAGGCACTGGATTATCTATAACTAGTTCTATTCTTGGCGCTACTTCAGTACAAGACAATAAGACTTTAGTAAGTTCTTCGTTAGTAACCTTATCAGATAGAGCGAAACTCTACATAGACGATGGTACTGGTTATGAGGAAACTATTGGTGCGGTATCTACAGAAACCTTAATGGATTCAGCTACTGGTGGGGAGCAGATCTTCCAACTAGCGGGCCCACGACCTATTGCTAAGGCTTTCGTAAAAAGTGGATATTCAGCGCCATTCGTGCTCTCTAATTTATCATCTCTTTCGGTTTTGGTTGGTGGAGTTACTTCTACTCATATTTTTGCTGCAAGCGACTTTTATAGTATTGGCAATGCTTCTGCATTTGAAGTAGTTTCCAGTATTAATGGAAATCCAAATCTTTTATTTAATGCAAGAACTTCGGATGGTGGAAGTAAGGTAAGTTTGTTCGCTAAACAAGATATAAATGAAGATATTCAAGTCTTAAGCTTAACAGCTAGCGACGCTAACACCGCTTTTAATTTCTCTACAAATCCAGCCTACACTCTTCGTTTATACAAGAACGACGTACTCTTATACAAAGACGGTAAAACTGCTCTTGTACCAAGTAATTATCAATATGCTTGGAATTCGGGTATTGCTGATGGAGATGGATTAACTATTAAGGTTGACGGAACTTCGCTACAGACGATTGTTGTAAATAACTCAGATTTTACTTCATTGAATACCGGATATACAACCGTCGGTTATCAAAACTCATTAGCTTCGTGGGCTACCGTACTTAGCTCAAAGATAGCTGGAGTTACGGTATATGCCAGAAATGGTAGATTAGAAATCGTAAGTAACTTAACCGGCAATTCAAGAAGTAAGATCGAAATAGTTGGTGGGACATTAACTTCAAAAACAATGTTTGTAGCTGGAGCCGTATCTACCGGTCTAAACAACGATTTTACTCTTAATCGTAATACTGGTCAAATTAAATTAAACAATCCGTTAGTTCAATTCGACAACTTAGTTGTAGCCAGCCCTAATACTAAGGCTTATCTTCAAACTCCAGCATTCGCTTCATCAATTGCGACTGGATTAGTCGGAACAGCTAAATGGTGGTTTACTATCGATGGATCTGCTACGTTACTAAGCCCCAATATATCTACATCAACTGGAGTTACTGTAACTAACCCCGCAGCGGGACTAGCTCGATATACTGTCGCTTCTGGATTAATTGGAACTAAGCTTCAAAAAGGTGACTGGGCCATAATCTGGGATCCGGCATTTAACGCCGCCAATACTGGTGTATTTAGAATTACTGAAGTAGTTACTGGAGATTACTTCACTGTAGAAAACGCTGCCGTTGTCGCAGAAGGGCCAATCCTTCCTTCAAGTCAAGGATTGGGGTTCGTTAGATCAACTACGCAACCACAAGTAGTTACTGTGGTCGCTGGGTCCGCTCCTTCATTAACTTCATTGGCTACTTCATTTAATACACAGTTAGTCGGTGGATTAGCTGAAGTATACAGAACTAAATATTTCCGAGTATCGTCAAATTCATATTTAAGTGGCGATATTACGCTAGTTACAGCAAATACTGTTGCTCAAAACCTACAATTACCTATTAGCTCAGATGTTTTCTCTCCTAATCACTTAGCTATTATAGAATCAGGTAACTCAGAGGCCGGAACTCCTAGGTTCTTAATGACCTCTGTAATTGCCGGATCTACGTCAAATACGGTCAATTTCTCCCCTAAAACGGCCTCTATAGTCGATTTTTACGCTAATTACTTCAATACCGGCAACATTCTACAATTTCAGAAGACACTGAACGGAGCCAATAATAAATACGGAAATGCAAGTGAAGATCGTCGAGTTCTTACTGATATTACATCAGGTGTTGCTACAACTGAAACCAATGCTAGAACAAGGACCCCAGAAGTTGGAGACCTAATTCAAGGGCTTAATACCTTCGTATTAGGCGCTGAAGATGGAATTAATGTAATTTTAGATAGCGACCCGCTTAACAAGAACTATAACATCCCCTTATTTAGAAAAATCACTCCGCTAGCTGGAGCAGCTTACGGAGCTACTGCATTTGAAGTAAGAGAAAATGGCACCGGAGCTTCGTTATTTACCAACTGGGGAACGACTTCATTGTTCAATGACTTCGCCCTTTATATGAAGGCTCGCGGCAAGAGCCATTCATTAACTACTAATCAAACTCTATTATGGAGATTTGGTAGAGCAGGTCCAGAAGGCGAATGGGCTAAGGTAAGATATGTTAACCCAACAGCGCCCAATCAAGCGATCTCAGTAACCTCTGGCAATCCATATGCGTTTACGCAAAATCAAATATCTGGAACCGGAACTAGTTCATATGCTAAGGCTTCAATAGATGTTACCTTACCTTCTGGAACAGAAAGAACCGGATTAGGACTAGATGGTAGTCAGTATTGGTTAGTTACTCAAATTCCAACTTATTCAGTAATTGCTGGGTTAGTTAATAGCGTAGGTACGACGGTTACTGTAAGTTTTGTTCCTTCTACGTTAACCTATCTACATAACTTAAGTATTGGCGATAACATAACTCTACTTAATAATGATACATCAGGCACTACTCGATTCATCTCTGGTACGTATACCATAACCGGTACTACTTCAAGTAGCTTTACTTATACAAGCACAAATACTTTTACTGGGTCAAGTAACGTAACTCTAAACTACGCTTTGCTTTACGTAGATACGGGTAGTTCATACACTGTAACCAATATTCAAGTAACTAGCAATGTTGTTACCGCTACAATTGGAAGTCACCCCTTCTCTATTGGCGATATTGTGTATATACCTTATTTTTATACATATAACGTTGGAGCGAATAGTACCGGATTAGGAGCGGTCGCATTAACGGCAGTAACTGGAACTACGGTTAGCTGGGCAAAAACTACTCCAGATCTTGTTTCAACAGCCGTAAGCACTTTATTAAAAGTATCTACTGGAGCCGCATATAAAACAACCGTACAGCAATATCGAACACCAGTCGCCATTGGTTCATTATCGAAGACCGGAACTACAGTAACAGCGACTTGGGCACAAACCGCATTGATAAATTCTTGCCCATATCAAGTAGGTGATGTTGTTTATTGCACCCCAGGGGAAACTAATTTTACCGCTGGAGCAAAGATAATTACTTCAATCGGTGCTGGGACATTCACCTATACAGAACCGGCTGGCGGAACGGTCAGTACGTTAGTCCAATACTTCCAATCAACTGCAAGCTCTCCTGCTTTAACTGGAGGGGCCACGCCTGTGGTTTCCGGAGATATCGTCAATTTTTCCACGTTCGTTCCCACTAACTTACTGGGTAGCGTTAAGTTAACTTCCCCGACAAGCACTGGATTTACTTTCTTAGCTGAAATTTCTAGAAACTATGCGGGTAGTAATATATTCAAACTGGGAAGCATTACAAATATGCGATTCTTTCCAGTTACTGCGACAGCAGCTTCTACTATTGCTTCTACGGTTAATGCTTTGACTGATATAGTTCAAGCCACCGTTGTCAACGGAACCGGTGCGGCGACTATTGGAACAGCGACATTAGACGAATGGTTATATAAGACTAACAATGCGACATTGAACGGGAACATCGGAACTCCAGCCTGCTTACCATACTTCGATCTTTTCGACGGCATTAACTTTGTCAAAAATACTGTAATCAGTAACGTCGCAAGTAATATTTCATTAAAGAACGCGGTTAGCGGTGAATTAACTGCCAACGCTGACTTCAACAATGAAGTAATGAATTTAATTCCTAAAACAGCAACTAACTTTGTTTCATTCTTGTCTAATCCAGCTTCTTCAGGCATTTCTGCAAATACTTCAATATTACCAAGCACTGATGGTGGAAAGATAGAAATCCTTTCAAGCACTTCTGGAAGCAGCGCTAATATTCAAGTTACTGGTGGAAATGGGAATGCAAGTTCTGCCTTGGTGTTTGGTGGGGCTACTGACTTGGGGTTCAGCCTTGGGCAAGGGTTTGTGTTTAATGCCTTAACTTCTCAGCTTGCTGGGTTTGCTGGAAGAATGCCTATAAAGATTGTAAACCAAAACAGGACTACTAAGACCTTAGGATTGACTGGAGCCACCACTGTCGCTGTTTCTGCTGGAAGTAATGCAAATGAATGGTTAATTACTTTCTCCGGGAACGTAATTACTCCAAGAGCGGAAAGTGTTGATGGGCTTACATCAAGAAGTTGGGAAGTTATTAAGCAAGGAAACTTTTGTGGATACGTCGAAACTACCGGAAGTAAGTTAGATTATTCATCGGCCAGACCCGGTGACTTACTTATAATAGAAAACCCATCTGGAGTTGGATTTAGTCAAGTAAATGTAGGCACTTTTAACGTTGTTGGCGTAGACTCTGCTAATAGTACGGTCTGGGTATATAATCCAAATGGCGTTCAAGAACAAGTTTCCGGAACTCTTGCTTGGTTCAGAGTCGCAACTTACGATAGCGTTGATGTTGGAGACACATTTACGGTTGGATCGAATGTCTTAGGAACGGCAAATAACGGAACATTTACTGTAAGTAGAAGAGTTAAGGGGAATGGAATTGGGTATATTAACACCTTTTATGTAACTGGAAGTATGTCTCCAATTGCAGCTACAGCTTTGGGTACTAATTACATTTACACTAAAGTGACTGAGGCTAACCCATTCTTTGCTTATTCTATAATTAATTCAATTATCAAAGATCCAGTATTGACTGGCTACAGCCGAGTTTATGGGGCTTCAAATATGGGATTAACTGGCTATATCAGCAAGATTAACTCTAGCGTTAATTCGACTATTTATGCTGTAGATAAACTTGCTTTCCCGTCTTCAAGCAAGGCTGGGTTAGATGGCTATAGTTATAATAACGGGCTACTTGGCGAAGTTCATAAGATAGTTTATGGCGATGAAAACGATCCAGCTAACTATCCCGGCGTGGCCTGCACTCCTGCATTGATCGACATTTCGGGCCCGCTAATTAAGCGAATTCAAGTTTCTCTAGAATTGAGGTTAAGAACCGGAGTCGCCACAGATACGGTATTAAGTAAGGTCAGATCTTCGATCGCTGGAACTATTAATTCATATCCAGTAGGCCAAAGCATTGCAATATCTGACATAGTTAATGCTGCATCGAAAGTTGGTGGGGTTATGTCGGTGACAATCACTTATCCTCAGTATTCAAGCGGCAATGATTTGATTACTATTCAAGCAAACGAAAAAGCAACAATCTTAGATCTAGCTACTGACATAGCTATTTCCATCTTAAACTAGAGGATTAAATGAGTTCTCCTTCACTAACAGGAACGTGGTCAGGTAGAGGCAATGCTCCATTTCCAGATGTTACAACAGCTAATAATATCGCTTATTCATGGTTTTGGTCATTAAAGTCTCATCTATTGGCCACTATTTCTACTGGAACAACTGGTGGCGTAGTTAGAGACTCTACAAACACTTGGGGTGTTTGGGGGAGCAGCAACGGAACTACGACATCTCTTGGTGGGGTCGGAACCGCAACAGATCTATGGACAACAACTTTTACGACTTTCTTGGCATTGGCTAACAAGTCTGCGGCAGAAGGAACGTCGCACTGTTGGATTACACTGCAATCACCGGCCGCTTTAGGTCCGGTATACTTAACTATAAATCTAAATTCGGCGACGGTTACCACAGGTCATATATATTGGTCAAGAACGGCACCTACTGGCGGCACTACGACAAACGCTCCAACACAAACAAAAGGTGTTAGTTGTACGGGAACGGCTTTTGCAAATACAAACACCAGAACTTATGTAAACGATCTTACTGTATCAGGAAGCCATCAAAGTCATTTTTCTATTAACTCTACCGGCGCGTTCAATTACTTGTGCAATCGAGTAGGTGTTGGATGGTTTAATACTCTTTTCTGTTTATTTTTAACTACAGAAACCAGAACTGGAGATACACACCCAATTTGGTCTATTTCTGATATGACCAACTCAGGAAGAGGTTCGGGGTCAGTCAGCACTGTCGCAACTATAGGCAATAACGGCTTTAATCAAAGTAGAGATTATTCAAATAGCGTAGATACACAGTCACAAACAAGCGCAGGATCTGTATTAAGTTGGGGGAGTAGCACCACCTACTTCGCAGGGCTAGGCTCTTTTGATAATGCGACAAGCAATTACATCGCACTACCTGTTTATATCGCTGGATGTGCCGGAGATTCAGTATCTACAGTATATACAGGATGGCGCGGTCGTGGAACCGATTTATGGTGGGGTGGCGGCACTGTTGGAGGTTCTTGGCCCAACACTACATCTCCTACTCAGGTGCTAGCGGCAGATATGCTTATCCCAATGCCCGTAAATATAGGTATGTAACATGGCTAATTTACAAGCAAATGACGGTATAGTGCCATTCGGCACCACCGCTCAGGGGTCTGACACTCCATTTATTGGAAATGTCTACCCAGTTGTAGGAATGGCGGATGCGGTCTTCTTTTCTCCTGGATTGCAATATGTAGCTGTTGCTACAAGCAGTACCTCGGTTCTAGTATCTTTTTTTACTCCATTAACGTCGGTTAATACGACACCTGGAAATTATTCTATTTCTGGTCCATCGGTATTAACCGTTACTGGAGTTACTTGGTCCGGCGGCGGCTCACCAAATATAGTATTGACGGTAAGCGGGACGTTCACCTCTGGAACGTATACTTTAACAATAGCGAACAACACTGTATTTGACGCAGGAAGCCGTGTTAATTTTGGAACGGCTCCGTTTACAGCACCTTCAGCCTCTTCAATCCATCTTTTGAGTATTGTGGGTGGAGCTAATATAGTTACATTGACTTTTGACTCTGCTCCAGTATTATTACAAGATGCCTTAATTGCTAGTAAATATCTTATAATTGATCCAAACAATGCAAGCGTCTATATATATTCAGTAACGGTAGTTGGGAATACGGTAGTTCTTTCAACTAGTTGGCAAGCTAACGGAACGACATACACCTTGTTTTTACCTCAGTCTTGGTTTGCAAACGTGGGTGGCGCAGTATTTACTGGTCCATTTAATGGAACCTTTACAGGAGTGGCGACTTCTCCAGTTATTGCAATTACAAGAACTGTAGATGCCAGAACTATTGACGTATATTTTAATAAGCCAATTAATAAACTTGATGGCTTGAATATAAATAATTACTCAATTAATAACGGGCTTATTGTAACGGCATGTACTCAAATCTCCGATTCAATCTTTAGATTAACGACAAGTCACCAGACGCTTGGAACCTCATATACGGTAACCGCGTCTAACATCCGAGACTTCCAAGGAATTATAGTCTAATGTCAACAAGTAGCTTATTTACAGGAAGCAATTTATTCTTACTGCAAGCTAGCGCAAAACAAGCTACTCAAGTTTCTGTACGCTTTAGCCAAGATCCATTGGCAGCTTCAAGCGTTGGCGTTAACGATGCCTTAAATCCAAACAATTATTCACTTACTGGCCCAGCTACAGCTAGTGTTTTGTCTGTTTCTCCAGTAATTGGCGACCCTCAGGGGTTTGTATTAAATACTAACGTCCCGCTTGCTAATGGGGCTTGGTTAGTATCTGTAATTAATATCCAGACAAGCGGCGGCGGGGTATTAACGGGGTCAATTTCTGCTCAATTCTCTGTTTCTGGTTTTAATTCAATCGCCTCTATTTCTCAAGGTGCCGTATCTCCTACTAGCAAGAATATTCTTCGTACTTACGTTCCAAAACCTATCAAGGGCAAAGCCGTCGATGCTTTACTGGAGGCTTTGGCTGTGGGCGACGCTAACTTATCGTCTTTAGCCCAGTTGGCGTTCAATCAATTGACCATCAACTCAAGTAATGGTAAGTATTTAGATAGAAATGCTAGCAATTTAGGTTTAATAAGACCAGTAAATACTGGAATGTCAGATCCGTTGTTTAGAAAACTAGTAACAGAACTTAACTATGAGAAGGTAACTTACCAATCATTTCTGAACGTACTAGATATTTTTTACGGAGATGACTCAGCTAGAGCGAACGTTACATCAAATTTAACTCAGCCATACAATATACAAGATGGTGACAGCCTTACCATAAATATAGACGGTGCAGTAGTTAATATAGTCTTCGCCCAAAACGATTTTAACTCTTATGGAGCGGCGACAGCTGCTGAGGTAGCTGCTGTAATTACTAGATATTTTGAGCTATCCGGATTAAAGGCTTTCGCTACTTCATATTCTACTCTTACTGGTAGCGTTGTGAAGGTCTATAGCGGCGCTCTGGGGCTTCGTGGAGCAGTTAGTTGTGGTGGTGGGTCGGCACAACAAAAGCTTAAATTTCCTACCTTGGTGGCCACTACACAGGCAGTCACTACACAGTGGCAGGTTCAGGTCTCCTCTCCTTCAGTAACTCCCTTTTTAAAGAGTGGGAAGGTAAGATTTACCTATTCTGGTGCTGGAACGGATCCTGGGTTACAAAACCTTACTGTTGGTAATTATGTAACTATCTACGGCTCGCCCGTATCTGCGTTGAACAGAGGAACTTTTCCAGTAACTGCTGTCAATTACACATCTACGACCACCCAATACTTTGAAATAGACAATCTTTACGGAGTTAATCAAACCTTTACTCAATTAGCAAATAATGATTTAGAGTTTTATGCTCAAACCGTGAGAACTATCAACAACAATACTCATAAAGTATTTGCTGCCCAAACCTCCGATAATTTTGTAGACGTATATTTATCAGCTACTACAAATGCCATTAGCAGAACAGTCGGCGGCGCAGCTTATTTACATGAAGTAAGTTATGCCTTGCCAAGTAAGTTGCCAATAACTACAGTTAGCAGGACGACAAACGTCCTTACCGTAAATACTTCTTTGGTGAATACTATAGCTACCGGCGATTTTGTGTGTGTGATGCTTACTACGGCGACAGAAAACATCAAAATCACTGGGCAGGTGACGCAAATTTCTACAACTCAGTTTACAATTCCGAATACGGGAGCCAATATTGGCTCTACGGTAGCTGCTGGATATGTATATCAAACATTTAGAGACATAAATGGTAGATTATACGTAAAGACGGCTGCAAATAATCTAGTTAACGGCGATTTTGTTAAGTTTGAAGGTTTTTTGGCTGATACAATTAGTTTAATTAACCAGAATAAGACTCTGACGGCCAATAACTTAGCGACAGACTACAAAACCATTAAAATGACCGATGGCCGGGTCTTAATTACTGGCGGAACTATAAGCGGAACCGAAACGGCACAGGTCTATATCTTCGATCCAAGCACTAATACATACTCTGCTGCGACTTCAATGATTACAGCAAGAAGACTGCACGAAATCGTTATGCTAAATAACGGCAATATAATGGTTTTGGGTGGAGAAACTGGAGCCGGAACCCAAATTTCTGCCTGCGAAATCTACAATCCATTGTTAAATGTTTGGGTAGCTGCGGCTTCGATGGCTACCGCCAAGAGCGAGTCATTTGCAACTAAACTCAAAGATGGAAGAATCTTTGCCGTTGGCAATACATCGACGGAAGTCTATAATTCTACATTAAATACGTGGACAACTTTAATGGCTTTGCCTTTTGGTCTTAAAGGGGCTGCTGTAGTTACGTTAAATAACGGTAATGTCTTCTGTGGTGGTGGATTATTTACTACTGGCGGTTCAATTGGTTCAATGAATACTGCGTATTATATCTACGATTTAAATGTCGGGATATGGATATTGATGGGGGGTAAGACCCTTCCAGCCAACGCCTTTACTTACCTAGATAATTCAATGGGCCCAGACGGAACGGTGGTAGTTATTGGCGGTAAACAAAATACAACTCCAATGGCTTATACAAACGTAGAATATTTTAACGTAAGCAGCAATGTTTGGGGAACTGCTTGGTCTGGCCTTTCTTCTTATTTAGTCTACAAAATGGCATATTGTCTCGATGCTGATGGTAAGGTAATTGGCGTAAACGGTGGCGGGGCTTCACCCGTAAATACATATATTAAGTTTGATCCTAAATATCAGATATTAATAAAAAATGGCACTATCCAAACAGCTTCTGGCAATACAGTTACATTGCTAAACACCAAAAACTTGTTTATTGGAGAGACTGGGGCAGTCGTCGGCTCGGTATTCGATACTTTGAAGACAGCTACCACCTCTGGCGGCGTTAACTCAATCGCCCAAGTAACTGTACTTACTGGAACTCACTTTTACGCAGATACGTTATTAACCACAGAATTCGCCTCAATAACTCCCATATTGACTTCTTTTACAGATAGCAATGGAACCACCGTAACGGCTAAAGTAACGCAGTTTAAATCAGCTAAAGACACTAAACCAATAGGACCCTATGTATTTAATCCTAAAATTAGCCCGTCATTAACTTCGTTAAGCATGACATTAAATCAGCAATTAGATGCTGGGAAGTTGTATAGGACGGTGCTGTTTAATTCAATTCCCACTAACCTTCCAAGCGCTGGATATGTCTTGTTTAACTTCGGATTATCGACACAAACGATAGCTATTCCGTATTTAGCTAAAACCACTACTGGCATTATTCTAGACGGAACTTATTCCTTCCCGAATACAATCTTAACTGGGTCAGTGGCATTAATTGTACAAAATACTCCATATGCCCCAACTACCCCAACTGCCGGAAGTATGTACCTAACTGATAGCGTTGCAGGGCGGATTGCCGCTGGTAACACAATTGACTACATATCCGCTGCTGGTGTTATAGTAAAGAAGCATATCGCCTACCCAAATGACGTAGGATTAGGTAACTATGGGAATGGGCCGACTGGCGCTAAACTTTCGGATGAGGTTTGGGTTTGGGGATCTCAAGATGATGTTAATAATGGTAGGAGCTAGATGTAATGAAATCAATAACAATTACAGGCAGTAGTGTAAAGGTTTATATAAATAGCCGACCATTTGGCGTTTGCACTGGATTTGAATATACCGTCGATTATGGCAGAAAAAGCCTTGGTGGCTTAGATTTCGTTAGTACGTTTGAAATTATACCCGGAAGTGTCAAAGTAAGTGGAAAACTTGAATGTACTAGATTAGGTGGATATGGTGGCTTAGAAGGCACAAATATCGTAGCTTCGGAAGACAATCTTACATTAGAGAAATACATCTCAATAGTTTTAGTAGATAGAAAAAGTAACGCAGTTATATTCAAAAGCTTAGAAGCGTTAGTCATTAACCAAAGTTGGTCAGTTACCCCAAGAGGCGTCATGAAGGGAACTTTTAGCTTTGAAGGCCTTTCTTGGTCCAATGAATCGGAGTTTTAAATGAGCATTAAACGACAAGTTAATTTCTTAGGGCAAGAACGAGTTGACGTACCTGATTTACGTTCAATTGAAAGCTCTGTTAGCAGCGACTTCGATGACTTAGCTGGAAAGGCGTTAGCTGGGAAAGCCGCACTAGTTATTAAAGGTTTGACCCTAAGTGTTGACAGCATGATTGGACAAAAGGCTTCAAGCCTTCAGCTAAACGTCGCTGGCAGCGTTATATTCCATTACCTTGCAAGTGAATCAGGTACAGTCTTCACTATCGATGACAATGCAACTGCACAACAATTAACCCAAACCAATAGCAATATCAACGGTTTCTTTGTTAATAGTGCAGCTAACTACGTAGGTATTGACTTATTCCGCAGTGCAGATAGCTCAACTATAGATACTAAACAGTTTCTTGACCCTACTACCAGTACGGAAATTTCACAAGATGTTCCGCTAGCTAGAACACTGCAATATAAGATAATTATAAGCACTACTAACTTCTCAGCGACTACCAATGTCCTACCTATTGCTATAGTAAACGTGGACGGTTCTGGGTTAATTACTGGAGTTACTGACGCTAGAAAGATGATGCTTGGGTTGGCTTCTGGCGGCGACACCCCTAGCGTTACTAATAAGTATTCATGGGGTACGAGAGTTGCTGTTCCGCCCTCGTATGTATCGGGAAGCACCTTAAGCCCATTCAATACAGAAGAAAAGAACTTTGGCAGTATTAAGGGATGGATGGATGCTATGATGACTTCGCTATGGGAAATCCGCGGCGGCGATTCATGGTTCAGTAATCAAATTCGAGACAACGTAAAGCTACGTTATAGTTCTTCGGTTACAAGCAATGGAGACAATCTTTGGTTTGTAAACGGCTTTAACCTTGCAATTGGCGCAGTAGCCAGAACGGGATCTACGGTTACGGTAACCTTTACTGGTCATCCATTCCAAGTTAACGGGCTAGTTAAAATAGCTTATGCTGGTGGTGATACTAACTTTGTCTCTGGGACGTTCCAGGTTACAGCAATAGCCACAAATACCTTTACGTATACCGACACTTTGTCTACTGGGGCCGTAAGCAATACTATTGCAGCTACTATAAACGATACCTTAGCTTGGAAAGGTTTAAGACTCTTATTTGAAAATAGCGGTACAGCATTTTATTATAATATAATTGCAGATGGTAACACAGTTATTGTGGATGGGAATTGTCTATATGTAGATCTTGATAGATCACAAAATGCGACATTAACTCCAGTAACTCTACCGCTTACTACTCTTGGCTCAAGTGCTTTACCGGGCCGTAGAATGATTATTGCTTGGAGAGATGGCTCTCTTTGCTATAGTCGCGAAAGAGCTTACGAAGTAGGTAGAACCTTCCAAGCTGCGACAACTACTTCGCTTGGATTGGTTGTTTTGAATCAAGCTCCGGGCACTATTGGTGGATTTACTCCAGTCGTTCCGGCGTTAGGTTCAAACGGCGGAATAGCTCTTTCAGGAATAGCTTCTGGAAGTGGCCTAAGTATTGGTGTAAATACAATTGGCGTTGGTATCTCTATAACAAATTCTGGTTCAGGATCAGGAATATCTGTAGTTAATTCTGGGTCTGGAAGTGCCATTGTAGGCGTTACTACCGGTGGTGGATTGGGTGGAGCGTTTGCCGCTTTTACTAACTCTGCCGGAGTTGCACTATCAGCCACTGCATATAGTAACAATTATGATGCGTTACTTATAACAAATGGCGACATTAAGTTAAGTGGTTCGTCTGGTGAAAGCAGACTGATGTATTCTGGTAATGGAAGTTCGAACGCAATTACTATTCCTACTAAAATATCGCATTCTTCAACAAGCGACATGAGCTATAGCTCTGGAAAATGGAATGCAATTATAACCATACAAGATAGTTACGTAACTACACTTACTGGTGGCGGTAGCCCATACCCTTTAGATATACGAACAAATATTCCGCAGGGGGTAATTATAAATAGCGTGACTGTATATTACGGCTTGCAAGCGGGTATGGTCGGTACAGCAACAATTACCGGGTCCGTCCTTCAGGTATATGATTCGGCTACATTCAGAGATTTTGGAGTAATAGCTACTGGTGGAGTCGGGCCGGTAACTAACGGAACCGGAGCTACGGTAAATAACGTATTTACAATTACGCCAGGAGGTACTTTTACCAGCCAAACAAACGGTTATATAAAACTATTTTTAAATGCTTCATTGAGTGCTCCGGGTACAGATACTATAATTATATATGGAGCAAGGATTAATTATTCATTACAACAATTAACTGGAGTTTTAAGTTAATTTATAATTGTAAATAAATTGTTTTTAAAATTATCAGAGGCTTGCCAATATCCTTTTTTATCCCAAAGAAAATGCGGACCATTAATATAATCTAATGTGTCGTATAGCAAGTCTCTCATATGAAAAGACTCGTGAAGAATTGAGCGTCTTCTTCCGTTTATCCATATAAATCCTGGCTCTGTAAATCCTGCACAGCCTACTGAATATGCTGTGCAATCAAAATCGCCATCAACTACAATAATCTCAGTATTAGTATTTTTAATATCTCTGCACCAATCTCCGGGCAAGAATTTGTGGTCATACCAAGAAATGGTTTCACCAATATGAAAATCCACCGCAGCTTGTGTAAGCTCGACGGTGGATTTTACTTTTACGCAGTTTGAAAAATACTCGTATGGAGTTGCTACGTTTGGACCACAGCTTAGTAACAATAATACGAGTATTTTGTTCATTAAATTCATTATAATTCAATTCTGACTCTATTCCAAAAGTCGTCGTTCATGCCCTCGTGTTTGTAACCGAGAGGATTGCAGTATACGCGCATCCCTAACGGATGTACATAGTCCATTGGGTCGTGTGTATGGCCGTGTACCCATAGTTTTGGTTTATTAGAATTTTTCTTTAATGAAGAGACAAAATTAGACGAGCTAAAGAACCCGTTTGTTTCGCTACCCATCCATTTTGCGTCAGTCGATTCTACGGGAAAATGATGTGTCATTAATATGCCAAAGGTTCCTGTCTCTAACTCTTTGCATAACGCTTTATGAGCTTTAGTAATTGATTGGGTAGCTTCTTTAATATCTGCCCCAATATACCTAAAATCTGGCCAATAGGGCCATACGTGACGTGGGGTTTCGTTAGCGTCAAACCATCCGGGGTGATATAGAACGGTAGTTATTTCTGAGCCGCCTCCCGTAGTGCAATAGCGGGGTTCAAGATCTGTTGGCAGGAACTTGCTATGCCAAAAGTCGTGGTTCCCTTGTATAGATACTGTATTAATTGCTGGACCAATTGCTTTATTTATATCAAGTATTAAATTTTTATATTTATCTTGATTTCTTAAAGACCCGATATCTCCGGCTAATAATAGTAAATCTGGTTTACCATTATTAGCCGAGTGCTCTTTACACTTATCTAAAAATAGGTTTACATCTTTATCGCTTAATAGATCTAGATGGAGATCTGACATTACATCTATTTTCATATTAAACTCCTAACTTCGCTAAAGCGGTATATTTACGCTTCTGCAAAGAATATTTCTTCAATACCATATTCTTTTCTATAATATTGAGATTGTCTAAGAAGAATTTGCCATCTAAATGCTCGATTTCATGCAAAACCGCTCTAGCAAATAAGCCGCCAGAACTTGCAGTTGAGCCACCAGAGGTTTGGTTGTCGCCATTTTCGTCTTGGTAGGACACTACAATATTCATGGGTCGTCTAACTCTTTTATAGACTCCGGGTATTGATAGGCAGCCTTCGTTTTCAAAAGAAACGGCTGTAGATAACTGTGACACTACCGGATTAATCATCGTATATTTCTTACCTTCAACATTAAGAACTAGCATACGTAGATTTACTCCGACTTGCGGGGCAGCAAGACCTATTGCCCCGTAGTTCAATAACGTATGATGCATATCTTTAATCAAATTCTGAATATCTTCAGATTTGATATCTGACATAACTAACGTTGATTTTTCTGATAGTATCGGATTATTATACTCCAATACTGGTAATACTTTCGCATCTCTTGTTTTCGACATTATGCACTTATCTTTCTCCATTTGCAGGCTTTGCAAACGGTAATCTCTTTGCTACCTAAATTCATTTTCCCAATATTGTCTGAGCCACATTCTGGACAAAGCTCTTTGGTTGCTGCTGGTATGTTGAACTCTTCTGCCGTCGCTTCTTCGGGTTCATAATTTAATCGTTTAGCTAAATCTCTACGTAGTCTTGAATTTTCCCTACGCAGTTTTTGATTCTCTTTTCGTAATTCTTGTAGTTCTTTATTCTTTACTTCTTTAGTTTCTTTTCTCGCTCTGTCTTGAACTATACGAATGTTGTGAGCCACTTTAACCTCTTGTGTAACCTACATATTGAAGATTATTTCTCTTCTTTGGGCTCTATGATACTTGCAGTCAACTGCCAAGCCCCTTGAAAATGCTCTAGTTTTAGACTATAGAATTCATAGAACTTATAACCTAATAAATCAGGATTGTCGACAGCGGCTCGAAGCATATTATTCTTAATGTATCTAGCTCTTTCTCCGAATTGGTCACAATCCTCAGACCGTAATATTATTCTATGTAATATATCCCCATTCCCCTGTAAAGCTGTAAGATGCTTAATTTCTTTAATCATCGAATTTATTGTCTGACTCGTTAAACATACTCTCGTCTTCGGCACGGTCTATAATGCTTTCTACGATTTCTTGTATTAACTCTTCGTCATCAATTCCTAGTTTTTCAACTAGCTCTTCTTCTATAATTGCCGCTAAATCATCTGAATCGATATTCATTAAAACTCCGCTCCAAGTGACACACCAGCCTGCCACTGATTAAATGTTGTGTTTGTACTGCCCCAAACCCCTACCTTAAATGGTCCTAGAACCCGCCTATCTACCTCTAATCCTATTACCAATGGTGAGCCAAGAGTTGGATTAAAGAGGTTATTGATGCTTGCTCCTACCTTAATACTTGCTTCCCAATCTGGCAAGATCGGCTTTACGGTTTTTTCTACAGTCACTATCTTATCTACTTGAACTTCTTTTTCTACGGTTACCACCCTATCTACATACTTAACCTCTACTTCTTTGACTACATGGTCTAGATTAGTGTCTGTAATTGTATGTTCAGTAACTGTTCCATCTGGTTTAGTTTCTTTTACTGTATTAGTATGGACATTTTCTTTAGTGGCTTCGTCTTTGTTGGTATTGTCCCAATATTTGGTAGTATCAACTTGTTTTTCGACCTCAACAGTCTTAATGACCTCTTTTTCGACTATCTTAGTTTCTACCTTAGGCGTGGTCGTATATCGACCAGCTAAGAAGGACCCGATTAAAAGTAAAATAACTACTATTACTATGGTTAAATTTCTATGTTTTGATACGAAATCTTTAACATTTTGTAGAGTTGGAGTTATCACTTTTTAGCCTTCTTTTTAGACTTCTTAAGCTTCTTAAGCTTCTTAGGGAAGTCGTTAATTAAATAATCAGCAATTCCCATCCTAACACAATCTTCAGCGGAAAGGTAGGTCTCAGCCCTACACATCTCTTTGACCTTCTTCGCGGTCAAATGACTATTTTCGGCCATATAATCATTGTATAAGTCTTCTAATACGACCATTTCATTGCTTACTGATTTAAGAGCTCTTTCTGAGAAGTCGCCCCCGATACTAGCGCTTCCGTCATGGAGATACATTCTACAACTTTTATACATATATCGTTCGTCACCAGCAACGAAGAGTAGGTTTGCTGCCGAACCTACGAATCCACACCCAAACGTTCTTACTTTATTGGGAACGCTTTTGAACATATCATACAGAGCAAACCCCCCTGCAGCCCAACCGCCGCCACTAGCGATAAAGATATCTACTACCTCGTTTGCCTGAATGGCTTGCCTAAATGCAGACATAATCTCAGTGACCGATTGTTGGCTAATCGTTCCTGATATAAAGATCTGACCACCACTTGATAATGTTTTTACATCATCGTCGTGGTCGTGTTCGTGTTCTTCGTGGATTTCTTCACTCTTATTTAGCTTTGTCATTAGTTTTAACTTCTTTCGGGGCTACCGGTACTTCTCTTAAGGCTTTTCTTGCTGCTTGTTGCGATATTAAGGCGTCTGCTCGTGCTTCTGCGTCTCCAAATCCACCATGCTCAATCCAACCGGTTAATTCATTAGAATGAGTAATACCTTTGGAGAAGTCTGTAAAACATGATACCACAACTCCTCTTGCATTGCTTCTAGTTTTTGCAAGGTTAATCATCAAAATACCTTTCTTTTCTGCCCAAGGAGGCCTATTAAGGGTCAATACGTTCGAAGCTTCAGCCATGGGATCCCATGATTCCTTTACATCTTCCATTTCTAGTTGGCGACCTTCTCCAGTCAATCCCTTGTTAATCTTACTTCCTTCTCTGTTTGTCTGAATGGCTAATAAAGCGTGGAACTTATACTCTATGGCTAATTGAACATAACTGTCATAAACTATTCTATCTTGATCTCTCTTAGCCAAGTTACCTCGCATGGCCATCTCGGTGCTCAGAATAGCAGGATAGTCTGATACTAGCAAGTCAAATCCTTTCCCGTTGTGATTGGCCATCCAATCCTCTTGAGCGGTCCTGATGATGGGAACAACTCTTTCAATAAACATACCTCCCGCTTTATTATAAGGAATGTATTTAAGGTGCTTTTCAAGCTGCTGGGTCGCTGCTATTAACTTTTGTTCACCAGCTTTATCTTTGTATAAAGATAAAATATCATTTCCAGTAACTTGAAGTATATTACTAAGAATTTTTAATCTAAGTTCGTTAGGATTACCTTCATGGGTCATAAATAAAACATCTTTGCCACGAAGTATGTTGTGAACCATTGTTGTGACAAGGAATGATGTATTGTGAGTTACTGTAAAATCCTTATGTAAATAAAGATGATCCCCATCTAACGTAAAGCCGTAGTAATCGTCTTCGCCTACAGGCTCGATTCTAAAATTAGTTGTCAATGGATTTTTAATCCCATCTTTGCCTTGTTTTCTAGCTAGTTGAGTAGGAATCGTAGAAAGAGGGCCCATTATTGTCATTCTAATATAACTTCCCCTAGTCCCATTCTGATCAGCTTTTTCGGTTTTAACCTCTGAAACCTTGAATCCAAGTGAGCGAGCCAAAAATGCAATTTCTTCAGCAAGCTTGACGTTTTTTTGAGTTATTTCAAAATACTTAGAATCTTCGCATAAATATCCATTTATATCAATTAATCCAGCAAGTAGTTTAAGTCTTTGATCTCTACTTGAAGTAAGATAGATATGAGGAACATGCTTATTGTCAATCACCTCAATGTCTCTAAGCAATTGATTGCTTTTTACTTTTGAATATCTAGGTTCTACACAAGCCTCGTAAATGCTTGCTTTGTTATTTTTTCGAATTCTTGCCTTAACTATATCTCCATTAGAGCGTACCCACTTTGACCAAATTTCTTCTAGTTCTTTATCTATGGTAGTTAATGCCGCGGTGTGGCTATCCCCATCTCCTAGCCATAATCCTAATATATATGGATCAATTGAAAGTTCTTTATGACTAAAATCCAAACTAGCTCTCCATAAATGATGTTGAGCTTTCCAATTATTGCTTTTTGTTAAATATTCGTTTACAGGAATATTGACAATTTCTCCAACTTTATGAATATTTGTATCGGTCCATCCTAGCTTAAGACTTAATACGTGAACATCGTTACAAACAAATGAATGCCCCCCAGCCTTTGGGGTAACTTTATACATAGGTCCGTGCCCTTTTGTAGTTGAAAGCACGTTTCTAGCCATCCCGTCAGGCCCCATTAGCTTATCTCCGGGCTTTACATCTTCAATCTTAACAATTTTTCCGTTAAAATCAATTAGTTCGGTGCCTTTTGCCTCACATTTTCCTACATTTATTGGAGCCATTATAATGGTCGTATCTCCATATAAAAGCCCACCTTCGGCATCCTTTCCTAACATTACTTCGTCTAACATTTTTAAGCCAGTAGTTAAGGCTTTGGCTCGTTCTTTCTGGGTTTCTAATAAATACTCTTGATAATTAGAAAATGTGATCACGTCCCCGGAATCAAAGTTTGTATTACTCACTTCTTTAACGGCAGCCATTAGCTTATTGTGAGTAAGCTTCATATCCTTGGCGTTAAATGAATCTTGGGCGTCGGTTAGACCCTTCATTAGCGTAATGGTATGTAGCCATTCGGTCAATTCTGGCTTAATTTGCTCTAATCTGACCTGTGCCGTCTCTGATATACACTTTGCAATAGTGCTTTGGATGGTTGCTCGCTCACGCGGCTCTTTAATCATTAGTTGTGGGCAATTGAGCAATTCATGCTCTCTTGGAAAATCTTTATATTCTTCTACGAAATCAAGAATAAGTTGATAAGCCTGTGAATTACGCTCACTAAGAAACCAACTTGGCTTAATTCTGGGTGAAGCCATCCTAAAAAAGCGCTCATTTATAAGCAAATACCCCAATAATGCGTTTTGTTTAATTACGTTAAACGGTAACGTTACCTCATTCTCCGTTTGGGCCATATAGTTTCCTTAACTGCTTTAAATGCATAAATACTTGGCCGTTATAAGGCTTAGCATTCTTAAATTGTTGTTCAGTTTCTTCAAATGAACACTCACCAAGGTCTTTTCGACCCTTTGGTGGCTCTATTATATAAATTTCATCCATATCATCATACATGGTGCGACACAATGAGTCAATTTCTGTATTAGCGTCAGGATCTAATGCTATATACAGCTTCTTTACTGAATCTTTGATGATATTTATCTGTGTTTCGGACACGCCCTTTCCCATACTAGCCACGGCACCGCCCATATAATGCATTTTAAGAGCGTCTACTGGACCTTCGCACAGAATTGCATGATCGGAATTAGACAAATTATCTTGAAACATAAGACATTGAGCCTTTTTGAAGCCCTTTGACGTAAATTTGAAGTTTCTATCTATGGCTCTTTCTTGCCAACCTACTAAAATTGAGTCTATTTTAATAGGGAATATGACCGTCTTCCAGCTGGGGTGGAATCTAATATCGTAATATTCTATTATTTCATTGTTTAAACCACGACCTAATAGATATTCTCTAGCTTTTGGGAATAATTTACTGTATCTATCTACAAAGTCTATTGGGTATTCTACCTCATCTAATCCAAAAGACTCTTCTACGTCATAGTTTAGCTCATAAGGATCGTTTAGCTGTAGTGTGAGCAGTTCTTTTGCCTTAAATGTGCTGTAATTGTAGATTCTTTCTCTAGCTTCGGATATAGTTATACCATATATTTCAGATAGGCCGAATTCAGCTTTACCGGCAAATCTACTTTCTTCTTGGCATACAAAGCATACAAATCTACCGTCAGTCTTCCTGACGTATAGTTTTTCTGGTTTATTGCATCTGGGACAAGTGAAAATAAAAGAAGAGGCGCCTTCCTTGAAAGACACCCCTCCTTCTTCAATCATTTCCCGTAATTTACTTGGGTTGATCATCCGCGATTTCTGTTGTTATATCAGTATCCGTATCTTCAATACCATTACGGAATTGGTCAATGTCTTTAGCCTTCACTCTGTTAACTAATTCTTTGGCTAAATCGTCGTTTAGCCTAATGTTGGTCAATGTCTCTTCTTTACCTACCCATTGTGCCTGTTGTCCCTTAGAAGGCCAATCTTTTAATACATAGGTCCTGTTATTAGGTCTTTCAAGAACGTTTCGGGCACAGGCCATTTTAAAGGCCTCTTCTTCCATATTAACTATTCCCTTGAACTTATGGAATGTAAACTCCCCTGCACGCTTGGCTATACCCACAGAAGAATCATTCATTACCACTTTGACCTTTTGGAAGGCTTTTTCTGAATTACCCACCATATCGGTCAATGACTCATCTTCTAGTTTATGGCCTAGGAAATCTTCTTTGCCTTCCTTGCTTTCGTTAGGAGCGACATAAACGAAGTATTCAGCGAAGTGCTTTAGATAGAACGCCCCCGCCATCTTCGTCTTCTTACCACGCATTATCTCTACGGGGTCCAAAACAGCCCTTTCTTGGCTTATCATGACCAGAGTAATACCCCATTCACGTAGTACACTTCGAATACGTCTTAACCCAGCTTGCTGCGTTGCAGCGTCATCCCCCATGAGGAACTTCCCGACGCTTTCTGCGTTGGCAAGATTTCGGCCCATGATATCGGTAATTGAATCTATGACTATGAGCTTGATCTTCGCCCCTTTTTGACATAAATCGACGACTTCTTTTTCAATAAAATCGAAGATTTCTTCGGCTTTGCCTGTATTGCGAGCGGCGTAGCGATCTGGGTCAATTCCGAACATTTTCATTGACCGTGGGGTCATTTGGAAGTGTTCACGTAATTCGGTATTTATCTTAATGGCAATTGCATCAGGATAATCTTTGTGAAGTTGACCTATCATGAAACTTGAGATAAGACTCTTACCTCCCTTCGGTGGCCCCCATAAAATACATGAAGCTCCAAATGGAATTAAATGCGTATTGCCAAATACGAAGTTAACGGATGAGGATGGGGTTCTCACGCCTTCTACGAAGTAATCTTTTTGGTGATCTACGAACCCTGACATTTCATTTAGCATCTTTACATATTTGTTAGCCATATTTTGGTTTTCCTATTTTTTTATCGTCTGGATCTGGTGATTCTTCAACGCCGAAAGAATACATATTATGTGTATTGCCTAAGCCGTTATTTGATTGATCGAATATTTTCTTTGTTGATTGATATGACATCTCGAATCCCTTTGCTTTAGATCTTAGGTATTCGTGTACGGCTTCTAGCATATTTAATTTATCAAGTAAAACTAAATATTCTTCATCTTGATCTAACACCGCCTTTCGTAAATCTACACTACTTGATAATCCCTTTTTCTTTAGTATTTCTGGGGCTATATCTAATAATATCGCACCTTTACGCTTGTCAGCCCATTTGCGAGCTTCTGAGTATTCATAACTTACCTGAGCTAACATTCTGGTTACTGCACAATATGCCTTATTAAAGATATGCATTAATTCAGGCGCTGTTTCTTTATTAGCAAACGTGATTTCGTGTTTACGTTTTTCTACAGTTTCTATTTCTTGTAATTCTAAGATCAGTGGTGGAACGTTTGGGGTTCCCCGTGGAATCTTTAGTAATGTGCCAAGTTCGAACATTCTTATACTCCTAAAAAGAGGGCGAGGATTGCTCCCCACCCAAGGTATTACAGGTCGTCCTTGTTAATTTCCTTCATGAACTCTTCGGCAGATGCCATTACAGCCCTTGAGCTAGCTGTATTGCTTACCTTAGGTCGTGCTGGAGGAGCTACTTTAGCAGGAGCCGGATCTACATCGCTTTCTTCAGGTTCATATTCCGGTTCGGCCTTGGGGGCAGTTGATATTGCTGGTGCCCCGAATACTGAATCAACTATTTCCGGGTCACCATCTGAATTAACTAGCATAAGTATTTCGTTGTAAGCTAAGTCTTTATGATATGTAGCCAAATCCCAAGCTTCTTTCTTCATGCGTTCAATTATTTCTTCATTGAGTGGCGCACGACAAATGTCCTTTAATCTACGACCATTTACTTCAATGTCTTCCATTGCTGGAACAACATTGTATGTAGTATCTCTATCCATTCCCGTACGTTGAAAATCTAGCCATACGCCTTCTTGAGCCCAAATTGGGTCGATACCTTCTTTTTCAACCAATTCCTTGCAGGTTTTATCTAATGATTGCTTACACTTAATCTTAATAAACAATCGACCGATTTGACCGTCACGACGAAGGGCGTTAACGAAGTGACCTTTTTGAACGTTATAGCGTTGGAGCCAGTCATTTAGAGGCTCTAAAATTGCCTTTATCTGATCTTTGCTTTTTCCGCTTGATTTTAATTCTTTTTGCTTTTGTTCAAGAACGGCTTTTTGTTCTTCAATTTTAGTACACATTGGGCATTCTACATCTATCATGCCTGTCTTGCGGTTCTTTCGTTGCATGCAACGGAATACACGCTTCTTCCCGTTACTTAATGCAAAGCCCCAATGTAAAGCTTCGTATTGTGACCACCGACCGCTTTCTGCATTAGTGCCAAATGGAGGCAACACTCGGTAAATATGACTACCTTCGTCGCCAATCTTCCAATTGGCGTTTGCTGCATTTGCTTTTGCGTTACTTTGATTTCCGTATACTGGTTTTCCGATATTTGACATATTATTCCTTATTTGTTTTGATTGTTTGTTTGTTGAATGAATCTGAGACTTTTCTGTATATCTTCATTGCTAACGACTTATTTACTTCTTCGCCCGGATCCAACTCTACTTGCAAAGAGGGCTGCCCTGCTAGTAGATTATCTAACTTGTTAGACGTTTCAGGAACGATTAATACCGTTACTTCTTTGTTTAACTTATCAGATAAAGCTTGATTAATTAATTCATTAGTTATGTGCAATTCGTTAAGAATTGGACCATAGAACTTATCTACGAAATCTTTAACCAATGCGTGTAATTGGCTTCTGTGTTCTATGTTTATAGGCGGCGGTGCTTGGGTTTCTGCTTTTGCTCGCAAACTAAAGCCACGGGCAGTCGTATGCATCATTTCCATTAAGGCCAAGAAACTGTTAGTTGTAAATACGTTATTATCTAGCCGAGGGGCAGTGAAGTCTGTAAGCATATCATACACTGTATTTGCGGGCTTGGCAATCACTCCTTCTTTTGACACTAACTTAGCTAGTTGGGCGCTGCCTTCTTTGTCTGAATTAATAATAACCTTGGTTACGGTTTTAATGAATTCTCGACCATAGTCGCTACGTAACTTAGGCAGCGCTGTTTTTGACTGGCGGACGCGCATTTCTATGCTTGGACGATTGGCATATGGGAAATTCATTACATCTAGCGTAGCTTCGGCTTCTGTACTTTCTATTGTTTCTAATAGTTTTGATAATGATTCTAATTTATTTTTCACTTAATTCTTCCTTTTCTGGTTCTGAGTTTGCTGGTTCTACTACTTTTTGAATTGATTCTATTGAAAAACCTCTTTCGTTCCATCTTCCTAGTATAGCTATAACTATCGAACCTATTACTGGATTTTCTGGCACAATTACTTCACCCTGCTTAGTTGTCCACTTCACTACCTTGAATACTTCTCCGTTTATATCTAATGTAAACTCTACAGCTTTCTTAGTTTTCTTAGTTTTCTTAGAAATGAAGCTAAACGGACGAGCATCAATGACATATGCCGCAACTGCTACGTGCAATGGCTCATTGGGGTCGACTATAGCATCTTTGTCCATATAAGACAAGATTTCTCCATCAACAAATACTAACTTTCCTACGAATTCTTTCTTATCAAAAGATTTGGTAATATAATCAATAGTTTCTGGATTGGTAGGGAGGTAAGTATAAACTACTTGTTCTACGCCACCTATGGTTTTAATCTTTTTTTCTACTCCGTCAATATGTAGATCGTATAAATACTTCTGTAATGAATCTGTATAGACAGGTAAAATTTCCTTCTTATATTGATAAATCTTAATAGGAGTTATTCCACGGTACTCTTCTTTAATCTTTTGTGTACGCTTGCCTAACGATACTCCTAAGGCTGTTTCAAATGTCTCTAACTTGCCTATGGTATCTAAATTAGAGGGGAATAGTGTATCCATTACGCCGCTTACTATCAGCTTGCTTACGACTCCGCGATTCAACGCACTAGTTCCTGCCTTGACCTTCTCGCCAAGTACCTTAGCACCAGCTCTTTTGTGCTTACTAATTTTATCAGTAAAGTCGGTAATTGAGGTGTATGGACGATATTTAGATAATTCTTGCTGTGCCTTTGGACCTACACCAACAAGCATTCCAATTGGGGCCTGAATACGGTTATTTTTGACCGTGAAGTTGTCTTCAGATAGAGAGATTTCTGGAAGGTTGATAAAACTCTTACAGTGCTTCCAAAATTTAACAGCAATCTCTTCTTTCTCTGCGTTTTGTAGAACTCCACACCACCATTCTAGAGGAAAATAGTATTTTAAGAAGGCACAGGCGTAGGCGGTAACTGCGTAACTGGTGCTGTGGCTATTACTAGTCACTACTCCATTTGGGAGGAGAAAATTATGTTTGGGGTGGGATACTTCAAGATCGTACATTTGTTTTGGGCCCATGTAACGGATTCGTACAATTTTCCGCAACACCATACTCCGGGTTTTGGAGACTGGAGCATCGCTATAAGCTATTCCAGCCATTCTGTTTTTAACCTGCCGCTGGAACTTACGAAGCACGGTGCCGCTAGCCGTATCAAGGGCTTTGTCTTGCGACAAATTAGACACTTCTTCCTGTGACAATAACGTTAAGGCCGGGTCATTGACTTCAGGTCTGCTGTACACTTCGATTCCTCTATTAATGATTTCATACAATGGTTTTTGGCCTTCTTCCGTAAGGAACTTGTGATTAATTGAAGACGTTACTTTTGAATTATCATCGAACGTAATTTCAAAGGCAGCTAAAACACCATGATTATGTAATTTAACCACTTCAGTTTCTATTACATTCCCATGCTCGTTAACGCCATTGACTATTTCGCCTCCCTTAAAATCCTTAAGTTGCTTTTGGCCACCTTTGTAATTTAGGATTGTTGTTCCATCCATACTTTTATTGAATCCGTATTGCCCGAAAGTAAATATCTGATCCCAAATTTTTTTGGCTGATTCAGCCCCTATCTTATCTGTGGCTGCTTTAATAAAAGATGGGAACCTTTCGTTAATCTTAGTGACCTTCTTCTTTGAAACGTCTTCGCGAAACTTATTGGCTTCAATACCAGTACAGTCAGTAAGTTGTTGATAAATAGACTGCAACTGCTCTTGGTAAACCATTGTTCCAAATGTTTCTGGCAATGCATGAGTCATAAACGGAATTTCGTCTAGTGGTTGTTCTCCACGGGCGCGGCTGGCGTATTCTTCTAGCATGTTCCTACTACTAACTCCATCCGTGATAATGGCATCCAGAGGCCCCGGACGATCAAGAGCGGTAAAAGCTGAAATAGAGGCAATGCTATTGATTGATTTTTCTTTACGATCATCGTTCGTCCAATAGTTGAACTCTTTTAACCATTTTTTTGCTGAAGAGGTGCTTAATTGAAATACAGTTTCTGTCTTTCCATCTGCAATTTCATTGAATACTTCCGTCCTTTCAGGAAGATCCCAAATATCATACATTTTACCTTCAAATGGAACTATTCTAAAACTAGGAACTTTCTTGCCATTCAATATATAAGACTTCTCAATAGGCTTATTAGCGCTTCTTTGTTGAATAAGCCTTAAAGCTCCTTGAATATCAATAAGCGTGTTTAAAGATAGATAATCCATCTTTAAAGCACCAGATTCTTCGCAAGCTTTATGAGTATAAGCTGTTGCTCTAAAACCACCAATAGTCATTACAGGAATAAATGAATCTATAGGTTTATCTGCAATAACCCAAGCCGAGGCGTGACGCCCCTTACTTCTCTGAGTTCCCGCCATTTTTAAAACAATTGCCCACTGTTCTGGATATTTCTTCGTATAAGCTTTTAATTCATCGTGAGTTTCTAATAGTCCCTTTACTTCTTTCTCGTCCTCAGAGACATATCCATAAATAAAATCAAGATCTTCTACTCCTTGCGGGGTACTAGGTATGGATTTGGTCAATAATTCAATTTCTACTGGGACAGACCCCCAAGTAGCTCTGGCTACATTTAATATAGAAGATTTTAATCTTAATAAGCCGTTCGTGCTTACTTGAGCAGAATTATTCCCGAATCTAGATTTTAGCCAAGGTAGGAGCAAATCTCTATTAGGAAGATCTTGATCAATATCTGGTAACTTACCAGTTTTGATACGATCTGATGTCAGAAATCGATCTTGACTTAGATCGTACTTCAATGGATCTATATGAGTAATGCCAAGAAGATACGAAATTAACATTCCAGCAGCAGAGCCGCGACCTACCCCAGTCAATACTTCAGCTTCTTCGTGAATTCTTACACCTTCTTCAGCTAAGAAGAAGTAGGGGATTAAATCAATTGTACCATTTTTATGGATTAGTTCTATTTCTGACTGAAGTCTGGCTTTCATGACTTCATTACCCCAATCCATGCGCCCTTTTTCATTAATTAGCTTAATTAGATGCTCAAGAGTATTTTTAGGATAGAATGAGGTGGGGAGTGAGATTTCATTCTTTAATTCAAAATTCTTAAACTTTTCTGCCCACTCAATATTATTATTTAAGATTTTTTGAAATTGCTTTTCATCAAGACCAAGAGTTTCCTTAAAATGAACAAAGGCTTCATCTGAAGTATGCCTATGATAGTTACCATAGAACCTAAAACTATCTCCCATACCACCTAATTTGGCTTCCTGAATGATTTTTTCTTCAGGGAAGGCATAGTGAGCGTCATCAGAAATCAAAACCTTATCTCCGTATTTAGCGGCCTTCTGGAGCATATATTGATTAAGTGCCTTCTGTATGTCTCCGTCAGGGTTCCAAGGGGTGCATTCGTTAGTTATGAAGTCTTGAATTATCTGACAATCAACAATTTCCTTAGGTTCTATGACATCCCAAGACCGATTGTTCTTAATGGCAAGTAATTTACCAACCTTCTTGCCCTTGCCTACTGCTTTGGCTAAGTCGGCTACGCTGATTTCTTCAAATTCTTCAGTTTTAACCTTTTTGCCTAGATAATATTTCTTAGTTTCTCCACCCTCTAGAGTTAAGAACGCACCACTTACCCAATTTTTATCGCATTTGTGTGTAAATAATTCGACATAGAAGTTCTCTTGCTTGATAAAACTGCGAAGACGGTCGTAATATTTATCTGCAATCTCAACTCTACCATCTTTAAAGTGCCTACCTACAACTCCGATTAGGCAGCCCGTTGTGTAGGTGACGTTTTGAGCACCGATTTCTTCAAGATCGTCCCAAGTAAAAATAGGTTTACGTTCAGAGCCGTGTTGTTCTGCGGTTAAATCGCGGTCTGATGTCTTCTTAATAATGAATTCAAAACTCTTTTGGTCAAGAGCGTGAATAGTAATATGACCATACTTATAGATATCTTGATATGTGCCTTTAGAATCTTTCTTAAATCCAGCATTGCCAAGAATATCGCAGTTATCATCTCGGTGATAACCTTCAATACCTAGAATTGGAGTTAATTTGTTTTCTTTTGCTAGTCTATAAGCATCGCGACAAGCACCTAAATACCCGTGATCTGTACAGGTTAAGGTGCCGGTTTCGAGTTCAACCTCGCGACGAACGAATTCATCAAGCGTAGTTGCGGTGTCTAAGGATTGTAAATGGCAGTGAGGAGAGCTAAAATTTTGTAGTTTTGACATGATAAAATTGGGTTAGTGGCACTAAGTGCAAGGTGAAGATTGGTATTCTAATGTTGATTAAATTGCTAGTTTCAGTTTAAGCTTCTCAACTACGGAAGTATACAGTTCTTCCACTTCTTTTTCGGTCATATTAAGCGCTTGACAAATTATCTTAGTTGGAGCCCCTTCGGGATATCGTTCTAAGAGCTTGTCTATTGAGTAATCAAAACGCTTAATATTGATAAAATGTGGATCGTTTTCTATTTTTTCTTTAACATCTTGCATTTTACTTCCAGTATCGGTGGTCGATAACTTTTGATAATTCAGGGTTCTGCCTATCAGCTTCTGTAACTCTAACGAATCTAGTGTCACCTACTGCGTGACCGGGTACTGATTCTATCAGCCATTGCCCTGTGGGGCTATCTGGATTAATGTTAAGTGAGGAGCCGTATTCGTCCGTTGGAACTAGCGGAGGATTGGTTATTAATGTCGTACCGTTTGACAAATGGAGCAACATTCCTGAGTGTACGTGCCCAAAATATACCACACTATATTTTGGACTATTTATACGTGAATTTAAACTATTTATTTCATTTTCTAAAGCTTTTACGTTTACTGTTCCACTTGGATTAGGTAGGTGGAATTGAGTGTCTCCGTGAGTTCCATAGTACCATGAGTCAAATGACTTGTATGTAACAAAAGGCGTTAAAGGTATATTAAATTTTATGTTTTGGTGTTTGGCAAATCGATTCTTAAGGGCGTGATAAATAACAAATGCCCAAGAATCATGCTTTGCTTGCATTGCTCTGTCCGGGTGACGACGTGAGTTTCGGTCGTGATTACCGCCTACACAGTTTAATTCAACTTCAGGGAAGTTACTGCCAAGGATTTCAATACCTTGACTAAGGACATTGATAGCTCTAACGACTTGTTTAGATAGGTCGTCATAGTTGGCTGGATCGTGGATATCGCCTTGAATAATGTCGCCATTTAAGTTAGCCCAGATTTTAGTGTTTTTACGGTATTGAGTCTTATGCTCTACGGTTTCTACAACTATCTTAGCAAAAGACCTAGCTTCTTCAACGATCCCATATTTACGAACTCCAACTAACGGATTTAAATCTGAGCCGAAGTGAAGGTCTGAAAGAATTAAATGTTGATGGCGTTCTAGATACTTTTCTCGTTTAGGAAGGGTGTATGTGGGATTGATGGGTGAAATCTTCGCCAACACTTCTTCCATGGTAGCTACGCGTAGCTCTTCCATAGCCTTTTTTTGAGCTACTTTTCTTTCAGCCTTGGCCTTTGACTTAATAATCAGGGCTTTTGGTTGGATTCTAACGCCAGCAGAAGCCTTTAATGCGGCAAAACCACCGCATTGCTTCATAAAACGATTAAACTTGCCACTCCCCCGAAACTCTGTAGCTTCGGGGGAATCTGGTCGGTCAATATGAGTAAAAACGTATTTTTGATATTCATTCCAAGAAAGATCCGAACCTTGAACACCACCATCTTGGGCGGCTTTCTTTATAAGTGTCTTATGTAGATCTGCCCAGTAATTAATGTCTTGGTTTTCGTATTCTATCTTAAAATTCATTTTAGCCTTCGGTTGGAGCAGCGGGAGCTTCTGGTGTAGTAATTACAACTTCTTCTTGTTGAATTGGTTGTGATTGAACAATATCGAAGATTTCTACTATTTCGACAGTTTCCTTTGAGTCTGATTCAAGTATGAATCCGACCTTTTGGCCTAGTAGTCGCGGGCCAGAATCTGCCTTAAATTGGCTGAATTCGACCGCTCGTAACGGTAGCCCGATTGTTTGACCTTCTGGGGTTTTTACATTAACTACCAATACTGAATTTTCGGTTACAGTATCGGTAACCTTAATTACGCCAGAATTGACCATAGCGTCTCGCTGAGTCTTTTCTTGAGCTAATTGACCATCAATACGCTCTTGACGTTTTTGTTGAATCTTCTTCTGAACCAACATAGCAAAATCTTCTGCTAGGTTTAAGTCTTGTAATACCGATACTACAGCGTCTACCACCGTCAATGTTGTTGAACTAGTATCTTTTACTTGTTCAAGTGTTAGATCCAATGATTGATCTAACCCTGTTTGTTTTTCTTCTAAAAGTTTAATTCTATCTATTATTGTTAATTGAGCCATTATTCGTAATCTCCTGATTCTGAATCATCTATTATTAGTTGTGCTGACAATGCTGGGTTTATTAAATTCAATGCTTGCCCAAGAATTCCACCCGGTGCTTCTTGGATAGCTGACTGCTGCATTATATTATTGACCTCGGCCTGTGTCAAGGTCTGATGTCGTTTTGTTACAGCAGAAGGCTGGGTTTGTGACTGTGGAACGTCAATCTCAACTTCCTTTGGTCCTTCTGGAGTATTGACAATTCTCTTAATCTTTACAGTCTTGGGTTTATTTAGTGGGGCTTCCACTTTAGTTTCTTTCTTTGCCTCTTCTTTCTTGGTCTTAGCCACTGGCGGCCGACCCCTTACTGCAACGGGCTTCTTAACTACCGCCTGAGTTACGGTAACTGGTTTAACTTGCTGTACTGGCTGTAGTGTTGCTGTATTAACGGTTGGTTCAGATTTTTGTTCTACTTTTTCTTTACTTAGCACCTTTCCAGCCAACGCTTTTAGCACCTTCTCTTCTTCTTGGGTAAAATTGCTTTGGGCTTGAATTGGGATTAGCTTCCTCGTTTCTAGACCTAACAGGATTCGCAATTCTGATTGAATAAACCCACGAACCCTCTTTTCTACCCTTTCTGCTATGGGCGAATCTGTATCAGAGAACAGTGGATTTTGAAGTAAAGCCTTGAAATAATTAGCTTCTTCTAGTCTTACTTCTACTTCCGTCATATTCTCAAGTTCTTGAGTTTCTTCATCTAATTCATCTAGAACATCATCTAATTGTTGATCTTGAGTATCTTGTTCTATAACTTCCGTTTCGTCTACTTCATCATTTGATATTATCTTAGCCATAAATCCTTACTTGAGCCATGTTATTTCACATGCGCCGCCAGCACAACTAACTGATTCTATCATATTTGTCAGATTTTCACGTTCACGAACCTGAGTTAAATCGAGTTCTTTTACCTGACTGTAATACTTGTCAAAAGTATCTTTATCACAAGATTCAAAAGGAGCTTGCTGATATGAGCCATTATCGAACGGGAACAAACTAATCCCTGTATAAAGGTCTCGCTTATCCCACATAGCTTCTGCTAGTTCAGACCATTCATCTTCTCTTGGAGTAATGGTTACGCTTACGTTATGTTTGTTTTTACCAGAACGATGCCCCGGAGTAATCCAATTCCTTTGATACATCATCACCCTATTGAATAATTGCATAGCGGTCTCTTTATCTTCTGTAGGGGCGTTATCTGGAGATTCCTGTGGAACGGTGATTACCGCAGTATTGGGTACGCCAATGGCATCTTCTATTAGATTAGGTACTGTGGCTAATAAATAGAGATACATTGCGTCATCTTTATTGATTTGAACACGACGTAAGTAGTATTTAGACTTCCTGGAATGGATTCCAGATGAAGACCCTAATACAAGAGAACTCGATCCTTCTGGTTTAATTGCAGTAATTCTAGCTGCTTGATTAATTCCTATTTTTTTAGCAAATTCTGCATTTACTTCTAAAGCTAGCTTAGCCCCTTCCCTTAACCACTCAGCGGTAACTATACCATTGCTATCGGCGATTCCTGTAAATGAAATACCAAGCAAGGCTTCAGCTTCTGTCTGACGTTTCCAGCTTTCGGACAGATATGGGAAATTTGTGTAAGATGCCTGTATCGTACCTAATACCGTCGCACTGTATATTCTCGATAAAAAATCTTCTTTGCTGAGAATCCCTGTCTGATTTACTATTGTTAGATTGCAGAATTGATCTGGATTTAATGAAATTTCAGCGCACGGATTAGTTAAAAGGTCGTAATCATTAGTCCAAAAGAACCCTGGCTCGCCAGCGTTACTATCTTTGCAAGTTCGAAAAAGTTCCATGAACTCATCCTTAGTTACTTCTCCTCGCATTAATACGGCACTGTTATTGGCCCTAGCTCGATATGGGTGTTTTTCCCACCAACTGCCAGATTTGCACTTCAACATTTCATAATCATCTCTATCAAAGAGAGCAATCAATGAACTACGGCGAATACCGCCAGCAAGGACGCAATCTGAAATAATGCAGATAATGTCATGAACTTCGATACTACGAAGTTGACGGCCAATGGCAAATTTAAGGCGCTTTTCTACTTCATTTAACATGTACTTCAACGGTTCCGGGCCTGGAGCCTTAGCTCCAGTTGTGTTTAATTGAGTACCTTTTGGACTAATGTCTGAAAAATCAAAGGTTGGACGTATTGTGCCATAAAAATAAGCATCCATCAAAACTTGAGTAGCTTGTGACCACCCTTGAATCGAATCTTGAACTACAAAGCGGCCTTCTTGAGTAGTTGGACGTATATTAGGTAGCTGACTAATATGACGCTTTTGTAGCGAATATCCTACTCCTGTGCCTGAAAGTAATAAGAATAATATTTCAGAAAACTTCCTCGGGTGGGTAATTGTAGTTGCTGAACAATTATAGCCTCTAGCTGAATTTTTCAAAATAGGGTCGCCAGCAAACTGCAACGTTCTCATGCTTGGCATAACTTCTAGATCATGGACCTTCTTAAAAGCCTTCATAATAGGCTTACTTAACTTGGGGAACTTATCTAAGTGCATTGTCATTACACGGTTAATAGTTTCCGGCAATACTTCTCTACGTTCTAGATGAGGTATATATTTTGAATACGTTCTAAAACTTACTAAATCTGATAATATCTTATTGGATGGTGTCATTATTTTTTCTTTTTTTCAAACAGTTCTTTGTTTAGTTTCTTTACGGTAGCCGCTTTATTGGTAACACGGCCCTTTAAACCATATCTTTCTTCGCCTAAAGCTTGAGTAGCTGGAGGCAATCTTAGATAAAGAACTGTTTGTTCAAATTTGAACAAATTGTCTCTAAAAACACCTAAAGCTTTGTTACAGCCCCAACACAAAAGGCCTCTAATGAGGCCGGTTTTGTGATCGTGATCTACAGCTAGATTCTTATTAAATTTTGGAGGATTTTTACATATAGCACAGACATCATCTTGTAGTGAAAGAATAGCTAAATATTCCTCTTCTGATATATTGAATTTATTTTTTAAACGTAATCGTCTACTTTTCGATGCGATACATTGTTTACAGTTTCCGTATTTTAATTCACCTTTTTTATTTTTCTTAGGTTTAGGGAATAATTCGGAAATCTTATCTGTATCACAAGCGTTGCAATGAATTGACATAATCTACCTTGGTTAGTGGTAGATTATAGCAGAAGTCAAAATTAAACTGCGCCTTTGTCTCCTAAGATGCGAAGGACGTAGTTAATCATTAGTTTATGAGCCTTACTGGCTTCTTTATATTGAGCAGCAGCGTCTGTATAGGATTCTTTAGCTTCTTTTAGGTGCTGGTCTTCGTCCTTGTTCTTGAGGTTCTCGCGCTCGTTATCTACCACTACCATTAGTTCGTTCTTTAAATCATCAATAGATAGGGCTTCAACTTTGGTACGCCAATCTTGGGGTAATTCTAAAAACTTCTCTTCTGGGTTCTTTGCTGGTCTAGGCATTGTTTCTTTCTGGGTTAGTGTTTAACTACACCGACAATATACACTCACGGGTGTGCTATGGCAAGGGTTAAATGAGCGACTTGACGGCAGATTTGTCGTTCCGGCTCTCAATTAATATCTTTTTGTCAAATAATTCATTAGTTTCGACTGAGTGTTCAATTATAAAAATAAGCTTGTCTTCCGCTTCTTGTTTTAATAGCTCTAAACAGCTTTCCCGGCTTATGGGGTCGTGGTTATGGAATGGCTCATCTAGTACCATCCACCCCGGATTGAAGCCTGTACGCCTCGATATGACGTTATTAATGGCAAGATCTACCGCCCATTCTACGCTAGCAAATTGTCCACCAGATAGACCAGATCTTATGGATACTTCTTTACCATTTTTGTATAAAATGGGTCGAATTTCCTCTTTAATTGTGTTTTTCTGAGTTACTTTCTCTGTTTTGAACTCAACTACAATAGAACTAGTATTGTTGAGTTTAGCGAGTTTACTATTAGTCTCTTGGGCTATTTCAAGTAAAACCTCTTCCATTATGTTATTAAGAAACGACTTAAGCATAGCGGAGAAGTCTCTTTCTAGATTTAATTCATGACTTATCTTAATTATTGAATCTTCTAATATAGTTACTTGTTTTTGAAGATTTTCCGCCGCGAGGAGGTCGTTTTTATATTTCTTGACCTTTTCTTGATTAACTCCATTTTGATATGAAACGTTTACACGAGATTCGGTTAGTTGCATATTAAGAGTTTCATATAGAAGTCTCTTTTCTTTATATTCCTGTAGTATGGGAGAAATTTCGGTAAGTAAGGCGTCAATCTTTTCTTTATTCTTTTGATTGAACTCGTACTCAGCTGTATCTCTTTCTAGATTAATGCGTTTATGCACGTTCCGGAGTTCTAATTCTAGCCCTTGAATCTCTTTGATAATACCTTCTGATTCAGCAAAGGTAGTGTTTTCAAGTTCGGTTCTAAGGGCTGTGTTAATTAAATTAGCCGCTTCTACGTCTTTTAGCTGAATTATACAAGAGTCCAGCGTATCTGGAGCTTTCCATTCTTGACCACAGGTTTTACATGTATTATTCTGTAAGTGGTGTATATGTTCGTTTAAAAAACGAATTTGAGATTGAAGGTCTATATAGAAGTTAAACTTATTCTTAATAGCTAATTCATTCTTTTTGATATTTGCTTCAATCTTTTTACGCTTTTCCGTTATTTCAGTCTTAATTCTATTGTCTTTTGCGCGCAATTCACTGATTTTTATGTCAATTTTAGTCGTTTCTTCGACTAAAGGCGTGACAAACACCGGCTTAACTTCTTTAATCTTATTGATCTTCGCCTTGCAGTTCTCAGCTTTTGTATTAAGGAAAGAAAGTTCGGCTTCTAAGAATTGAATTTGTATGTCTAACTCTTCTATTTTCTTCCCTTCGGTCTCGGTGTCGTATAGCTTTGGTTCTTGGACCACTGGGATAGCTTGCCTTGAACCAGCTAAACGAGCTTTAGTCATTTCTAGCCCATTCTCTTTTGCTTCAATCGAAGTTTTTGAGTCGTAAATTGCTTGATCTATAGTATTTAAATTAAGTAATTGACCAAGAAACTCTTTTCTATCACTGTCCACCATAGACATAAATCGACCAAAGCTTCTCTGCGGTCTAAAAGTTAATGCATCGAGCAGATCTAAACTGATTGGCAATAACTCTCCAACCTTGGTCTTTACAGTCTTGGCCCCAATAGTTGTTTCATCATTTTTAGTAAATGAATTTACCTCTCCACGGTTCAATTCATAAGCATCCCCGTTATATTCAAAGGTGAGAGAGACTTGCATCTTATCTTCAGTAAGATAACTTTGTAATTCAGTTGATGGGATATGAGAATACCCGAAAGCGTAAGGGATGGCTAGGTGAAAATTGCTCTTACCACTGCCATTGCTGCCACCGGTATCAAGATTTTTACCAAAAATACCAATAACTCCAGACTCAGGTAACTCTCCTGAGTCTTGAGAATCAACAAAGCTCCGAAAAGCCTTCATTTTTATGTTTTTAAGCTTTATTCTTGACATTATAAGGTATCTTTTTCTTTCTTTTGTCTATCTAGAAACTCACGTTCATGAATTTGCTCGTTAGCTCCAGCAATTTGCTCTACTTTTCGGAGCATAATGCCGTTGTCAATAGTTTCCTTAATCGTAGTAAAGCTATCTACTTTGTTTCTTTTCATTACAGTTTGACACTTCCTGCAAAGAACTTCTTTCTTAGCGTCTTCGGGGGAAAGAGACCTAGTTTGAGGCTTATTGCAGGTAGGGCAAAAATATCTATAAGTAGCCATTAGTCACCTAAGAATGATTTTTCAGCTTCAACAGCGTTTTGAGCTTCTGATAGTTCCATCTGTTCGTCCCGACGAAATACTATTGAACCACCTAACGTACCTAACATACTGGCTATAGAGATTGAATTCCGTACTGCTTCTAAAACAGCAGGAGTGCTATCTAAAATACCGGAATGACGCGCATCTACATATTGATGTTGCATTGCGTCATAAACAAGTGAATCCGTATTGCTTAGCTTGTGTACAATTTCATCTATTTCTTCAGTATGCATACCGCAATTAGTTAAAATCTTAGTTAAAGGTTCCATTAATGCAGGTATTAGTATCTCATTATTAATTTCATTATCTGGTAGGTTTTGGCTAACCTTTAGTAACGTCCAGCAACCGCCCGGTAAGCAGCCGTGATTCTTAGCTCCACGTACAGCGAACGTAGCATCTTCTGCACGATCTCGCTTTTCACGTAATTCACCGTTGGAAGGGCCGATTACCTTAAGCTTTGCGATACCAGAAGTAAGCTTAGCTAGTCTTTCTTGAATAAAGCTTGAATCATATTTACTATCAGAGGTCTTTAGTGACTCTCGAAGCTCGTCAGCCCGAACTTCTATTAATGTATCATCTGATAACCCAAGAATTGTACTGCGGTATCTGGTAGCTTCAAACGATTCAATACCATAACCTAGGTCCTGCAAGGTTGCGTTCTCTATGGGGCGACCAATAGGATCAAATACCGTGGCTCCGGTAACTGCCGCTAAGTCATATAGAAAATGCATTTCACCGCTACTAACGGGTGATTTTGGAGTTAATAATGGGAAAACGTTAATAGTGTGAGGATGTGAGAAGTTTGCCGATAAATCTCCTAGTACGGCTTCTGAATATCCAGTAGCTACGATAACGACATTGTAGTTAAATGGCTTTTCGAGGTCGTGGTGTTGTGGATTTTCCCATGCACTACCTACGGTTTGCATTAATTTCTCTATAGTCTGTATTTGTGTAATTGCACCAAAATACAGTAAAAATACAGGCTTTTCTAGGAAGGTTCGGTTATTCTTCTTATCGTTTAAGAACAAAGGAAATAGCTTACCGCAGCTTTCCTCATACCCCATTCCTATGGGATATCCCTTGGTGAATTCCACCTCATAAGCTGAGGGGCCTGATTGTTCATTAATTATAATGTTGCCGTCATCGCCAATAACATCAAAGCACCTCATAACTGCGTCAGCTAATTCTCCGTCGCCGTTAGCTGATAACTTAGCTACAGACTTAAGCATTTGTTCATCCGCTTCCATACTATGGCTTTTAATAAACGGAGAAATACTCGAAGAAAAAACTTCTTCTAGATGGCGAACTACTTTTTGTGGAGAGACGGTTGGATGCTTCTTGCAATACTCATGTGTACGACGAACAATAGCTTCCGCTAAAACAGTGGCGGTAGTTGTGTTGTGAGTAACTACAAAATTGTCCGTTATATAAAGATTATCTGGATTACTTACTTTAATGCAACGCATTTCACCTACTTTATTAGTAGGAGTGATTCTTATTACTTCATCACCATCTCCTTCCCCCATGAAGTTTGGAGTAAAAGATTTCATTCCTAATTTAAGCCTTCTATATAATTCTCTGGTGGTTATAATTTGTGTTTTTTTGCTTATTTTTCCATAAAACTCATGTTTTACAGACCATAAATGGTCAAAACTACATTCTACAATTCTATTTTTTGAAAAATGAATTTGCCAAATCTCTTTAGCCCCTTTTTCGTAAACCTCTATAATTTCTTGAATAGTTCCGTTGGTTCCGCAAATTTTCATTCCTTTACGAGCAGCACCCATAAAAATAAATCCTTCCGGAGTTAGGATCTTACTCCATAAAGGCTGTGGCCCGTCGCCAGCTTCCGAGGCGGTTCTTACCGAGGCGTCTCTTGCCGCCTCCATAATTGCATGGGCAGTGGGGTCTTGAAAACCAAGATTGCGAAACACCGTTACACCGTCTTTAGTAAAGATGTGAGGCAGACCGTACTCTTGCCTTTCGATTAGAACCGGCCTACCACTGGGGCCCAATGTTGAGCCAACCATATCTGAAATAATTTTCATTGTGTCTAAGACCTTCTTTTCAAGGCTTGGACCATTAACTAACATATCCTTTGCTACTGTTTTTGCTTTTCTATAAGAATTCATTAAATTTTCCCCATTTCCTTCATAAATGCTAAGTATATCTCAAAATTCTTGTGGTCCTTACTCCAAGGTACATAATCGAATATGTCTAGCTTGTAGCTCAAACTACGTCCAAGATTCAGAGTATACATATATTTCCCGTTTTCAAATATACTATTCTGTGCGAACATTTCCATTCTATCACGAATTTCAAAATCTTCTTCTGGGCAAAACTCTTCTAATCTGGCATAAATAGCTCTATAATTGTCTATTGTATGTTTAACCAAAATTTCTACGTTCTCGCCCTTAGACGCTAGTTTCCCAAGATTCTTGTCAATAAGGATTTTTTCTGCTTCCTTGTCTCTGTTTGAATTAAAGATTTGTTCAGCGTCTAGTCGTTCAAGTTCTTCCTTACTGATGAAGTCTTCTTTCTTATATTCTTTAAATTCCATGCCCTTTTCGGCTAGAGACTTGCGGAAGGTCGAGTTCTTCTTCTCTTCCTCAATCTTCTTCATGTTTTCTTCGTAAATAGTCATGTTATCTTTTACTTCCTTGATCTCTACTGGAGGTAGATAGGCTATGTAAGTTGTATTCTTAACGACTTCTGCAACCTTTTCTACAGTAAAGTTTGCTGGCGCAAAAGACATTGCCTCTATTTTAACTGTTTTAGGCTTGCTCCCTAAGTTTGGGGTTGAGAACGCTCCATTAGTAACTTCCTTAGTCATACGGTTGCGTACACGACCATGAAGCTCCTTATTAAACGTTAAGCTCAATATATCATATTTCTGTGGATGTTTTTCCACCTTTTCTGTCGTTTTAATGCTGCGAAGCTTATAGAGATTGTTCCTCTTCTTGTCTCTTGATAGCTTGCTGGTTTCTCGAACGATTAATCCATTCTTTTGTAAATGGGTTAAATACCGATATGTTTGACGCTCTGATTTGCCAATAGCTTTAGCCAAGTAAGTCGTCGTCGCATTGCATTTCTTCATTTTACCATTATTCATGTTTTCGATATGAATGAGTAAAAGTTCACAATTCTTGTTGAAGGGGCCTTGATTCATGTCCTCATTATAACACACTTGCTTAAAAAAGAAAGTGGCAGATATACATATCCATGCCATTTTGAAAACGTCACATATACTAAGTAACGCGCGAAGTCTTCGACAACTTCAAGATCCTTAAGTAACACCATTAAAACGCTAAAACGCTGTTAAAAATGGCAGATATACATACACATGACAGAATCAAGAATGGCAGATATACTACTACCATAGTATAGGATATTAGGTAGTGATGTAAGTCTATGATCTATGATCTTTCGATAAACCACCAATCCAAACACTTAATTCAAAATGGCAGGTATACTATACTACATATAGTATAGGATGTTAGGTAGTTGTAGGTATATGGATTGTAGGTGATTTAAGATCATTGATCCAAGCTTCCAGTGTGTTATAATGCTGGAATGCTCATTGGATTTATAGGAACACCGTGTAGTGGTAAAACGACTATTGCTGCCAAGCTATTTGCTAGTCTTAAAGAGATCGGAATGAAGACAGAGATAGTGGCTGAACAAGCTAGACAATACATAGCTGAGGTTAGGTACACTAACCATATGAAGTATAATGACCCTGTATCATTAACTAACGACGATCAGTTAAATATTTATAAAGCTCAAATGCATGCTGAAAGTATTATGATGAATTCAACTGCTCCTGAGACTATAATTATTTCTGATAGTTCTTGTCTAAATGCTGGATTATATTTGGATTCAACATTCGATTTAAATCCAGACAGAGGCTTCTTTACAAAAGCTGATAATCATTATGACATCTTATTCTTTTGCCATAACTTAAATCTTCGCTTCCTTCCAGAAGATAGTAATCGAATTCATAGTTTAGATGATATTAATGGATTACAAGATAGAGCTTTAAAGCTTTTAGATATATGTAAACAAAGAGGCCAGAATGTATTTGAGTTATATGGTACGTTGACGTTAGAACAACGTTACCTAAAAGCAAGTCATGTTATTATGGAATATCATGGTAATTTTATACAATCACTATAATTATGAAACTAAAATGGCTTTCACCCGTATACATAGAAATCATTGATCCTAGTAATGAAGAACTCCGTTCTTTAGAAAAACTACTTACCTTTAAAGATAATAAGGTTAAATATGAAATAGATCGTTTTAAACATAGTTATTGGTTTGTTAGTAAGTATGGCGAAGAAGCTTATGCTGAAAAGCTTGAAGAACTTCGTTCTAAAGAACAAAAGAGTCTTCTAATTACTAAGAATGGGAAATTAGTTACATATTCAGGGTTAATAAACTTAATTGCTTCAATAATTAAGGTAGTTATTCCTCCTAATCCATTTTGCTTTGAGAAAGTAAGTCTGCCTTGGGCTAAACAACCTCCTGAATTAAGATATTACCAACAACAAGCCATAGATAAACTTATAGAGGTTAAACATGGAGCAATTTCCCTACCTACTGGAAGTGGTAAAAGTCTTGCGTTATTGTACCTAACTAAGCATTTTGGAGTTAAAACAGTGATTATGACTCCCAGTGTTAGTATTGGTAATCAGCTATACGAGACTTTTAAAGAACACTTAGGAGCTAAGTATGTAGGTAAGTATGGAGATGGCAAGAAAGAGTTCAAGAAGTTAATAACTATCGCTACTGGTCAGTCTCTTACTAGAATAGAAGATGATACTGCCGCCTATGAAGCTTTTAGCAATGTTAAGTTATTCTGTTCTGATGAATCTCATACAACTCCGGCTGAGACGTTCGAAAAGGTGTGTTCAGGGCCTCTAGAGTCAGCACCATTGCGTTATTTCTTCTCAGCTACCCAAATGCGTAATGACGGTAGTGATTTGCTTCTAGAAGGCATTATAGGACCTGTAGTCTATGAAAAAACTACAGACGACCTAATTAATGAAGGATTTTTAGCTAAACCTCATTTTATGATAATGTCTGCCTTTAGTTCAAGCGATTACACCAATAAAGATGCTATGAGGATGATCAGTAAGCATTTATATAACAATGTCGAACTTCATAAGACTGTCGCTACGTTCTCTAATGCCAGTGTAGCTTCTGGGAAGAAAGTTATGATCATGATTGATCAAGTTACTCAATTTAAATACCTATATCCGCACCTTAAAGGTGTTGTTGCCTTTGCCCATGGTGGTAAGGTAAGTAAAGAAAATATGGCAGACATTCCTGAAAAATTCCATAAATCAGATGCCGATGAGTTAGTTGCTGACTTCAATAATGGTAAAATAGACGTACTTATAGGAACTTCTTGTATTTCTGTAGGAACTGACATAAAACCAGTTAATATCATTTATAACCTTCAAGGCGGTAAATCTGAAGTTAAGTTTAAGCAATTAATAGGTAGAGGTACTAGATTATCTCCCGGAAAAAAGGATTTTTGGTTCGTTGACTTCGATATTAAAAATATACCGATGATTCATAATCAAAGTTTGGCAAGAATCGCTATTTACAAAAGCTTTTATGATAATATAGTGTTTAAATGAGCAAATTCACCTTCGACCCACATTTTAGGTTCTTTAGCAAAGAAGTTCAGCTTAACGTAGCTGACAGCTTTGGTGTGTCAAAAGATGAATTTACTAAAAAACAAAAAGAGCAAGTTGAATTGCTTATCAGTCTAGAGAAAAAATTTAAGAAAACGTTGTTAGCTGACAGTCGAGGGGTAAATATATATAAGAAGTTTCTCGACTTCATTTGGCATAGCGGTAAAGATAATCGTAGAAATACATTAGTTGCAAGGCCTTTCTTTCGTGAACGTAGAACTCAGTTTTCAAAGGGGATTTCTCCGGCAATTAAGAAAAAAGACCTTAAGAAGCTAATTAAGTTCAATATTAACTTTCCATTTATTGTATTTGTAATGGATGTTGGCAATTTTGGTCCTAATAGTAAGATAACTAAGCTAGCTAAAGAAGTAGAGTTGGCTAGAAATGTCATTATTCATCAAAACATGCCTTTGGCCATAAGCAGAGCAAGGATTTTTAAACAAAAGACTCCACAAGCTCACTTAAGTTATATGGATCTAGTACAAATAAGCTTAGAAGCTCTTTGTACGGCTGTTGATAAGTTTGTTCCGCCATATACAACAGTCTTTAGAGACGTAATTATAGGTAGAATAACTGGCGATTTAATTGATAATTATAGCGATAAAATGCTTTACTTCTATCCTAGTGATAAAAGAAAGATTTATCGAGCTAATAAGGTATTAAAGAATCAAAAGAACGACGATATGGAATCGTTGGCTAAAAAAGTTAACGAAGGTCCAGCGCTAGATCAACCTACCACGGGGCCAGAAATTAATCAATTAATGATGGCAAGTAGTCACTTTTCTTTAGATGAGGGCTTTAATTCTGAAGATCCTGGTGAAATGCACGTAAAGGATACTTCTTACCACAATATCTGCGCCGCCGATGAAGAATCAAGGCCTGATATAATGGCAGAACAGAAAGATTTGAAGACTAAGTTAGTTAGTTGTTTACATAATCTTTCTATATTAGAAAATAAACTATTAAGACTTAAAGGCGTAAACGAGGATATGATATGAAAAAGACAATGAATGGAAGCATAGCTATAGAGCCATTTAAGAATACCGATGTAAAAACTCAGGTTAGAAGTGGTTTTGCTGTAGTTGAGCAAAAACACACATTAGCCAAGGTTAAGGTTATCCACGGTAATTATTCAGGCACTATTCAATCCGGAGCTACTATTTGGGTGCTCGCTGAACTATTTAAGCAACCATGGGCATCTAAGATTTATACAAATGACAATGAACTATTTATCCTAATGCCTGAACAATTCGTCTTAATTGTAGAAAATCCACAATAATGAAGATACTTTACGTCGGTGATATGCATATAAGACCTGATTCTATGGATCAGTGTCTAAAGCTATTTGATTTTATCAATAAAACAATAAATGAACAAAAGCCAGACTACGTTTGTTTTCTTGGTGATCAGTTTGATAATCACGGCGTAGTGCATTTACAGGTAGTTGCTGCTTTTATAGCTTTTATTAAACAGCTTCGGTGCCCTTCTATAGTCTTAGTAGGTAATCATGACCGAAGCAACGACTTTAATCAAATCTTTCATGGTATGGAATTCTTATCTGGAATAGAAAATTGTACAGTAGTTCATAGTCATATAGTAAAAGATGACGTGCTCTTTGTTTCATATAAACATAACCCACAGAAGCTAATCGACCTAGCTAATGAGTTTAATACTAAAACACTAGTTTGTCATGCCTCATTTAATGGCGGTAAGTATGATAATGGCTTTTATATAAAAGATGGGATTGAATTAACCCAAGTTCCACAAAAAATAATTATAAGTGGACACATACACGCCGCTCAAGTTTTTGGGAAAATAACTTATGTAGGAAGCAGTCGTTGGATTAACATAAACGATGTAAATGCCGAAAAACGATTTTTATTGGTAGATCATGACGAAGATATGTATGAGTCTATACCAATAATTGGCGTTCCTAGTATTAAGGTTTATCAAATAACTAATGAAGAAGAACTAAAGATAGGATTAAGTCAAGATTTTTTGAATAATAATATTTGCTTTGACGTTGTAGGAAATACAGTATTTATAGATTTGGTTAAGGAAAAGGTAAGCAAGTTAGATAATAAACCACGTATCCGACCTTTCCCTACACAAGTTAAACAAGTTAAAGTAAAAGAAAGCTTAGGTATCAAAGAGGCGTTTAAAAGTTTTCTTTTAGATTACGTGGTAAAATTCGATAGTAAGATCGAAGACTTAGAAGATTTGGCGGCCAAGAGGATAAATTGGGATGGCAAGTGAATTCGAACAATTACAACTACTTAAAGAATGGACAAAGCTTTACGGTGCTCTCCACGACAGCCAAGTAGAACAGTTAAAATACTGGCCTTTGACTCTGACTCATGCGGTCAAGGCAGAGATTTTGTTTAACTTTGAAGCAAGGACAGTAATCTATAATATAGAAAAGACGAAAGGCAAGAAACCTAAAGATCTGCCTAAGCGTCTAAAAATACTTGAGTTTTACACAAGATGGCTGCTTGGTGAGGATTATAATATCATCGTTCAAAAAGGCGAAACCGTCTGGTTTTATTCAAAAGGATTAATACATGGAATCGCCCAAGGAACTGACAATACCACAGACGGAAAAACTAGTGCCGGACGAAGAAGAGTTCGCGCTAAGGGAGTGGAAGCGAAAAAAGGAACTCCCCGTCCCACTTCCAACAGCGGTAAAGATGTATGAACTCTATTTAAACGGCTATACTTGTGAGCAAATCTTTAAAGCAAATGGCGGAGCCTTTGAATACGGTGCTATAATTGACGCTAAAGACCGTTTAAATTGGGATATAAGACGCGATCGTCAGTTAATGGCTTTGCATAGTCAAGTCGAGCGTAAGGTCTATAAGGTTAAACAAGATGCATTGAGTCATTTATCTGACCTACTTGCGGCTGCTCATAAGATTTGGGGGGATAAGGTAGCACAATTTCTCCAAGAAGGTAATCAAGAGCTATTACAAGGATTTGATCCAAGTTCTTTGAAGAATTATAAAGAAATCTTAACTATGTTAAAATTACTTACTGAAGGAACTGGCGATAAGAAAGAAGTAATGGTTGGTGGAACAGTTAAGCATTTACATGCAGTTACTAGTGAAATGAAAGGTCCAGAAGCTAAGAGAGTAAGTAGCGCGGCAGCCAGCGAATTGCTTGACTTAATTGCTACAAGAGAACAAAATGCTAAGTAAAGAAGAACAAGAAGAGATACTCAGAAAAGCATTATTCATTCCGTGTGACACCAAGGAACACTTACATAAGTGGATTAAGATATATTTAGGTATTGACGTGCCTAATGTAATTGTATGTGATGATGAGGTCAGGAATCCTTCAAGCAATTCAAGCCCAATGGATTTAATTTGGGAAATATACTCAAAAGCGAGAAATGGCCAAGATGAAACATTTACTCGCGTATTAGGGTTCGCAGCTAGAGATAGTTTTAAGACGCTATCAGCAGCCATTCTTGAAACTTTATGTATGTTCCACCTCGGTCGTAATGTTGGCCATATGGCGGCATTAGAAGCTCAAGCTAACAATTGCCAGAGATATATAGAGGGTTATTTTAAACGTCCAATTCTTAGAGAATTTATGACCTCTAAGAACAAAAGACAAATAGAAATTACTAGATATTTATCTATGGATGGATCTAGATCTATTTCTCCAGCCGAATTCAATAAACTAACTGATCATGAAAAGAAGAATTATGAAGAAAAGGTTAGTTGGATTAAGATCGTTATCGCTACGGTTGGTGGAGCTAACGGGCTTCACGCCCCTTTTTTCGTTTGTGTTTCAGATCAAAGTGAAATTTTAATCAAAAATAATAGCATTAAAAATAAACGAGATAGAATACCAGCTAAAGCTGGAGTAATTTTTAATAGATTAATGGGATTTTCTCCAAATATTAAAAATAAATTAGAAGGATTTACAAAAAATGTTCAAGAAAATATTGAAGTTTTATCATTTAATTATAAAAATGGCTTATTTGAATTTAAACCCATAATAGCTACAAGAAGATCGTTTAAAAAAGTATTTAAAATTTCATTAGAAAGTGGTAAAAATTTAGTCTGTACCGAAAATCATCCAATAATGACGCTTAATGGTTATAAAGAAGTTAAAGATTTAAACATCGGAGACGGAGTTTTAAGAATATATAAAACACAATCAATGGCTAAGAAACAATTATTGCCTATAGTTAGCGATATAAAAATTAAATATAAAGAGCCGATATCCGATTGTTTTGAACAGACATTAATAGGTTCATTATTAGGAGATGCTGGAGTCTATAGGGGACAAACATCAAATTCTTGCTTTAAAGAACAACATAGTTATGCGCAAAAAGATTATTTAGATTGGAAATTGAATAAATTAAGCCAAAAACTTAAATTCACTCAAAATAAGACAGCTAAAAGCGGATATACTCAAAAATTATTATATGGGTTTTACTCTAATAACTCAAAAGAATTATTTAAGATTTGCAAAAAATACATACACCCGACCATGATGTATAAATTTGACATATCACCACAAAAAGAATGCCGTTTTTGTAAAAAACAATACTATCCAGCAATGCTGGGTAAATCCGCAGTTACTTGCGGTAATCAAATGTGTGTTGCCGCCCAGTCAAAATCAATTAAAGTAGACATTATCAAGTCTATTGAACCTATGGGCGAAGACTGGGTAATTGATTTTACCGTTAAAGACAACCATAACTTCATAGCCAATGGGGTTTTAGTTAAAAATTGCGACGAACTAGATCTATCAGAACCCGCCGCTTATGACGAAAGCAAGATGATTCCATCAATGGGGGATGACGGACAGCTACCCATTACCTTTCTTACCTCTACTAGAAAATATTCATTCGGGTTAGTTCAGCAAGAAATCGACGCTAGCCATAGGACCGGCTTAAATATACGCCATTGGAATATTATTGACGTAACCGAAAGATGCCCACCTAAGAGGCATTTGCCAGAAGAACCACAAATCCCCATTTATTTTTCTGAAAATAATTTACGGGCGATTAGCAAAGCAGAACACGACTTGCTATCTGAAAAAGAAAAAGCTCAATGGGACGTTAAAATGGGCTATAAAGGCTGTTTACAAAATTGTAAACTCTTTGCTCAATGTAAGGGGCGTTTAGCTACTAAGCAAACATCAGACAGTAAGTTATTAAAGAAAATCAACCACGTACAGCCCTTATTTTCTACTATATCGGTAGATCTAGCTCGTGCTCAATTAATGTGTTATTTACCGTCCTCAGAAGGTAAGATTTATCCTAATTTTCAAAGAGAAAAGCATTTATTGTCTGCCGCAGACATGGCAAGAAGGGCTACTGGTGAAGAATTTCCTGACCATTTAAATAAGGCAGAGCTAATAGAGATATTTAAAAGAATGGGAGCTGAATTTTATTGTGGACTAGACTGGGGCTTTACTCATAATTTCGCTGTAGTTACAGCGGCGCTATTAGGTCACACTCTTTATATAATAGACGTAATTTCAGCTAAGGGCTTGGAATTACAGCAAAGAATCGAACTATGTAAAGAAAAGCTTACTCCATTAAACCCCGCCATATATCCAGATAACGCCTATCCTTCAGACGTTAAATCGTTTAGAATGGCGGGTTTTAGAATGATTAACTTTAAAAAAGAAGTTCAATTAGGTATTGAAAATGCAAGAAAGCGTATAATGCCCGGAAACGGCCTTCCTCCATCAGTATTCTTACTTAAGGAAGATCCTGGCTGTGAATTCTTGGCTACTAAGATAGTCGGATACCACTGGAAAATCGATCCACAGGGCAATCTAACGGATGAGCCGGATAGTCAAGATGACGACGAATTAGATGCATTTAGATATTTATGCCAAAACGTGCCATTAAACAAGTCAAAAGCGGTTATGGTATTTAATGATAATAATAAAATATACCAAAGAGACCCAAATGAAGGCTGGATTCAGAAAAAGGCGGGAATTGACGCCTCCGATGGAGAGGTTAAAGTAACTGGCAAGCCGGGCGGTCTGTTATTCTCGATATAACCGATTAGTAACAATCTTTGTTCATGGAGAAAACTCGTGTCCCTTCTTAATTCTTTATCAACGGTAAACATTTATGATGACGCAACCGCCACAAATAACCCCCAACAAAGGTTTATTGACTGGAAACGTAACGTCTTAAGTATTTCCGTAACTAATCCTAGTATGTCACGAGTTAAGCTACTTCCAGGCCAAACTCTTAATATATTTACCGGAGCTCAGGCTACTTCTATAGACAATACATCGTTATTTAGTATCGCTTTAAATCCTTACTTAACCTCAACTTACCGCATTACTAACACTAGTGGGACTGCTCCTGTATTTAGAACTGCTCGTACCGTTGCGGTTTCAGGTGTTTTAGTAACTATAGCTATAAATAACAACGCAACAGCTACATTTACGGCTGGTTCTGCTATATTTGGCGCTGTACAGACTGGAGATACATTATTCCTGCCTACGACCTTAACCGGAGACGCCTCCTTACTTAGCCCATTTAGCGTTGTAAACGGTGGATTATGGACAATAATTGGCGTTTCGACGACTCAATTAACAGCAGTAAGGCAAACGGGAGTAGCTTTTTCTGGTGTAGCAGAAGCTCAAACCCCCATCACAGACACTCAATTCCAAGTTTTTAGCTCAGATTTGGTTCAAGTTGGCTCAACAGTAGAAATATCGTCTGGATTCAGCGCAGTAACTAGAAAAGCTTATGTAATTACTGCCGTAACCCCGAGTTGGATAGAATTCATCAGTACGTCAGCCCTTCCATTAGAAACTGGCGTAGCGCCTACGGCGACTGGATTAGTCATTTATTCAAAGACCAAAAGATTTCTTAGAGTAGAAGTAGATCAACAAGCCGTTTTACGATTAAATGGCGATACAGGTAGTTCGCTTAGATTAGACACTATAACATCAAGTATTGGTAGTCAAGTAGGTTGGTTCGAAAAAGGCCCCGGTCCATGTTGGCAATTGGACGTAGTTAACCGTTCGACCACAAATCCTTTAAATATTGTTATAATGTCAGCGGAGTAATTTATGTCCAAAAAGCCCCGATTTGAATTCGAAGCTCTCGATAATCAAATCACACCAGATGTGCTTGCTAAATATGAAGATGGCGAAAACATCGAGTTACCTAACGTAACTCCGCTAATTAAGAGCATATTAACAAGTATCACTAAATCTAACAAAATCCAACGACTAGCTTTAGAAGAGGATCCAAAGAGCGTAAATCGCTTTATGGGTATTTTCTATGACAAAGTAGGTCAATTACCCGATATTTTGTTAAAGCGCGTTTCAGTGACGGATGATTTGATCGCCAACATTTTACATATTCGTGCAAACCAAAGTGCTGTATTCGGTCAAATATTGGAAGATCGTTTTGAGTGGGGATTTAGAGTAGATCCTAAGCCACATAAATTCAAGCATTTAGATAAAGAAAAAGCAAAAGAGCTTCGAATCAGAATGGACAAGGCTCAAGAAATCCTTTTGACCTGTGGCCATACAGAAGATACAGACGAAGACGACATGATGAGCTTATCAACCTTCTTGTATCTAACCGCTCGAAACGCCTTATTATTTGGAAGGTTCGCCACCGAAGTTATTCACAAACGAGACACCCAGGGCAATAAAAACGGTTTTTATGCTTTTAGGCCAGTTGACGCTGGCACTGTTTATCGCGCAGTTCCTACCGACAGTATAGATGCGAACATTAGAAAAGAAGCGATTAGGGTAATTTCTGAACAGAAAAATCTCAAGCTTGACCCTAAGAAGTTCAAAGCTGATGATTATAAATTCTTTCAAGTAATTAACGGAACACCAGCCCAAGGATTTGAGGCCGATGAGTTAATAGTAAGGAACTGCTATCCATCGACCGATATTGAAAATAATGGGTATCCAATTACGCCAATCGATGTTGCATTCGCTGCAATAACTACCCATATTAATATAACTAACCACAATAAGCTTTATTTCCAAAACGGACGTGCAGCGAAGGGCATGATGGTTATTAGCTCAGATGAGGTAGACCCTAGCACCTTAGCAGATCTTAAGCAGCAATTCAATGCGGCTATTAACAGCGTAAGCAATTCGTGGAAAACTCCAGTAATTAAAGTAGGTAAAGAAGATAAGGTAACTTGGGCTCCCATGGATGGAGCTTCAAGAGATATGGAATTCCAATACCTATATGATAGTAATTGTCGTGTAGTCTTAGCTGCGTTCCAAATGTCGCCAGACGAAGTTCCTGCTTATTCACATTTGTCAAAGGGTACTAACACCCAGACTTTATCAGAATCAAATAATGAATACAAGCTTGAAGCGCATAGAGACGTAGGCATCCGTCCATTGCTTTCACACTTACAAGACTTCCTTTCAACTAAGATTCTTCCATTAATAGATAAAGAATTAGCCGAATATTGTACTGTTAGATTCCACGGATTAGAAACCGATTCTCCTGAAAAAGAAAGAACCGCTATTCAAGAGTGGGCTCCTATCTGGGGCACGATGGACGAAATACTTGAAAAGGTAGAAAAGCCCAAAGTCGGTCGTAAAATGGGCGGCGAATTTCCATTTAACGAAATGTTCCAGAAGATTCTTGACAATTATTTTACTGTTGGAGAAATTAAAGAATATTTCTTTGACGACAAAGAAGCTAAAAAAGACCCAATGAATGGCTATCGTCGAGATCAATTCTGGTTTACTCAAAAGCAGTTAATTGAAGCTCGACAACAACAAGAAGAACAAAAGAAGATGGCTGAGCAACAAATGCAACAACAACAACAGCTTCAGCAACAAGAGCAACAAAAAACACAACAAGCTAATTCTCAAGGTAATGAATTAATGACCGGAGTTAATCAATTAGAAAGCCTACTTACCCGATCAGAGTTAAGCAAAGGTGAAAGAGCTTCTATTGAAAAGGCATTAAAACTAATTAAGGGTCGATAATGTTAGTCAAATTCCATCCTAAAATAGAGGAAGCGCTTCGCTATCCAGATCATGGCACCGTTATAGATGGTGCTTTTGCTACAGAAGCCATTGATACTTCAGGAGAAATTATCAGCGTTAAGGGCGCTGATATATCATCATTAAATGAAGATGGCATTTTGAATACAGAGCACAATAATCCAGACAAAAAAGAATCAGCCACCTTCTCTGTAATCATAGGAAGAATTATCTTCGCTAAGAAAATATTTGGCGAAGAAGATTGTGAATCTGAGAGAGAGCTTAAGCTTTGGAATGAAATTAAACTCCCATTTATCTACGGAGCTTCTGAATTATTTGACAAAGAAGGGCATAGTAACGCAAAAGACGCCGCCGCTATGATTAAACATTATCATCGTCGTGGCTTGCCAATTGTTATTAGATACAGTATTGAAGGAAGCACCATTGATAGAAACGGCAACTATCTATTAAAGACTATTGCTCGTCGAGTAGCTGCAACTATCAAGCCTTGTAATCGTAGCAGTTTTAGTAACCTAGTTTCAGAACCTAAGGTTAAGCAAGTTGGGGTCGATGTTCAAAAGAGCGAAAAATATATTGCCATTAGTGAGATGGAATATGAAATGGTAGATGTAGCTCTAGAAAAGACGTTAACTCTCGGCGGCGGCGATGCCGCTCCCGGTTCATTAACTGGCGGCTCTGCTTTAGCCGTAGAAGATGTAATTGGAAAAAAGAAGTTCTTTAAAAATCAATTACTAGCTGCGGCTAGAGATTATGATGGTAAAATGCCGTTCAAGCCTTATCTTAAGAAGTTTCTTAAACATTCATTACCAGATGTTGCCGACAAGTATTTGGATAAATATTCAGATATGGTTAATGAAATCCAATTTCGCAAGAGTGAGGAAGATGGATTATCGGATTTGCCAAAAGCAGAAAAAGGTGCTATCAAATATAAAGATAAAATGGTTAAGCCCGGAGAAATCGAGCTAATTGGCGGGCCATTTAAGGGAAGTAAGCTTAAATTGCTTCATGTTGACGACACTCACGTTCACGTAAAACCACCCAAAGCAGGCGATCAGAGTGAAGTCAATATAAATAAGATCAATAGAAAACAAGAAGGCAGTCACTTCGCTATTATAAAGATGCCAGAAGAGGTTCATGAAGCTTTATATGTAGATGGTGGTAAACATTCAAGTCTTGATCACACAAAGACGCATGAACAAAAAGATTTAATTCACGGAATTGACATTAAACAAGAATCTGTAGATCATCCAAGAACTTCCACTTGGCATATTAAAGACAAAGACGCAGCTTATGGTTGGTACAAGTCAGCCAGCGGCAAAACTGCCCACGTAAAGCCAAGCGTAGATTATGAGGATGAGCCAGATAAAGAAATAAAACCTTCGACGGCAGCAAGAGAGGTTATATTCCATAACTTATCAAAGGGATTTTTCGGTATAGACAACGTTCCTACGACAACCCTCTTTTCTCACCCAGAAGGTGGCAAAGAACATTCAGCAATGGAAGTCTTGCCTGAAGCGGTTCATTTTCACCCAGATTCTCCTTCAGCGGCTACTCGTCCAATATTGCATAAAGAAGGGGTTACCGGTCAATTAGATAAAATGGCCATTATGGACACGGTTCTAGGCAACAGAGATAGAAACAAAACTAACTACATGATTGATAAACGTAATAACAAAGTAATGCTTATTGATAACGCACTTACCTTTGACTACAACAAGGACGAGATTCCATCATATTTGGAAGATTATGCAAGAATTAAGGGTAAAAATATTTATGAAAAAAACATTCACCCTGAAGCTAAGAAATGGCTAGTAGGTTTAGATCCATTTGAATTAAAGCGCCAACTAGAAGAAAGCAAGATCCACCCGACATTAGTAGAAAAGGCAGTTAAAAGACTACTAGCAATGCAATCTACCTCAGTATTGGGTCAGAACAGTATGGGCGATATCTTGTCGGCACATAAGAACTACGGGGTCTAGGAGTCTAAATGTTAAAAGACGGAATTTATAGAGTCTATAGCATTAAATCAGGATACGGCAAACCCGTAGAAAGACAAGTGTCTAAGTTTTTTATTAAAAACGGTAAATTCTACATATTAGAAGATCACGATAATTTGATGGAAGATGTAATAGAAGGTCCAATAACTCCAGAAATATCAAAAAAGATATTCCATCTTTGCCACACACCGTATTTTAAAGTCATTTCTGATAAACAAGCCAATGAAGGGGCTCACGACGACGTTATTCCTGAAATGAGTCTTGGCGATGTAGACCCAGACGCCAAGTATTTTGTGTGGAATGGGATAGATCAGCCTAAAATACTTGAAATATACGGAATAAACACCATATTTGGTGGGAAGCAAATTTCTAAAGACGAATTAAAAGAGCTATTTGCACAAGTACAACTAGGCAAGTATAAAATGGAGAAGTTCTAATGTTTAATGAAGACTACTTCGAACTACTTAAGGGAATGGAAAATCTTCAAAAGATGGATCCTTCCTTGCCTATCTATGAAAAACCAGCCGAGCCTGAGTTTCCTGATCATATCGAAAAGGATAGTCAGTTTCCAGACTTTGGGAATCTATTTTCTTACAAGAAATTCGTGGCTTTTAATAAAAATTCAGGCGTTCACGTAACTATTGATGGTAATTCGGTCGGAGCATTAAGCGACACCCATGGCCAATTAATGGGAGATGAAGGCGTTTCGCTAATGTTTAATTCAATACTAGAATTATCTAAGAAATATAAGGTTCATGCCTTTAGAGTTAGTGGGGATAAAAGCAGAATTATATTTAAATCTCCACAAGAAGCCCTTGGATTTACTAAAGAATTAGAACAAAAGCTAGATGAAACAGAAGTATTGTCTGGAACCAACCATAAATTCACCGTTTCTGTAGGCATTGGCTATTCTCCGGGACAAGCAGAACAAGCATTGCAAGAAGCAAAGGATATTCTTGGTGGAATGATAAACAGCCAAAGGGTTAAGCATTTTGATTTAGGCAAAGAGCCGTTTATTCATGTATCTAAGTTGCACGAAGCTCCGCCAGATGATTGGCGACCATTAGAAAAATCTAAGACCTATCTTGAGACAATTGTTCCCCGCGGCTTAAAGCTCCAACACCCTTTAAAATAGCTTCTTCTCGCCATTGCTCTCTTAAGCAGTGTTTACAAGCCCCTTTCTTTTCCCAAAAATCAAAAGCCAATAAAAGGATTGTCTTGCATCGTTTACATTCTTTTAGGCCCTGCTTTTTCATACATTTCTTACAAACTCCTCGATAGGTGTTCTTTTTGGGGTATTTACAATAAATACAGATTTGGCCATATTTTTTAAAAGCAAAATTAAAAAGCTCTCGGCTTCTATCTGCTGTCTTGCGACAATCCGCACACCATGAAGTAACTGGTCTATTTCTATTTTTATCAGTTACTTCATGGAACTTGTCTCTCGACTTAGTTACTTCACATCTTGAACATTTGAACATTTCCATGCATAAAAGATTGATTCGCGATTTTGCGTGTTCTCCAAAGATACCAATACTTTATATGTAATTAAAATTTTCGTTGCACCGGGCGATAGCCCTTTAGGAGACAATAATGTCCACACTTAAGAAAGCACTAGTTTTATCACGTACCCTTGCACAAAAGCTAACTCTACGCATGCAAGAGACCCCGATTTTATCAGTAATTGAATCACTAGATTCTTCAGGTTTTCCTGTAGTTTCAGTAAACGACGGCACCCCCGCTACTGGCGAAAATAACGTCGTAATCCGTATAATTGAAATGCCTTCAATTGGGTTTAACTCAGTTGGCGTTGCTCAAGACTCGTATGGTCCACATATTGCTCAAGTAGTTCTAGAGCAAGCCGCTGGTCTAACTGGCGTTTCGCTAGTAGCTGAAGTTGTAAAGAACCGCGTTTTCCTAGAACTAGCTCAACAACATGTCCGCGTTGAAGTTTATATACGCGCTAACGGTGCGATCCCTACTGTATCAGATATTACCGGTACTCCTACTTATGTTCTAAGCGACCTATACTGGAAAGACCTAGGCGACATGTAATTGAGTTGATTCTCAAAAAAAGGAGGTTATATGAAATCATATACCGACGACGAAATTAACTCACTTATTGAAGAACTCCGAACGGATCTTCCCGAACTATTAAAGTCAGAAGGTGGAAAACAATATCCATCAGCTGAATCAGGCGGACAACGCTCAAGTGGCCATGAAGTCGGCCAAGCTAGTTCCGGTCATGCACAAATTTTACACGACAAAGCTCCCAAAATGGGCAAAGAAGGTCAAATTGTTCATGAGAATAAGGGCGGTCTTAAGAAAGACGCAGAACAACTTGAATTAGAGAAAGAAGGTTCGGCTCCAGAAGGTTCTCCCGATATGGGTGGCGAAAGTGCATCAGAAGGCGCGTCAGAAGGTGGTGGAGAATCAGAAACCCCGCCAGCAGATGGTGGCGAAGAAGGTGCAGAAGCTCCTCCCGGACAAGAATCCCCAGAACAGCAACAAGGGGATGAACAAACTCTAGAACAAGCTTATGCTGCGCTTCCTGATGATCAATTACAAATGCACTATGAAGCTCTCCGAGCGGTAGTTATGCAACGTATGAGCGGTGGAGCAGGCGCTCCAGCGGCTCCGGGTGCTCCTTCACCAGATCAAGGTGCAGGTGGCCCTCCGGGTGCAGGCGGAATGCCTCCAGAAGCCTCAGGCTCACCAGCCGGTGGCCCTCCGGGTGCAGGCGGAATGCCTCCAGAAATGGGTGCCGGTGGTCCGCCAGAACAATTACAAGCTTCAGAAGCTCCAGTATGGGCTGATGAGCTAAAGAAAGCAACCGATGAAAAGGTTGCTTCATTAGAAAGACAATTAGCTGGATTAACGGGTTTACTAGAAACGATGATTACTCGCCCGCAACAAAAGGCGTTTACTTCAATGGCTCAATTCGTAGCCAAGTCGGAATTAGAGAAGCCTAAGCCAGTATCAATGAATCGCAAAGATGTATTAAAGAAGTTAAATCAAGTAGCCCAAAGCAATGATTTGAAGAAATCGGACCGAGATTTAATTAATCGATACGTTCTTGCAGGCGATGTAGATGTAAATGAAATTTCACACTTACTGAAGTAACCAGGAGAATAAAGTATGTCAGGTACAAACCTTTTAAACAAAATTGAAGATCTAGTTAAGGCACTAGAATTGGGCTCATATGCAGGTTCTCCCGGTTCACTCGTGCAAGGCAGCGCCCTACAGGTAGAAGATGTTTCACCTGTAATGCACAACGTCACCTTCCAAGACAAGCACATCAAACTTCAAAAAGAAGTTAAGGTGGAAAAGTCTAAGGGTCAATTGGTACAATTCAATCGCCAGCTATCATATGGTATCTTTGGCGGTTCAGCGCAACACGAAGGTCAAGTAGGGTCAGAAGAGACCTCAGACTTCGTGCGCGCGGTTGTTCCGATGGCTTATTACAGCCACATTCGTCGAGTAACTCTAGCTGCTAATATGGCAGAGACTCAAGATGGCGTTAAGGCGGAAGATCGTGAAGCGCAATCAGGCGCGAAGAAAATCGCTGGCGATGTCGAATTTGATATTTTCCGTGGTAAGGGCGACTTCTCAAACGCGGGTGTTTTCGATGGTAACCCGCTAGCGTTCCCAGACCGTATGCCTAACATGGTTGGTCTAGATGCGCAAGTTCGTATTTCAGACTCACAAACCAACACTCAAGACCTAATGTTTGACGCGTTTGGTTCAAACCTTTCAGTTATTATAGCTGGTGGTGGTGTTCTAACCCAGTCAATGATTGAAGATGCTTGGGTTCGTGGTCTAATGAACATGGGATCGGCAGATAAGCTTTATATAGATCCTCTAGTTCTATCAGCTTACTCAAAGAACAGCTATGCCGGTAAGGAACGCATTGTTCTTGGTAACTCAGCTTCTGAGCCTACCACTGGTGCGGATATCGGTAAGCAAGCAGTTTCAGGTGGCGTTGTCACCCTAGAAGCTTCACGCTTCCTATCAGCGCAAACTAAGCAAAAGAGAACTCGTAACGGCGCTCCCGGTACGCCCTCAATTTCTTCAGTCACTCCTCAAGCTGGGTCAACTTCATTCCTAGCTGGCGCGACTTATACTTATTACATTACTGCGGAAAATGAAATTGGTGAATCAGCACCTTCAGCGGCTGTAACCTCAGCTTCATTAACTGCCGGTCAGCAAATCCAAGTAACCTGTGCCGTTGGTTCAGGTACTGTACGTTTCTTCAACGTATTCCGCTCAGCCTCAGGTGGTGCGGCGTCAACTGCGAAGTTAGTAGGTCGTGTAGCGTACAAGGGAGCTTCAGTACAATTCCTTGACCTAAATAACCGTCTACCCGGTGGTATCACTGGATTCCTAGTAGAAAAGGATACAATGGTATTAAAGGAACTAGCTTCATACAGCCGTCTAAAACTAGCGGTAGTTGACCTTTCACAGCCTGAAGCGCATTTCCGTTTCCTCTGCTTAGCGGTTCTGGAGCCACGCAAGAACGTTCTAATTGACTCACTAATCGGTGCGTTTTAATAACTAAGGATAAGGAGCTACAAAATGGCTAATTTATCACAAAAGGCAAAAAGGGGTACTTACTGCTATCTCAATAGACCCCGCTACTGCCACAGAAGTAATTACAAACGTAAACCAAGGTGCATTAGTAGCTGCTCTATCTGCTCAAACCTGTGTCGCTAAGATCACGGGAACCAGCACTTCAACAACTACCGACTTCGGTGCATTAGCTGTAGGTGACTCAGTATTAATGATTCCTTCAGCGGGCGGTGCAGTATTGGGATATCTAGTAGCTACTGCGGGCACTCTACCAGTAGCTGGCGTCGTTGGCAACGTCTACTTAGTAATGAGAGCACTCGTTCTAACCTCAGCAACTGATTCAGCGCTCTGGTAATAAAATAAACAGTCTGTAGTAAGAAAGCCCAGCCCCATGCTGGGCTTTCTTATTTGTTGTTGTCATCTTAACCTGTGGTATAATGACTGTGAGGAAATATGAAACTGCCCTTCAATCTTTTTAAACGCAAGCCCAAATATGCGGCTAAGCCAGTATCAAAAATTAACCAGTTAAATCAAGCAATTACATTCGACGACGTGCTTCTCGAACCTCAATACTCTGAGGTAGAGACCCGCAAAAACGTAGACATATCGACTTCTTTGCTAGGATTTAAGCTGTTAAATCCACTTATCTCAGCTAATATGGATACCGTAACCGAGGCTAACATGGCTATAGCTATGAATAACCTTGGTGGTATAGGGATTTTACATAGATACCAAGATATTCAAGCTATTGTAGATCAAGCAAAACTAATTAAACAAAATGGCGGTATAGTTATTGCAAGCATTGGCGTCGGATCCGAAGCTGTTAATTTAGGATCATGGTTAATTGCAAATAAAACGGCAGATGGCTTGTGTATTGACATAGCCCACGGCGATAGCAAGTTAATGATAGAAACTATAACAGCTATTAAAAAAGATTTTCCAACAGCCAAAATCATTGCAGGTAATGTAGCCACCTATGAAGGCGGTAAAAGGCTGTTAGAGGCCGGTGCAGATGCTTTGAAGGTAGGTATAGGTCCCGGTGCCGTTTGCACCACCCGTCGCGTTACAGGCCACGGAGTGCCACAAATCACAGCTATAGCAGAAGTAGCAGAATTAAAGAAAGATTTTAAATTCGATCTTATAGCTGATGGCGGTATTCGTGATTCAGGCGACATAGCTAAGGCCCTTGCTTTCGGCGCCGACACTGTTATGATAGGTAGTCTGTTCGCCACTACAACCGAGGCTCCCGGAACTATAATGCAAGGCCAAAAAATTTATAGAGGTATGGCAAGCAGAGAAGCCAGGTCAGATTTTGACCCAGAGTTACCTACTGACTATACCCCAGAAGGCGTTGCGATAATGAAACCGATGACAGGACCCGTTTCATTAGTAGTAAATAACTTAAATGGCGGATTAAAGTCGGCCCTTAGCTATAGCGGAAGCAACAACTTAACCGAATTTCGCCAAAAAGTGAGATTTATGTTGATAACCGGAGCTAGCCACATAGAAGGCACTCCACATGGAATGAGCACTAAATGAAAGTTAAGTTAATTTCACTACAACAGCCGACAATTACCACTCCAAATGGGCAATCAATGACCGCTGAAGATCTGGTTTGTTATACAGCAAGAGTCTCGGCACCACAAAACCAAGACAAATTAGATACCGCCCCAAAACTTTTAAAATATTTAATTGAAAATAAGCATTGGTCACCACTAGAAATGGTCAATTTTTGTGTAGAAATCCAAACTAGCCGGGCTATAGCCGCTCAGGTCCTACGCCACCGCTCATTTGTTTTTCAAGAATTTAGTCAACGATATTCAGTAGTTAGCGACTATGAAACATATCCTGCTCGTCGTCAAGATATTAAAAATCGTCAAAATAGTATAGACGACATGCCTAAAGAAGACCAAGAATGGTTTGCTGAAGCTCAAATGCAAGTATGGAATAATTCGATCGATCTTTATAATAAGTCTTTAGAAAAAGGGATTGCCAAAGAACAAGCAAGGTTTTTGCTTCCATTAAATACTAAAACAACCATGTTCATGAACGGCAGTCTCAGGAGCTGGGTTCATTATCTTCAACTTCGTTCTGGGAATGGAACTCAAAAAGAACACGCAGATATAGCTCATGCTATCATTAGAGATGTGATGATCCCAACCTTCCCTAATGTCTGTAAAGCCATAGGATGGTCAGAATGATACCAATAATCACAATAGTTGGAAGAGCTGGTGCCGGAAAAGACTCAGTTGGAGCAATATTATCTTTAATGACTAGTGGCACTACAATAGCTTTTGCCGACCCGCTTAAACGTATAGTTAAAATTCTTTTTTCTTTTTCCGATGATCAATTATGGGGCCCATCACAAAACAGAGATCAAATAGATCCTAGATTTTTAAACCCAGATACTAGGGCCAAGGTCTGGAAAGAGGTAAACTATGAAATCGTAGCTCACCATCTCTTAAACGAAGAGATTAAGAAGGTGTTTGGTCCCGATTACATGAAAGCTCTTGATATATTACGCAAGAATGTACTTCCGCAATTGATGAAAAAGTTCGAAGCAACAATCTCCCCAAGAGTTGTACTTCAATATTTAGGTACGGAGTGGGGTAGATCAATTTCTTCCAATGTATGGGTCGATTTTACTAAAGATACGGCAATTAAGTTACTATCTGGTGGTTGGAAATACAATCAGAATATTGGCCTTATACCAACTGATGCTAAATATTGCTGTCCGTTTGTTATAATCACAGACGCTCGGTTTCCAAACGAAGTAATAGCGTTGGCCTCCATTGGATCAGCTATAATTAAGGTAGAAAATCCGGTTTCGCCAGAAGCCAATACTCATGTATCTGAAAACGTAGATTTAATCAATAAAAACTTATTTGATTTAATCATCCTTAACAGGAAAGATAGTCTCTCCTATCTAGAGGTTCAGGTCGTCAAAGCCTTTGCGGAGGTATTCCCAAAATGGCAATCGATACCAATCTATTAACCATGTATAATAAGGACAAAAAAGAACTAGAGACCGCTAAAATTACATTAGACTCCGATCTAAATAAAAATAAGATCTCTAAAATGGCTCATTCAAAAGGTCTTTGTTCATTAGTTTACGAATATTCTATAAGTGGTTTTATAGATGAATCAATTAATCTTTATTTAACTATAAGTAAAAATTATATTCAAGATAAACTTCATGAAGATTTAATGTCCGACAACGAATTTTTTATTAAAATGAACACTTGGTTCGAACTCGTCTCCTATGCAGGCCACGTTCCTTATGATATAATGGCCACGCAAAAGGGAGCAACTGCGTAATGAACCTAGACGACGTAAGAGTTATTAACGGAAACGATGTAAAGACGTATACTATCAAGACCGAGGTATTTATATTTGACAATGAGCACCAATTGGAGCGCCGGGCCAACTTCGAGCACTGTAAAATCGTCTGTGAGCCGGTCGTTTCAGTAATTGGTGACGCAGGCAATATAATTGGCTGTGCGACTCTTCATAAGGAAGGCAAGTCGATCTATGCTGAGCTATTTATAGACTATGAGACGCCTGAGCGCCTTGATTTAGAAATAGAAGGCAAGAGGCTATATCCACACCTTCATGGGCATTATGTCACGTCTCCAAGCCACGGTGGTGCCCCAAAAGCGACCTCTTATCACGTCTATAACCTAATTCTTAATAGAAATAGGGATACAGACCCCCGGATCGGACCAATTTAATGTTTTGGGTAATGATAGGGTGCGTGATCCTTAATGTAACTCAAGCATATATACATGTGTATCTACACACAGGCAATCAATGGTATTATATGCTTATGGCTGTAGTTTGTGGGTTTGCCGCTCTTATGCACTACCTTAAAGACTCAAAACTCTTAAAATAACAATCTTTAAAGCTGGAGATTGCTATGTACCTAACTGGTAGAGTTTTATTAAACGTCGCAGACGTAAACACTTGGGAATACGGAGATGTTTACCGCCTGTCTCAAGGGGACACACCTACGTTATATCTACAGCTAATAGACCTTGATAAAGATAAGGACGTACTCAAGAACCGCCCCAGTGGGAAGCGCTATATGCCAGCTACTGGTGCTGTATTAACAGCTACTATACAAAACATAAATGCAGTAAACACCGTAGTTAAGGTGGCTACGCAACCATTTGCTAACGACCCTAGTATTTGGGCTATAAGCATCCTTTCTACTGATCCTATAGTTTCTGGCACTTTTAGTCTTCAGCTAGCCTTAACTGAAGGAAGCAAGACCACCTCTGCCATGGTAAGTAATGTAATCAATATTGGCTCCCAAATTGGGTCACGTTGTTAATAAGGAGCTAAAATGGCTGACTATACAACAAGTAAGGCAGTTACTTCAGTATTCCCAGATAGAGCAGTAGATGCACAAGAATGGAAGCGAGTAGAGCCTTTAATTACTCCAGAACAACTAATGAAGCGATTCCTGTTTGGAATTCCGCTCGTTTCATATACAATTAACCCAATTACAGGTCAAAGAGACGAATTAACTGGTGATGATCTTAAAGATTTTATTGAAAGAGCTGTAGCCGAAGCCGAACTTCAAACTGGATTAAACATATTTCCAGTTCAATACGATGAAAAACACCCATTTGACAGAAATTTCTGGGCGAGTTATGGATATATAAAAGTCGAACACCGACCGGTCCATAGCGTTGAAAAACTAGCGTTCACACCTCCTACTGGGGATGACATATTTGCCGTTAATCTCGATTGGGTAGAATCAGCTAACTTTCATAAGGGTCAAATAAACCTAATTCCGTTCGTTCCGGCAATAGCTGGCGGATATGTCATGGGAACTAGCGTAGGGCAAACAGGCTCAGGGTCTGCATATCTAAATATAATGTCGGGCTTATCATGGGTTCCGGCGTTTGTAAGAGTTACTTACACCACTGGATTTCCCGGTGGAACAGTACCTAAGGTAATGAATGAAGTAATTGGTTGTAATGCAGCTTTGGAAGTTTTGAATTCACTTCAAGTAACGAACCGCGCACAGAGTTATAGTATGTCAATTGATGGAACTAGTCAAAGTGTTTCTACTCCGGGTCCAGCACAATACCAAGGGAAGATTGACTACCTAATGCAAAAGCGTGATGGAATCGTTCGAAGACTCAAGAATCTTTATGGATTAGGAGTTTTTAGCTCAAATGTCTAAAAAGAAGGAATTAAAAGACCTTTTGAATCAAGCCGAATCCTTGGAAAAGGGGTTCGGTAGTGCTGCTTTGTTAGCCGCTCACTTAACATTAGGAGCAGGTGGGTCAACCCCGCCTCAAAAGCCAGTAGGTGAGGTAAATAAGCCTACAATTAACGCAATTAACGCTCCGGGCCAATCTAAGATTAAGCCAGCGGCTATGGCTGCTCCGGTCAAACCTAAATTTTTACAAACGAATTCTGAAAATGAGCCAGACACGTTTGAAGCTGAACCCCAATTTAAGCCAGAAGGATTAAATGATGATCTTAAAGCTATTTCCATAAATGAAACTCAATATGGAAGTAACATGAATCATGCTAAAAATCTGACAGATTGGAATACAGCCCATGGTCCAGTCGGCTTAAAGCCAATGGTCGCCTTTGATACTTATAAAAATAGTCAAAGATTACAAGGTAAGTACACCGATATAGCTAGTAAGACCGATTTTATCAAGAAGTTCAAGTCAGACCCCGACTTTTACAATGAATTGGGCCGAAGTACATGGAGTGGGAATCTAAATGAAACCCAAAATCCCGATGTCACTGCTTATGGTTGGCGACATGGTATAAATAAAGCTAAGCAAGACTTTGCTAAAGATCCAGATCTAATTGCTAACGATCCATATGTCCAAGCATGGAAGAAAAGTAAGTTAGAAAAACCGTGGCTTAAGAAGAAACCTCAAGCTAATCCATCTATTTCGCCAGCGTTGCAGGCAGGTTTTGATAAAATTGCTCAGCAACTAGGCATTAAGAAATCAGAGCTTGAAAAGATACAGTCTGCACCAAAATGGGCTGGATTACTAGGTACTGCCCATTCACCTAAAGGCGACGACAGACGAGATACTCCGATTATCGGCCCTATCTCTACTAGAACTATAACACCAGATCCTGCTGGCGGCAAGCCAACTATTGTCGATAATGAAAAGAAGTTAAATGATTTCCAAATTCCAGGCGATGAAGATTACCGGGCACTTGGAAATAAACACGCACAGGCGTATTTAGGGGTTCCCAACCAAGAAGAACAAATAAATACTGGCAAAAAAATTCCAGAAAAAGCCTTAGAAAGTGCTTGGGGAATACGTCAACCGACGACCGGATATGCTTTGAATGAAGATATGCGCGCCGCCGCTATTAGAGAGAAATATAATTTAGATTTAGAAAATGGTAAAAAACCCGATCCAAAGACTTATGAACGGGCTTTAAATAGGATAAAAGATCCAAACGATGTAATTGGTACTAAACTTCATGAAAATTCACATGCTATGGACGCTCGTCTATGGGGGATCAAAACTCCAGAAGGCGTAAGAATGGCACGCCCACATATACAAAACATTCAAAGAAATTTATTGGATATGGCTTATAAAAGTATGGAAAAAGAAGGCATTCAAGGAATACCAGAATTTAAACAAGCAATGGACAAAGAACAGCGATC